TCAGGATTAGGATCATGCTTACGCTTTGCACGAACCGCTGACGCTCTTTCTTTCTTGGTTAACATAGCCCTTTTTTCATTAGACATGCATTTAGGTTTTGGTTCCCCCGGCTCTCTAGCGCAAGGACCAATCGCTTCACCTTTAGAATTGATTCTTTTCCAACCACCTTCAGGATCAGTTTTACTGAACCATTTGCGAAGGTCCTCTGAGAGCCCTTTATTTAAGGTTGTTAGCTGACCACCATTCGAAACATGTGTAGGTTCAGCACCCTTAGCACCAAACTGACCATTACCGATGTGCTGAACACCTAGACGCTTAGCCTGTTCCAATTCACTTGGATTTGGAACATATTCTGGTTGCTGTGCTGGTTGTTTAGGTTTAGAACCAAACTTCTGTGCTTTTGGTGTTGTGAACTTGGTGATACCGCGCTTCTCTTTTTCTTTCTCCTGCCATGCAGTATCTTGAACAGGAGCGGTAGCAAACTTACGAACTGTCTTGAAGATTTTACTGTGTTCGGTATCAATTTCTTTCTTACGATCAGGATGAACTGTGCGATAATCTTCACTATTATTCACACGAATGAATTTATTATCACCGAAAGCGGCTCTTAATGGTTCTCTGGCATCTCGTGAGGACTGCCATTTCTGCTGACGGATATCTTCAGGCACTTCTCGGCCACCTTCTTTACCGCGTTGAATATTTCTTTCTCTCGATACAGGATTTGATGTATCAACATACACCATCATGGTATCATAACCATTATCTTCGAGATGACCTTTAATTTTCATGATCTTTTCAGGATCATCCGCTGTGCCGTTAATGATTAGACCTTGGCGACCTGCAATAGCATTACGCTCTTTCTCTTTGGTAACCTTCTTAGCGCGACCACGAACAACATCTCTAGCTGTTTTTTCTTCGGGTGGCATTCTCTTGCTGAGACCTTCTTTATCCATCAAGTATTCGAGGGCTGTGTCTGAGTTAACTTCTCTCATACCATGACCATGCAATGTGCGTTGCATGATGAAATCTTTACCAGAACCTGGACCACCAGCTAAGAATACAGCTTTCTGTCTAGAAGGATCATTTAAACCTTCTTCAATTACTGATTCAACAATTTGACCAGACTTAAATGCATCAGGATTCTTCTTAGCAAACCAACGCATGATCTTACCAGCTTCAGCATTAGCTTCATTCTCGATTGGTGAACCAGTAGAACCTTCTGCCGCAATATCTTTACCTAGGTTACCATCTTCATTTTGCTTGTGGTGAACAAGTTCATGTGCAACCGTTCTATAAACATCCATTGGATGGCGGTTCTTTGTGACAACCACGATTGACTTGTTCTGTGGGCTATAACCACCGAAAGAAGTCTGCATCTCACCTTTTTGTAGGCTTATCTGCGGTAGAGATTGAATACCAATTTTCTTAGATGCGAACTGGACGAATGTGTCCAGCATTGGACCAAACTTTTCGTGGTCGAGTTGATCAGAATCTTCATTCATAATACCAGCACCTCTAGCGGCACCAACAGCAATCTTGGCGGCCGTACCAACTGTGCCTGTTAGTGCTTGAGCACCGAGACTGACTGCACCACCTAGAGCTTTCTTAACATCACCCTGCTGAACACCTTTAACAACATCTTCAACATCACCAACTGGTGTGTATTTTCTTACGAACTTACCCATCGGTGTATTTGGTTCATTTGGATCAACGATAGGTCTACCACTATCATTGTCGTTTGGTTCTTCTCTAATCTGCTTGATTGATTTCGGTTTAGGTGCGGCGTTTAATGCACCTTTGATCTTTTCGTCCATCAGTTTATGAACCTTAGCGTCATACTTACCGAATAGGTCTTTAATGAGTTTCTTCTGTGTTTCGTGATCGGCATTAGCAAATTGCTTACGAACTTCTGTAGCCGACTTAGACGGTTCACCAAGGACATTGAATGTGAATGTGGGGGTTGTTACAACATAGCCTCTTGGCTTATCTGGATCGCCAAATGGTTCTAGACCTTTACCATCTTTAGGGTAAGGTTGTAGATAACCAGGTTTTCCAGATTTTGTAGGCTTGAATGAGAAGCGAGGATCTTCTGCCATATCTTTTTCAGACACGGCGAAAACGAGAACCGTCTTGGTTCCGTCATAGTGTCTCAAAACTTCTGGCGCGATGTAGGGATTTCTGACCTGATAGATATCTGACGGTGATACACCAGCCAGTTCCATCATCTTCTTTTTTTCGTCAAAATTGAATGGTGATTTGGGGGCTTCGACTTTATCTGAAGTTGCAATATGTGCGTTACCGAACTTCTCTTTGAGCCACTTGTAGACCTGTGCGTGACCTTTGTGAAAAGGTTGGAAACGGCCTGGATATACAGCAATGATTTTCATATCTTTCCCTCTACAGGAATGTTTCTTATAGTGTTATTTATAATACCCCAATCCGACAGCGTTTATAGACACAATTCTGACATTATCCAGTGTATCTGGATGTATCGCCTTGCTCATCGACAAAGTATGCTTCCATCTTGATTTCAGGATACTTTTCGCCTAGTTTCAGCAAGATTTTGAGATTATCAACACCATCATCCCACATACGAATCTTGTTGAACTTACCTGATTTTATGTATCTCATCAGCACCGCACCTTTGGTGATGTGGACTTTAGCAGATGGTTGTAGCTTCTGTAAGTTACCAGCACGTTCGACATAGACCTGATCGATAGGGAAACCGTGTTGACGGAACTTATCCAAGAACACATCCTTATCATTTAGATCGGAACGGGCTGTGATGATGATCGTCTTACAGTTTTCGGTCTCAGAACCAACGGCCCTTTGCGCTCTCTTGATTACATTATCGATTGGTTTAGATGTGGCATAGAAGTGCTTACCTGACCTGAATTGCTCAAAGTCATACTTCTCACCTGATTTGAGTTTATATGTGTTAAACTCACCAGAACTTAACTCTTTGGTGGTCTTACCATCTTTCACAATGAGAATCTTAGATGAGGTCTTGAATAGTGTATCATCAATATCAAAGACATTCAAGATGCCTTTGGTTTCTTTCTTTACAGACTCATCTAGATATTCAAATAATGATTTCATTTCACCCACGCTTTAGCTGCATTGAAGTTGTTTTGTGAGAACTCTAGTCTATCGACCAGTTTAACAGCATTACCTTTAAGAATATCTACAGCAACAAAACCTTCTGGTGCTGTAACTTTATAACCACTATCAGTTTTCATGAATGTGTTTGTTACACCTTGAACTTGCTCTAGCTTACGAACAATCATATGTTTAGCATCAACAAGAAGGTTTTGCAAGTCAAAAATCTTCTTCAACTCATCTTTATTTGACTTGTAGAAGTTCATTACGATAGTTTTCTCTTGCGCTCTCTTTAGTCGTGTATCTTCTTTCTTCGCATCGCCTAGGTTTTTGTTTAGTTTTTCTTCGATAGAAAGAATCAAATCTTTGACATGAGTCACTGTATTCGTAATCTTTTCGTTGTTACGAACCTTTGAGTTGTTCCATGCTTTGATCTGTATCTTATATGTTTCATTAGTGGAGATTTCGTTGAGAGTGCGAGGTGAGATTGTTCTGAAGAGACTGCCAGCCTGAGATAGAATGCTATTGATCGCCGTCATTTCAGCTTGAGTGAAGGTCGCGGTACCTGTGGCATCAACAAAAGATGCATCACGGAACCATACGTTACGAGTCTGCCTCAAACGAGCAATATCAACACCAAACGATGCTTTCATATCTTCGAGTGCTGGACCCACATAGGATGTATGCCAGACAATACCCATCTGTGCATTCATCATCTGTTCTGCTAACTTGGAATCGGTTGGAACCGCATATACGATAGTGTTTGGTTGAAATATGATGTAGCTGACACCATCAATCGTCTCACGCTTCAGATCACCCTTAGAGAACATCATATCACCCTGAATAACTCCAGTGATACCGAGTTCAGCAAGATATCTGAGAGCAACCTTCAATTTCTTATTGAGACCTTCGGCTGGATGGTTCTTGTCAATGTCCGCATCAGTGTAGTTTAGCTTTGCATTCTGAGCAAAGACACCTTTGGTTCCAACAAAGAACTTACCATTAGCAGGATTGATACCTGCAAAGATAGCAGGTGCACCATCCCATTTAGTTGTCAGATTGACCTTATGTTCAGATGAATGGCCGGCCAACATATCTCTAAGAGACTGTAGAAAGTTAATAGCACCACGAGTGCCACCAACACCACCATTCAACACCTCATCTTCGAGGTGTTCCAGATGCAGGTTCTTACCTTCTTTATCTTCCGTTAGGTATTCTGAAAATTTAATCATTCGATAACATTTCTGTCTAATCTGACTACGTTCATGTTTACTCTACTCTGATAGACGGCCAAAACTCTAAGACCTGGATATCCTGTCTGAGAACCTAATCTAGTGCTGTCATTTCTAATCAAGAACCATACATCACTCGAACCTGTTATATCACTCACCTTTGTCATTATTTCTGTTACAGATACCGTCAGAGTGTTCTTCTTGGTATCAAAGGTGAAGTCATCTTTTGAAAAGGTTTTCTTAATAACGGCACCCTTACCTGCAAGAATGTCCGATCCGAAAACAACACTCTCTTTTTCATCTAGATCGGCTTTTATGGCAAGTGATGGTTCTAATTTATAAACTAGTCCAGTCTTTTTAAGTGTAACTTTTTCTTTTTCAACCGCATAGTCTATAAACTTTTTTGCTGTCTGACCCCAATAGCTATCAGCAGATTCCCAATTTTCTGCATTATCTTTCTTCACCGATATTGGTATATTGTTTCTACCTGAAGTGATGTTAACATCAGATTTTTTACGATTCTTAGTATCTGCACCGGCTCTGGTAGCCTGAGATACATCTCTCATTGTGAAGTTGATGCCGCCATGTTTAAATATAACAGTTATATTTTCACCACTATCTTTTACAGCACTATTTATTTCATCAACCAGAATGATTTCGTTCTCAACACCAGCCGAAGCGTTACCCTGCCTACTCTTAGGTTTAGCGGTGAGTAGATATTCATTTTCGATCACCAGATGACCTATACTAGATAGATTTGTAGATTTATCATATGTGACCGAATACTTCTTTTGCAATCTTAAAAGTATGCTTTTTAATGAAGATTCTCTCATGCTACTGGTGCTTACAAGAATGGCAAACCGTGTAGAGGATAGTTCTTTTATATCATGATATCCTAGTTTTTTGATCTCCAGTAAGAAATCACTTTTGGTGAGTTTTGTTTCTGTTCCAGTTTTTTTCGCAACAGCCATGAGTTACCTCTATAAAAATACCTCCTTGTATTTAGCATATAAAAAAAGCCCCTTCAGGGGCTTTCTTAGTTGATTCGAGAGTTTGAAGCTTTTTCATCATGCCTATATTATACAGGGCTTTTTACGGAATGTCAAGTGGTCGTATTAACCGCCTTTTTACCAGAGGTAGCCTTGAGCATCCAGCCGTGCTTCTTATGAGCCATCATGCGGTCTTGAAGGAAGTTGGCCAGACCAAACTCCTCATCGGTATCAGCCTGTTTATAAGCAACCATCAATACGGTCAGAATAACCTCATTGGCTGTGATAAGGTTTGTGATCATGTTAGCAGCCACAGGAATCTTATCATCTTCTGCTACACCGGATAGTTCTTTCATACGCTGAAGGGTACCTGGAGCGAAAGCATCAATCTGTCGAATCTGTTCTGCAATATTATCAGTTGCGCCGTGCAATTCTTCATATAGTTTCTGGAAGAACTTGTGAAGTTGTGGGAAATCAGAACCGATAACGTTCCAGTGATAACCGTGAGCCTTGATATACATAGTGAATGTATCAGCTAGAAGGGTTTTCATATTGTCGATTAGTTCGGTCGATGCGGCCATTATTCAGTCTCCTTGAGTATAACGTCATTAATATTTATCTTACTCCACTTTCCTATAGGGCATTCCGAGTCTGGTAATAATGTCTTGAAATCCATAAAACACCTACACTTGAGACACCGATTCTGTCGTTTAGGTTCAAAATGCTCACAATCTGCACAAATAGCCAGACGGTCTTTTGAAACCTTATAGCGACGAGTAAAGAGTGTATCAAGTATAGGCATCATATATCCTTGGCGGTGAGTGTGGGATTCGAACCCACGGAACCGGTTAGGGTTCGCTCATTTAGCAAACGAGTGCTTTAGGCCACTCAGCCAACTCACCATTAAGCGGCTAGAATTTCTTTTAGTCTGTCAGCAGCGTAAGAGGCTGCAAATGCATCTGGTTTAACCATAGGAATAATATTACAAGTTCCCCTAATATACCCAATGGCTTGAGTGACAACACAAGAAGAACCGTGTAGAATGTCAGGACTGATATCAAGATGGACTTCACAGTGTCGATCACCAATAACATCTGCAAGTTGTAAATACATTTCTGAAGCACGATACACCTCGTTCATTAGTCTGAGTGCTGGTCTGTCATGACGATTATCATAATCACGCTCTCTCGAAACATTACCAAAGACTTTACAACCTTTGTTACCGTCGATATGAATAACAATGGCTACCGTATACTCAGCGTGCCATAAAGCTTTCTTATCACGGTAACGTTCGGAGTCTGCACCAATATATATCTTGGTCTCAGGCGAAGTGTTTAAGATGAACTCTTTAACAACCTCAATATCAAACTTTTTCATGGTATTACCTGTGTTGTTTTACCTCATCAACAATCATCTTATAACCGTTTCCAGTAGGATGAATATTGTCCTTACTGATACCTCTAATTGGGATAATGGTATCGCCATATTTAGAGGCAAGATCGATTATAGTTTTCTGTATTTCAGTATTGTTATATGGTAGAATCCAGTAGACCTGTTTGGCGCGGATCTTGTCTCGTATCTTCACAAGTTCATCCCTAGTTTTCACACCCTTATGATCATTGCTACCAAGACTGATTATGACTATTTTATAATCAGTCATATCTAGTGAAGGTCTATCACCGAACATCTTATTGAATTGCCAGCTATTGATACCACCTTTGGCTAATTCAACACACTCTTTATAGAACATATGTGTTCCAACTGCGATGCTATCACCAAGGATTAAACATTCTAACATGATATACCTTCCAGAATTTTGGTGCCCCACCTCCGATTCGAACGGAGAACCTCTTGCTTCTAAGGCAAGCACCTCTAACCAGTTGGGCCAGTGGGGCTATTGACCAGTAATAACGTGATAGATTATGATAGCTGTCATAACGATTAAAGGCATCCAGAAGAGTGCCATTGCCGCTATGAATCTTTCTCTCATTTCCATCACGTTATACTTTATGCTTGTCGAGTCAGGTATGATGCTCTCACAGACTTGGCGCCGAAGAACTTTTCCACTAACTCAATTACAGTTTCATCATTATAGCTTTTACAAGAGAAAACATCAAGATACATTGTGTCGTTTTCATTAACAAAATGGGCACAAATGTTCGATGTTTCGATCAACTGTACCAATGTATAACCGGCCTTATCACCTGAACCAAAGTCCACTATTTGTGGCTCACCATAGGCTACCATATCGATATCTCTCACCAACTGCTTGACGAAAGTATATATTGTATCGTAAGAGGTAATCGCGTCATGGTCACAGCCAGCGCAATCTAAAATCAGGTGATAACCCCAGTATTTTGCCATCTCATGTAAACTCCTTTAAGCTAATAGTTTGGCTTTCTTTGCCTTAACGGCGACTTCAGTTAATAGTTCCATGTTAAAGTTCTGTGCTACAACCTTAACATCTTCTTCAACATTTGGATTATATGCTTTGAAGCTGCCACCATGACCTAGTTTAATATGGCAATCTTTGTCGCCATCCATACAGAGTGTGATCAGATTTGTCGATTCTAACTCTAGTTCAGGAAACAGATGAAAAGGTTTCTTGTGGTGAACGTTCAAATGCAAAGTGCCGCCACAGGCAGCACAGGTTGGATTTTTCTTTATATGTTTCTTTTCAACAGTAGGCCACTTCGAACTTCTTTTTAGTTCAATCTTCGCATGTGCATCACGAACCTCTGTTAAGTGTAATTCTTTTTTCTTAGCCATTTTATAAACACTCCGCACGAGATTGTGCGAGGTATTTAGTTGGAGCGGGGTGTGGAGTTGAACCACTCGTTCGGATTGGAATCCGATCTGCTACCGTTACATTAAACCCGCATAATTGGAGCGGCAGGTCGGTTTCGAACCGACGACATTCACGTTGGCAACGTGACGCTCTACCACTGAGCTACAGCCGCAATTATTTACTGGCTATCATAGAAAGCTGAAGATAACAGACTTTCTTAGGTTTGCCATTAACAGTTTCATAAACCACTAACCGTGGTCTATTCTTATTCGTTTTGACCACATGAATGTTCAACTCAGGTGGTAAGATCAGACCCATCTCTAACAAGCAGGTATGAGCATCATTCTCTAAATCTTTCAGCAAGGCTGGTTGAATCCAGCATCTAGCCAAAACTTTACCAAGATACTCTACAATCTTGGTCTTGATATCGATTGGATTGATGAACTCATATGCTACAAACTCGGTTGTCTCTACTGGTTCTTCATTATACCCATAATCATGGTATTGCGTATAATACTGTCGAATGTTATTTAGATTAACAGCAACAGGTAACATCAATCACCTCACGATAGACTATGAACTTGATAATCGTTATAAACCTTCAAATTCTGTTTGTTATTCTCGATTTCTTGAATGCGTTCTTCAAGGACTCGAATGGTAGTATGTATATGACCTGTATCTTCAGGTTTCAATCTACCCTTCAAGATGCCAACTTCGAACCTCAAGAACGTCACATAGTTTTCATAGATATCCATCATACACTCCATAATATTGGCGGAAGCTGTGAGATTCGAACTCACGGTGGGCTTACACCCACGCTAGTTTTCAAGACTAGAGCCTTAAACCGCTCGGCCAAACTTCCTTATCGTGACATTAGATCATCAACGAACTCAAGCAGGAGTTTATGGTGATCTTCGTTGTGCCAGTATGATTGAAGATACTTCTTATCATACCAGAATTTCTCTGATTCAGGGTGACAGCCAATTAGACCGATTCTTCCCTGTATGATAGCCATCGGATCACCGTTCGTGTATCTGGCTATCGTATCAAACTTCGTTTCGTCACCAATCAACGAACATCCGTCATAGAAAAACATGCTATGATTGCCACCAAGCCAATTAACAGAAGCAACTGTTGAGTAACTACGGCGAATATCTGCATTAGGTCTCTTTATGTATTGGACCGCGTCAACATTTTCCATAACATCAAAATAATGAGAACCGGCCCAATAAGCACCCATACAGATACCAAGATAACGGCCGCCGCGCACAACAAAGTCAGCGACCATATTTGAGCCACTTTTGCGAAAGAGATCATAATACTTATTAGAGTCTCCGATACCACCAGGAAAAGCAACAATATCCACTCCATTCAACGTCTCATTATTAATCTCACCAACATCAAACAGTTTGAACTGGTACTTAGGTGATAAGGCTTTGATCATGCCATCACAGCATTGATTGGAACATTCTGGATGGTGTCTGAACAATGCTATAGTTGGCTTCATACGATTCACATATAATGGTGCCCCCAGACCGGCTTGAACGATCATCTGCCGCTTACAAGGCGGCTGCATCTCCGTTTATGCTTTAGGGGCTTATCTCTAATAACTCTTACCTTCTTGATATCTCAATCTTCTGCTATGTCGACCATTACCTTTATTTTTCGCTTTATATGTAGCGGTCTGCGAATGACAATTTGGACATAATAGACACACATTATCTAAACTATTATCGTTAGAATTTCCATTTTTATGTTCAAGTTCTAACATAATAGGTTTGTTGTTATAACTATCTATTTCACATTCAGAACAAACATATTTTCCGGTGTGTAATAGATATCTTTTCATAGTTTTGCTCGAAGCTGTATTAGATTCGACCTTCAAAACCATCGAACGTTCGTGTTGACATTTGTTCGAACAGTATTTGCCAGAAACATTAGCTTTCTTAGCATAAACACCACAATTCAAACAGTTATATTCGATTATTATTGGCATCTTGGTCTCCTATACCTAGTAGACCTATTTATAAAACTTCGATGCTCTACTTCTTTCTCTGGTTCATATAACGAATATACAAACCTAACTCACGACCAAACGCCTCGATCTCCCAAGGCTTATCAAAATAATCTACACTACTATCTATATGTTCACCCAACCACTTGTCGGTATTGCGACGAACATTATACTTCAATTCGTCCTTAGCGAACTGCTTGATGTGAACCATTTCATGGGCTAGCGTGATAAGCTGTCTACGTTTACCCATCAGAGGATTAACGTAGATTTCAAACACACGAGGCCGTTTGATATCATCAATCGGACCTGCACTGCCACCATCTTCATCATCATTACACTTAACATAGACCTTGATTTTATCGAAAAGGCGCTCGGTTAAAAGCGTCTTTCCGTAGAATTTGATTGCGGCTCTAATCTCTTTCTTGTCTAGATTGTCGTTCTTGCCAGACACATAAACTTTCATAGAAACCTCTCTTACCGATTTGATACCATTATAGCATGACCATCAGTAAAGTCAAGTCTTTTTTTGCAACCCTGCTATACAGAGAATGCATAGCTTAATCGGCGCGATCAATCTCGGTTGCCTCACGAATCAATTCAATCAGGTCGTCGAGTGATGTTGCGATGATCTTTGTGGAACACCAACTATCTTCATCATCACGACCGCCAATATCAACCATGAATCCATTTTCATACATGTTGACTGTGAAACTGTCATTGACCTTGGTTAACTTATCAGAAATTTTAGCACTTGGTTGTCTTGTCATAATATACTCCTATATGTTGTAGTCTTTAGATATATAGTGATTACCACAGGTACGTCGATAGCCTTTATCAGAAGGCCATCCACAAGATATCTCATCATAGCAATCTGGTTCGTCACAAAGACTGGCCAGTTCTTTCAGTTTATCATATTGGTTCTCTTTGACCACCTCACGGATATCGTTCATGATGTTGAGGTCAAACTCATTAGAGATTTCCATACCACCTGCAGTATACAGTGGAACGTAGGCTTCAGGACCAAACCATAACCGATCATAGATAAGATAGCGAAAGCTACCACCTTCTTGTGCATGTTCGACGATGTGCTTCATCACCCATGCGGTAACGGCTAGCTTCAGTGTAGGATCACAATCATTCACCATTTTCTCTAGTTCTTCATCTGCCTCATCAAAAGCCTCTTGAATTGAATCTAGAGTATCGAATAGATCACTCATTGTATAATCTCCGCATCTAATCTACAAATTCCTGGACAACCGAGAACCTTAGCTACACCACGAGATAGATCAATGTCTCTTCCTTTAATAAACGGTCCCCTATCATTAACTCTTACTATAACAGATTTGTCATTATGTGTCAAGCGCAATTTAGTATTAAAAGGTAGTGTTTTGTGTGCGACTGTCATTCCATCTGGATTGAATCTTTCACCATTTGCTGTATGTGTTCCGTGCATATACCAACTTGCAACCATTTGTTGACTCTCAGGCCTAACTGTATTACAGCCAGAAAGAACCATCGCCGCCATGATGGCAGCTACTTGTTTTCTAAACATTTAGTTTTCCTTATTTTGCGGCTTTGGGCGAAAGCCTGCTCTTGACTTCTTCATAGTATCCCCGCCAGAAGTCTGAGTATATGGTAGGATATTGCAGGATTAAAGATGCCCATAGTTTACCCACACCTTTAGCATTCTTGATCAGATGTTCTCTGATCATATTATCAGTGTAGTCGTAACCTAACATGATGCTTCTCCTTTTTGATTAGCATCTTTTATTTAGGTGATTGGAGGAGTCATCCAGATTCGAACTGGAACCTCAAGGATTTGCAGTCCCGCGCATTAGCCGTTTTGCTATGACTCCTAAATATGTAACATAGCCCCGCCTCTCCTGCTATGCAACGTGGTTGTGTGCTTGGTCGAAAGCTATCAACCCCCACCCGTTTTTTACGCGACTTGGGTCTTCCGCGTCTTGAACGACCTCTATGACGGAGGTCGAATGTCTGCGTGGCTGGATTCGAACCAGCGGTCCCCTGACTCCAAATCAGGTATGTTAACCAGACTACACCACACACAGAAACTTGGTACCTGTTAGCAGGCTTATAAATAGTTAATAGATGTGTATCTTTTTTGTTATTGTTTTTGATTTCATTATACTCACGATAACAGAGAGGTTTCAATGTTACCGACAGATCCAAAGAAAGCAGCCCAGCTTGGAAAAGCATGGGGTGAAGTTCTAGCCGAATCCATATTTGGTGTTGCCGATGTTCTAAGAGACGGCAAGAATATGAAGACGGCCGCCAATTCTAAAGCAAAGCAACAGAATGCATCTGTTGCGGCTAAGAATGCTGTCATTCGTGCTAAGAACGAAGCTAAACTTAAAGAGCAACAAGATGCCGCTTATATGAATATGTCTCACGGTGAACGTGAAGCATACAAGAAGATACAACAAGAACAGCGAGTTTCTTCAACAGTAAAGAAATCGCAAGATGATGAGATGATAGGTGTTGGTCATCTCTTACTTATTATATTGGGAGTAGTAGCTATTCTCGGAATCTCAATATTTGGCGCATTTTCATATGGTATAATTCATAGGTAGTATGATGATAACAGTTACAGATTCGGCCCGCAATTATCTAACATCGTTTGATAAAGATATCAGAATCGAAGTTAAAGGAGGAGGTTGTGCTGGATTCAGTTATGATTATAATTTCAATAGTGATGATCCTGACCTTCTCGATTTCATTGTCGATCTAGGATCTGACAGGAGATTGATAGTAGATAAGACTAGTATATTGTTTGTAATAGGAACAGAACTAGATTATGAAAAGAAACTTGGTTCATCTCAACTAGTATTTAGAAACCCAAATGAGAAAACATCATGCGGTTGTGGTAAGAGTTTTAGTGTATGATTATGTCAAATTTTGGAAGTCAAAATGATATCTGGGCTTTTGGTTATAGATTGCCAATAGAAGCGGCTGTGTTCCTAGGAACATTGTTAGCCTTGTTGTGTGTGGCTGCGATATGTCAAGCATTGAAAATATAAACCTTAAAAAGGAGTAAGCATAGGATGCAAGTATTAATAGTGACGTTATTTTTAATGTCATTTTTTACTGTAAGCATAGCACATTCTCAACAACTAATGCAGAAAACCGTTTCCTGTACCTCAAGAGAAAAAGCAGTATCATACTTAAAAGAAGAGCATAATGAATCTGTAATCATGAGTGCAGTAAACATGAACAATGGCGCATTTATAGAATGGTGGGAAAATGATAATATAGGGTCATGGACATTGATTGAACACAACAATATCACCGCCTGCATATTAGCATCTGGTATAAAAGGCACCAAAACTTAATGGTAAAGAGAAATGCCAAAGAAACCTATTCGTCGTAGAAAAGTTGCGGCTCCTATATCAGCAACACCGGCACCACCAACAGCATCAAAGAACTTGATGGGGTTAAGTGGTGTCGCTATGATTTTGTTAACCAACTATCAAACAGAAATTAAGAAGTCGTTTGAGATATTGTATGGATTCCTAAAATGAAAATGTTAGACAAGTTTATCGAATACTCTAAACTACCCTTCATACTTAGTGGTATCATATTTATCAGTAGCCTAGTCTTTCTGACCACTAACAAATACACTGCCGAACAATCGAATCTACAGCAAAGAGCAATGGCTTTCGCTTTTCTAGTTGGAAAGAGTAGTGATGATCTGACTATGTATGCCAGATACTATGTAACTACAAAGAATCCTGTATGGCGTGAACAATTCGAAACGGTTCTGAAGATTCGTGCTGGTGAGATGCCAGATAAGAAAGGTGTTCAGAAGTCACTTATCGATAAAGCGAAAGAGATTGAATTTACAAAAGAAGAACTGGATCTATATGAAAGTGCAATCAAACAATCAAACAATCTAGCTGTGAAGGAGATTGAAGCGTTCAAATTGATTGCTGAGATCAGATCAGGTAAATCTTACAGTGTTGAGACTGATGAGGCTAGAGCGCAAAATCTCATGTTTGGTAATGAGTATCAGAGAGATAAGAATGAGATCATGGTGACCATCGCCAAGTTTCATGATAATGTCAAGAAGAGAACCGAAGATAAGATTGCATTATCTAATACTATCGAATGGTCTCTCGTAACCGTGATCAATGTATGTCTATTGATTCTTGTGATGGCTCTCAAGCATAAAGAAGAACTAGAGAAGAAGCCAGTCAAGAAGGTTATCAGACGAAAAAAGACTGTAAGAAGGCCTGTTAAGAAGCCAGTTCCTACAGTCTGATATTGGCACCGGAGCAAGGATTTGAACCCTGTCTAACAGTTTTGGAGACCGTTGTGCTACCATTACACCACACCGATATTATATATTCATTATTTATGGTACTGACTACTGGTATCGATCCAGTTCTTTGAGCGCCACAAGCTCATGTGCAACCTTTCACACTTAGTCAGCATATTTGGTGCCCCCGGAGAGATTCGAACTCCCAACCTTCGGTTTCGAAGACCGCAACTCTATCCAGTTGAGCTACGGAGGCAAACTTTGGTGAACCATGCAAGAGTCGAACTTGCGACAAAGAGATTAAGAGTCTCCTGCTCTACCAACTGAGCTAATGGTCCTAAACTTGGTGGACAGGGTTGGATTCGAACCAACGAAGCCTAAGGCGGGAGATTTACAGTCTCCTGGTTTTAACCACTCACCCACCTGTCCAATATCTTTTGCGCTGCGGAATCGAACCGCTCTTTTGTGATGAAAACCACTTGTGCTACCATTATACTAGACGCAATCTCAAATTTGGCTCCGAGTGTTGGAATCGAACCAACCTGATGAACAGATTAACAGTCTGCTGTCCCACCTTGTGACCGACTCGGAATAATTGTCTCTACAAAGACACTACAAATAGAACCAAATTTCGGAGTCGGTTGCGGCCGTCCTTAGCCATTGGTCAGGTTATCTTAGAACTGGGAGATGGCCCTTCCAGCTCGACTAGTGTATGCGTCCATACACGCTACCCTGTGTAGTGTCTGTGAAGAAACAACTTTCGTTGATCTTCCTAAATTGTCAAAGAGCGAATTTCTTAGTATGGTCATTATAGTCTATTTATATTAGAATGTCAACCTCTAACTAAATATTTTTGACCTAAAATGCGAAAAAGTTCTCTAGCTTGGTTCGGAGATAGGCTAATCTCACTAAGAGGATCGGTGCTGAATCCATTCATCTGGCTAAGCCACACTCCACCTATAAATTCAACCTTAACCTCTTCATATTCTGTATCTTGTTTGATAATGAGGACATTATCGTCGTTCTGTATATGCGCTTTCTTCTTCATCGTCTATCTCCAAAGTGGTGGGGAAGGTAGGACTCGAACCTACACTAGGACCGTTATGAGCGGTCAGCTTCACCTTTAAGCTACTCCCCCGTTATTGGTGCCCGTGGTCGGGGTCGAACCGACACTGTTGCGATTTTAAGTCGCATGACTCTAACCTGTTGGCCTACACGGGCGAATTTGGCGATCTCTGAGGGATTCGAACCCCCGACATACGGAGTAGAAATCCGTTGTTCTATCCAGCTGAACTAAGAGACCGTTTAGTATATATGTTACCAGCTTGAACGTTCAGTGCTGAACATCTTATTAAATACCCAAAACGAAACCGCGTAAGGCATTACAAACACAATCAAGAAGCCGCCAACCTCACGCAAAGCGGCAATCGTATCAAGAGTTTCAGCGGACATTATGCAGTCTCCCACAAGAAATCGTCAAACTCGATGATATGTTCCATGCCATCATATTCATCAAGATAATACTTAGTGCCAGCAGCAATCTCATAGATTTCTAACTTAGCACAATCACCATCAGCTTCTCGACCGAGTTCTTCGACAACTTTAGCGAGACAAACATCATTGCGCGGAATATCTCGACCTCTAGATCCGATATCAATATCATCTAGACTATTCAGTTTTCTCAGTTCTCTATATCGAGCAACAGCCGCATCAGACAAACTGAAACCGCCGTAGCAAGAATTGTATACGATTTTAACCATGTTACACCTCATAATACTTGGTTACGGCATTGATCAACCGCTTCTTATACATCTCAGCATACTCAGGATTGGTGCGCTGTAAATCTTCGAGCATATTGGTCAGCACCGACTCCATGACACCAGCCGCATAACTATAGTTTTGATCTTTACGGTATACGGCCCGTGACAGGGTTTCGAGCAAGTGGTAGGGTTTCAGTGCAATCAGTTCATCGGTCATTATTTGGTCTCCCATTCTTTAGCGAGTTCGAGTGCATACTCTAGGTTGCCAGTAAAGACAACTTCTGGTTCTTTACCAACCTCTGAAAGGGTGATAACGAACCAAGGTTCAGCCCATTTAATTTTACTCGAACGCATCAATCTCTCCTCAATCATCATGTATACATAATAGCAGGTATGGAGGGAGATGCAACCATTATTTTAACATATCAGTTATGCATCCTATGCATAGAAGTGCTGAGTGAATGAATCATTTACGTTACTGAAAACATTGGCTTTTACCAGTATGAAGGCTGGTGTGAACCCGTTGAAACCTGCACCTTTGTCTAGGCAACTCTTGAAGGCTTCAGCATCATCTTGGAAGAAGAATGTATCGATGACCTGACTGGTCGTGTTCTCGACCACACCCCACAGGAAATCACCATCGTCTTGCATAACCACAATATCATACATGCTCATTTTACACCTTCAACTTTTTAAATTTGTCTTTACCATCAAAACGGTTATTCGATGTGATGTGTTGTGTCTGCCCAGAATCCGAAAGATCGTCCTGTGCTGACTGTTCTACATCATACAACTTCATCTTCGCCCTGTCAATACCCACCACAAACTTTCTATTGGTTGTAGGGTCATTATATCGGTTCTTCAACTGCTTGACCATGATCTGGTTCAAATCTTGCAAAGCCTCAGTAGAGATCAAGGCAAACATAAAGTCGGCTGTTGCAGGCAAACCAAACGACTCTGAAGTATCGGTTAGATCAACATCAGAGTTAGAATAGCCGCTTCTGGTTGTCTGTGTAGCCGAAACGACTGGCACTTCATACTCTACAGCCAAACCACGAAGTTCTTCCGCGATAGATTTGATATAAGTGTATGAATTGACGGAGCCACCTGGCTTCACTCTTGCTGACATGCAGATGTTCAGATAATCGATAAAGATGATATCTGGCTTGAATGACTTCTTCAGGTTCAGTTCATTCAACAAAGCCTTGAAATGAATTGTTGATGCACCAGCCGTAGGATATTCTTTGACAATCAGTTTACCATTTGTCTTAGAGATAAGATTTTCCGCTTTCTTCTTATACATGTCCTTTGGAAGAGCCATCAAATCTTCAAATGTGATGTTCATCAAGTTAGCATCGATACGCTTAGCCACCTCTTCTTCAGCAAGTTCGAGTGTGATATAGAGGACGTTACGACCTTGAGTGAGGCATGAGGCGGCCACATGACACATGAATAGTGACTTACCAACACCTGTACCAGCCAAGGCTATGTTCAGTGTTTTCTTTGGTAGACCATTCTTGGTGATTTTATTGAAGAAGTCTAGGTCGAAAGGAATCTTCTCTTGAGTTCGATGATAGTATTCAAACCGATCATCGAAAGATTCGAGATAATCATGACCTACATTAGGATCAAAAGATACGCCGAGCGCATCTGATAGGAGTTGTGGAATAGCCCCCTTCGAAAGGGGGCTATTCTTATTGTTCATGATATCAATAGAGGTCAGGATTGCGTTATAGATCGCCTTCTCTTGACAGAACTTCTCGGTTGATTCCGAGAGCCAATCAATGTTAGTATCGACCTTATCAGCATCCAACTCTTTGATGACTTGTTGAATTGATTTAACTTGATCTTCCTTCAGTGTGCGAAGGCTATCAATCTCAATCGACAAAGCATCAACGGTTGGAAGGCTGTTATACTTCAGAATGAAGCTACGCATCTCCTTGAAGAGGGTTCTATCCTCTTCGACCGTGAAATACTCATCCTTTAGAAACGGCAGAACTTTCCGCATGAACGGTTCGTTCTTCATAATATTCTTCAGAATAGTCTTCTCGATCTGCATCATCATTTCCTTCTACGGATTCTAAAATCAAGTGATTCAATAATACGCTAAGGTGTCGATGAAAACGTTCTTCACTTCGAAGTTTGGTTTCAGTATGTTCACCCGCATCAAATAAATCATATTCGAACTGGAGAACTGCTGTACCGTTTTCCAGTTCCTTTACTGATACCTTAGTAAATCTTAGTATAACACCATTATAGGGCGGTGTCAAGATTTCAATGGGCACCGTATCATTAGAATCAGACTTGATCATATCATCTCTGAATTTATAGTCTTTGCCGATCTCAATCATGCTGCGATCTCCGATTCAACCTCATCATCATCTTCCGTCTCAGGTGCACCACCGTAGAGAAACTCGATCTTACAACCAGCATCGATGGCCGCAAGAACTTCTTCAGTGAAATACTTCTCAGGGTTCTTCTTGATATCTTTCTCAAAGCCCTTGCTACCGTCAGGAAACTCATAACGAGTAGAAACCTTCTTAGCAATACCGAACTGCTCTGCGAGACCGAGCAAACCATAATACTGGTCAAGACCACTAGCATAGTTCAACCAAGTTTCAACCTTCTTATCTTCGACGGTTAGACGGGCCTTCTTAGTGTGTGCGGTAATCACAGCACCTGTGCGACCGTCATCATCATCAAGAGCCTTGTCTTTCTTCTTCGAAAGATAGATGATTGTGGATGCGGCATATTCAAGACCGGAACCACCACCCATCTTCTTGGTTGGAACATAAGAACCAATCACATCATAAACATGGTTGGTAACAATCAAAGGCACATTAGCCTTACCAAGCTTCAGTGTAAGAACACGGAAGGCACCACGAATCAACTGTGAACGAGTCATATCACGGGTGTCTTTGCCATCCGCAATATCAGTCATTTCTTTTTCTGTTGAGAGGTTACCTAGTGAATCGAGAATGAACATCATAGGCAATTTATCACCCTTCTGTTCAAGATACTTGTCTAGGATTTTAACAGCTTGAGTTCGGAACTCTTGGATAGTTGCAACTGGCATGATAGCAAGTCGCTTAGTATCGATTCCTCGGTCTGTCAACATCTCTTTCGAGATAGCGGATTCAGACTCGAAGTAGAAGATAAATCCTTTTGGATTTTCATTCAAGAACTGGCGACAGATATTAAGTGCATAGAATGTCTTACCAGTTGATGGTTCACCTGCTAGAGCGGTGACCTTGTTTCCAGGTAATCCACCATAGATTGAACCTGAGAGCAAGGCATTGAAAGCATAGCTACCTGTTCCGATGAAACCTGTAACATCTCCTGCTTCAATACCATCATCAGCAATGCCCGCATACTCATTGCCAGTTTCTTTCATTAGACTTTTAAATAGTTCATTCATTTTAGTTCTCCTATACCTAATCTTACAATGTCGCCCTCTTCGGTAATCTCACCTAACTGGACTTCTATTGCTATGAGTGGTGTTTTTGATATTGCGGTTATTTTATGTGTTGCTTTCTTAGGCACCACAAAGGAATCACCTGCTGAAACCCTAAACACTTTATCACCTAATATGACTTCTCCAAAACCTTCTACGATGGACCATGCTTCTGATCTGTGGTTATGATACTGTAGACTAATTGATTGGTAAGGTTGAATCACCAACTTCTTTATCTTGTAACCTTTTCCTTTTTCGATTACTTCCCATGCTCCCCACGGTCTTTCGGCTTTTTCTTGGCTCATCACGTTGAACATCCTTTACTTCGCTCAAATCAAGAAACTCTGGAATATCATCTCGCCTGTTCGATATATTGAACGCCAAGAGTAACAAGATTGCCAAAGGATCAAATACAAATATAAGTAGTATTATAACAGATCGGATGGCTTTGTCAACTATGTCTCTGTCAGAACCGCCATAAAAAAGTTCTGCAACATACTTGATAGGACCAATCTCTGCTTCAACCTTCTTGAACTCAGACTCATACTTTATCTTCTGTGTCTTTAGTTCACTCAGCTTTTTGACCTCATCATTCTTACGTTTGATAAGATCACCTCTCGTCTTGCGCTGTTGTTCAGCCGCCTTCAGAGAGTTCTCAGCACGATTCTTCTCGGTCATCTTTTCAATGGCCGCATCAATCTGTGCAACTTGTTTGTTTAGATCGGCAATAGAACCTTCTACTGACTTTATATCGTTATTTATAATCTCAATCTGTTCAGTCACGCCAGTGTTCATGGCGAGGTTCTGTTCGATATGGGCCTTAGATAGAAAGCCAAAGATTCCCATACTTGTGATAAGCATGAGAATGAGAATGGCGAGCATGAGATACGATTTGATTAAGAATGGAACATGGCGCCAGTTGTTATATAGCCATGAGACGGCTACAAGTTTGCCTACTTCTAGGACAGAACCCATGATAACAACTGCCCAGAAGGCTCCGGCAAAGATGGTTGTCAAGCCTATGATAGAGTAATAGGCCGCAACTACCGAGATTGATATTCCGGTTATAAAAACTAAGATGTTCATGATTACCTATTTATGCAAAGAAGTCGGTTAGGCTACTCACATGTTCCGTCTTCCAACCGATGCTATCCAATACGATCTTCAATGGTTCAACAAAAGACTTTTCATACTGCATATCGAAGTCGATGTATTTGTGCAGATTGAGTTCAGGTGGTATCACATTAGGAAATGCGATGATGTTTGACTGGATTGTATTTGGTTCTTTAAGATAGATGAACTTAATCTTCTCACCTTCTTTGATGAGTTCATACTTCTTCTGTAGTTTGTTGCGCTTGACCAGATCATTATAGATCAGTGAACCACGAACATGGATCGGGCAACCTTTACCGAAGATGTTTGCCTTGTCTGAGAACTTAGATAGACCATTGACGCCACGAGGGAATGCAATGTCTGCCGGATTCTTAGACTTGAACTCTTGACGAAACTCTTCGATGAATTGAATAACATCATCTTCACCTTTGTTAAAGACGATATCGATTGCATCCCACAGTTTCTCTTTACAGGCGGCTGGTGTAGAGGACTTGATCATCTCAAGGCCCATGACCTTCAGTTGTGGTTCAGCATACTGCACACCTTCATTGTTATGCACTCTTAGAATGTAGCGTTTCTTGGCTGTCCAGATACCTTTATCAGACAGACCTTCACGCTTCATCATCATTTTTTGCTGATAGGCATGAGTATATCGAGCAAGTTCAGAATAGGAGTTGTCAATAAAAGGTTGAATCTTATTTTCACAGATACGATCCATGAAGGTGATAACGTCCTCTGTTGATACAGATACATCCTGCTCAATAATAGTTTTGTTGACCAATCGGTCAAGAGACAGATAGATTGAATCCGTATCTGACGCAATAACATAATCTTGGTTCTCCGTTTTTAGAATCTTGTTCATATAGTCGTTGATCTTGTTTTCAATCCAACGGATCGAAAGCTGACCTGCTGTAGTGATAGCCGATGCATGACGAATATCAAAGAAGCGGAAGAACTCATTACCCAAAGCACCGTAAGCTGAGTTCAGGCAGACTTTCTTGGCTAACTGTAGATTGTTGTATCTAGCAATTCGCTTCTCAATCTCATATCGTTTGGTTGGATCTTTCTCAAGTTCCAACTCTTTCTTCGCCTCGATAGCCTTCTTCTTATATACCGTTCGACCGTTATACATACTCTCCATCATCTCAGGTAAGAAGCCCTGCTTGTCAATCTTAAAGAACTGACCGTTCGGAGTTATAGTATATTCACTCAGTCTCGATAAGTCATTAGTTTGATCAAGAAGAGTGTCAACGCTGACACCCATAGAAATAATAGAACGACATTCATCATCATAGTTCTCAGGCTCCAAGAATGTTTCAGGGCTGATATTATACTGCATGATCAAATGTGGATAGAGAGAGTTCAAGTCGAATGATGCAATCCACTTGTGCATACCAAGAATAGGATCTTTTACATATGCGCCAACATAGGCCGCATTCTTACTGCGATGAACGATAGGTGGAATAACTACATTCTTCTCACGAAGATGGTTATAGATCAATGCATCCCACATACGAACTTGTGCAAACACATCATCATAGTTTGTCTTACTATCATACGCAAGAGTCAAAGCCAGTTCAATCAACTTCAGCTTATCATCAAGACGTTCAATCAGTTCCACGTCCTTGATATTATACTCAATGAATAACTGATAGTTATCACGATAGAGGCTGTGCAAGTTACCATATTCTTCATATGATAGCTTACGATCACCCAGTTCAACATTGGCGATACTGTCAAGTTTGTATGAGGCTTGAGACTTACCATCAGGAGCATACCGTTGATACAGATCGATATAGTCGAGACTCGCAATGCCTAGTAAGGCATAGGTCTTGAACTGCCGACCTGGACCAAAATTTACTTCACGCTCATTCAATATACCCCAAGGCGATAGACGCTTTGCCATTTCATCACCAAGTAGCTTAGTGATACGATTGACCATGTAAGGGATATCAAACAGCTTGATGTTCCAGCCTGTGATGATATCTGGATAGTTACCTGTCCACTCATCAACAAATCTTTTCAACAGGTCGATTTCATCACGACACTTGATATAGACCACATCTTCACGAACATTGTTGAAGTCGCCACACCCAAGCACGATGAAACGACCATTACTCATTTTCATGGTAATGGCCGTCACCGGTTCATCTGCTCGATCAGGTTCTGGAAAACCATTCTCAGAACCCACTTCGATATCTATGTTACAGGTTGTGATATCGTCAAGGTCCCAGTCCACTTCATGTGGATGGTCATCAGAGATGAAAGTGTATTCATACTTCTGGTTACCATAAATCTTGAAGCCTTGCACATCGTCATACTGCTTAACAAAATCACGACACTCACGGATGTTTCCAGGTTTTATCTCTGAAACATGTTCACCCATGACTGTCGTGAATTGCGTAGGCTTGTTTGAAGGCACAAATAGCGTAGGGTGATAGTCGATCCGTTCACGGACTTTTCGACCGTTCTTCACACCACGATACAGGATCCTAGAACCATAGACCTGAACATTTGTATAGAATGATTTCATTAAGGAACAATCAGTTTACTGGTTGGGGCGATGATGCCACCAAATAAGGAGTTATACTGGTTGATAAACTCCTGCAATGGCCTAGTTATGATTATAACATGGGCCTTGTGAATTGTAAACTCTTTTTCATCAGAAAATTCTGTCCAAGGGACATAACCTACATTAGGTGTCTTTGGATCAGTCTTAGACGGAACTACAACGACACGAACAGGATTCTTAACAGAAATTGTAGATGAGGTTTCTTCGGTGACCTCAGCAAGAACTTCCTCATTGGTGATCATCTTCAATAGTTTAATATTGTTTGCCATTAGTCTACAATCTCCATCATGAGGTCATAGACACCGAGAGTAATCCACTTTTCTGGAATCAGAGTCACCTTCGAACCAGAATCAGTCGTATAGGTGTATCGATTGTCATAATCAACAATCTTAGCGATACGTTCCCACTTACCATCAAAGTCACGTTGTTTGAAGTCAGTCTCAAGAATGTTTAGCCCATATTCACCACGCATAGCGAATCCTTTCACAAATTAATTCCAAAATAGTTGTTTTCATTCACAAGTTCAAATTGGTCATCATCTATACCTTTTTGAATACACTCGTCACATATTATACCCTTTACAAAGCCTTTTGTCAATATCTTGTATAGCTTTGCATCGATTATTCTTGAACCGTAATGACCAACAACATAGAGTTGGCCATCACGTTCAAAGACATTGGCCGCACAACCCATGGCCTGTTCAGTATCTTCATAGAAGGCCTCATACTTAGAGCCGCAGTTTGCACAAGATATCATATCAGTCCCATAGGTTTTGATAATACTTACCGAAGAGTTTGGTACCATTGCGGATTCTGTTGCTATGGGCTTTAGTCTTTTCCATATTAAGCTTGCCTCGGTGCCTAGCATCTTCTTCGGTTTCCCAAGAATGCACTTTGACCTCTTCACCTTCTTCATATGCATCATAGAAGTCATCATCAGCATCTTCTGAGATTTGAGTGAAAGCCCAGATCATCTCATCGAGAACCCAGTCCCAACGCTTGAAGTGGTTATTATCAACATCACCCCAGTTAGTCTGTTCTTCTGTTAGAGGTGGAGCAGAAGTTGATTTCAGTTCTTCAGGCACATCTTCATCATCAACACCTGGAGCACCATGTTTTGTTTCTTTAAGTTGTTTCAACATAGGAACGATGATCTTCGATAGTGTATGATCCATACTCCATGTATCATATTTGTCGATATGAATCTTTATGTTTCGTTCACGTTTACTTTCGAACCATACACAAACATCATTGACCCAAGTATTAGATAGCCATTCACCAAACTTATCGTGAAGTCGATAGTCCCAACGCTCACAATTTGCTGGCCATCGACTATGCCAAAAGAAAACCATATCAGCAATCTGATATGGTCCAATCCAGTCTTTATAAGGCCCTATCTCAATCTTCATCTTCGTTTACCTTATTGGCCGCATCTCTAAGAGCTTGTAAGAGACCGAACTTCGCAAAGGTGATGGTTGTCTCACGGTCCATTTCAAATGTAACCATTGCACTGCCATCATCAAGTTCTGTCATACCAATAATTTCGATGTATGGTTCTTTTGTCTCAGACATAATCAAACTCCAATATCAAGTGAATCTTTCAGTGAAGGGAATTTCGATGTAAGTTGATACCAAGCATCAGTAGCAATCTCACGATGTTCTTTTTGAGTTTCGATACCCATTCTCAGTTGACAATAATGTATCCAAGACCGAAGAGAGCCAGCCATATACATACGACTGTTAGTGAGACCTTCAGGCAATATAGCACGAGCCTGTTCCTTCGCAATTCCATTTGTTATGGCCCAAGTGTAAGTTTCTTTCACACTTCGGATAATATCTTGTTGTTTCTCTAGCCACATAGATTTCAGTTCGCGGTCTTCCGCCTCAATAGAGTTCTGACGATTCTTTGTATCTTGCAAACGTGTTTCTCGATGGCTAAAGCCAAGACTTCGTGTAGGATCAGCATAGCGTTGACTAAACTCCTGAAATGTGAATGAACGATGACGCAATATCTGTCGAGCGATATCACGAGTAGTATTGATCTCCATAACAACATGAACCATTTCAAAAGGAGACCAATGTTTATGTTTAGCAAGATACTTTAACAACTTCTGAGAAGTCAAAGTATTAGTCTGATTAGATGGGTTGGATACACGAGCAACATAAGCGATGAACTCATCAACAGTCATAGGTGCTTCAAACGGATGTGTCTGATTGATAGTAGGCTGTGTTAGAGCCACGATAACCGCACTAGTCATTTCACAAGACCTTCTTTCACCATTTCAATAATTTCTTTTGCCCGTTCACGCCACAAGTTTTGTTGTTCTACGGTGTAATGCGTAGCCCAACCGCCTCCATTGTTACCAAGAGCCATAGTTCTTGCAACTTTTTCAATCAACTCATTCATTATAAAATCCTATAGATTACTGGCAGACTCGACGATAGACAGGATTACCCCATCTGTTATAACCAACGAACTCTTCCCAGCATGATACTGGTTGTTGGTAATATGGGTGTGGTGCCGCATATGAGGGGGTTTGTGAGAGACCATAGAGAACACCACCTAAGACCATACCTCCGACGAGAGGTGCGACCCATCCACCACCTCCACCACCGCGATGATGGTGATGATGTTGGTGTCTTTGTTGCGCTTCTACCACTGTTACCATACTTAATAATGCTATTCCGGCAATCAATGCTTTACGCATGATGTTCTCCTGTGTGAGTGGAGCGGGCTAAGAGAATTGAACTCTTCGCTTTAGCTTGGAAAGCTAAGGTATTACCACTATACGAAACCCGCGAATTAGTTATTCTTTAGGTGTTTTCTTAGATGCGGCCTTCTTAACGTTCTTAGCCGCCTTCTTAACTACCTTCTCGACTGCATCACCAGCTACCTGTTCAACTGTATCAACAACAGATGATGTGATAGGTGCCGCATTTTTAACAATAGCCGCTTCAGCCGCAATGGCAGTCTTAGCTACCGCTGTTACAGTATTTGCTACGGCATCAGCATTCTCGATTGCCGCCTCTTTAACTTCTTTCCGAGTACCACGGAAAATACTTTTCAACCATTCAGGTAACATTTTTAACTCCATTGATATACTTATCTAGACCATACAACTCGGGATACATTCGAACCAAGAGATGCACTGTGTCCTCTATATATCCATTTTTGTATCGCCATAAAACATCCCGCATATTAGGTTCGGCGCCATCTAAAACTTTGAGACCGCGGATTTTTACTTCGATGAGCAATTCTTCATCGGAGATATCTCCGATGAAATCAGAAGCATCGACATACATTTCTACATACGGCATGATCAGTTCCTCATTGACTTTATAATGGATACTATATCAGGCTCAGGTTCAAATGTCAATACTTCTCAATCTCTTTTTGGCTTCTTTGATGATTTCGGTTTTTCTTTTTTTGGTTGCGATAGACCAGGCGGTGATTTCTTCCGCTGACCGACCGCAACCAATGCAGATAAGGGAATTAGTTTCATATCTACAAACCTTACTACAGGGCGATTTAGGCATAGTTTGATCTAGGTAGAAATTCTGCGGAGAGATTTGTGACCTCATCTAGATTCTTAGTTGAGTAAATCTTAGCATCAGGCTTAGAGCAAACCCACATCTCATCTCTGAACCTATCGTGTGCGGTTCTCAACCAGCCATCATCAGTATTCTTTTGCAATTCACGCCACCACTCAATAGTAGACGGATCAGGTAGAGTTCTTACATATGATGAATTGGCCCACCAGAAGTTACCACTGAAATGCATCGATGGTTTATCAAAGTAGTTCACACCAGCCAGATCATGTGACGACAAAGCTAGAACACAGTCTTTCCACTTTTCGATAACACCCCAATTCAAGAACTGTCGCCAGTAGTAGTAATTCTTAAAGATTTGTGCATTACCATTTTTCAAATGATTGTCTGTGGCCGTGATACCTTTTGAATGAAGATATAGCATCTGATAATCTTCATTCTGACTATCTCTCCACATACTTTGACTCATTACATTCTCAGCATCAGGGCTGTTCATATAAACATCGAGTTCAACCTTGCGGAAGGTAGAGATTAATCTAACGAATGATTTCAACTTATCTTCATCATTAGTGATCACAGATACTTTGACTTCATCGAATTGGTGAAGCAAGCCAACATCTTCAAGTAGTTTGAATTGCTCCATGAAGATGTGGCTCCAAGTACCATAATCATTCAAAAAGATATGATAGTAGAGTACCTTTTTCATTCTTTAGTTTCCACCTTCGGGAAGTATGTGATGAATCTGTCCCACTTATTGTTTCTCTGCTTCTTGATTTTGGCAACGATCTCATCAAAGAAGTTCCATGCAAGAGGAACAAAACAAAGAGCATCTTCATATTCATCCAGCTTAGATGCAGGATAGATTGGAATGCTGGAACCTGGAGTGAAGCGACCTTGTTTCAGCGGATTATCATCAATGATAAAATCCAACTTCAAACCAGAATAGTTGAGCAAAGTCATACCTTTTGCAGGTGCACCATATCCAACACCGAGCCAACCTACTTCACTGCGAGTATAGTTTGAGATTTCCCATTTGAGTGCTTCGATAATCTCATCACAGCGTTTTGCATACTTAACATAGGTCTCTGGAGTGAAAAGACCGTCTGCATTTTCCTGAGAGATATTGTTATAGACATTACCTGATCGAAACTGCTTAGAAATCTTAAAGATATAGCTGGTGCCATGAATAGGCATATACTCTACATCATACAGGCAGAGACCCGCACGAACACAAAGCCTCATCATTGATAGTGTATTGAAGAAGCTGATATGTTCGTGATAGATCGTATCGAACTCATTGTTCTTGATCATGTTGGCCTGTGAGGTCTGAATATACAGAACACCATCATCAGTCAAAAGTTCTTTAGCTGTCTTTAGAAACTCTAGAGGATTAGAACCATGAGCGAAGACATTCTGTGCTGTAATAATATCAAAGCTACTCACATCACACTTATCAGCAAAATCTTTATTGAACCAGTCACACCAGATGGTATGTTTCTTAGAGGATTCAATATGAAGATTTGCGGCCGGATCAACACCATAGGTTGTAAATCCAATCTCTTTGAAATAGTCTAACTGAGTTCCGTCATTACATCCAACATCAAGGACTGTTGGTGTATGTGGCCATGAACTAGCTTTCTTAACCATTGAAGCAAAGTCTTTGAAATGCTCATGCATAGTCTTTGCTGTACCTGATACATACAGATAGTCCTCAAACATCAACTTAGGATCAACCGAGTGTGTCAACTGAACATGAAAACATTCTTCACATCGATTGATAGCCAGAGGATATTCTTCTTGAACATCTTCTTGTTTCAGTTTGAAAGAGTTAGCCAGCGGTTGCTTACCCAAATCTAAAACGAGTTTGAGTTTACTACAGCCGCAGGCCACACATTCATTTAATTGTGTTACATCAGAAGTTTGTTGGTGTGACACGTTTCATATCCTTCTTACCAAATTTTTCGAATACAACCATACTATCATAGAAATGAACACTAGTCAAGTCTTTGCCGATCTTATACAGCCGCTCTAGTTCTGTGTTATAGCTTTCTTTCCAATCCCAATGAATAACATCAATGTATTGCTTCGCATATTCAATGAATGAACCTTTACGATTCAATCCACCTCCATTGTGTGACATGTAGCTGGTATGACAATCTTCACAGATGAACACACCACCAACAGGCAGAATAGGGAAAATCTTCTCGAAGGTTAGAATCTGCTGATCCATATAATGGCCGCCATCATCAACGAACACATCGATCTTAGGATTTTCGGCTAAGAAGTTATCCCAAAAAGCAGGATCACCTTGGTCACCGATGAGAACCTTTGTGTTAGGCCACTTGTATTCTAGCTTTGCACATTCAGTATCAACATCGATGCCCGTAATGTTAGCCGAATTGCCGAAGTAGAGGTTCCACATATCGAGTGAACCACCTTTTTGGACACCAACTTCGACGAAGTTAATAGGTTTACCGACGAACTGATTCAAGTGTCGTTCATAGACCTCGAAATATGGTTCCCATTTATCAGACGAGTGTTCTGCGTTATCGAAACATACTCTAAGCATCAGGCCACCTCAATCCATTCGGGGTTAGCAAGAGTCCAATCCACAACTTCTTCGATACGATCTTGAAGTGAGAAGCGAGGCTCCCATCCAAGTTCACGCATGAAGTCACCAGACAAGGCATAACGAAGATCATGACCAGGTCTCGAAGTATGGAAGTCAATCATCTCATACTTGAGTTCTCTATCCTGAGCATCGGCGATATGCTGAACAAGCTGAAGGTTATTGATTTCTTCTTTACCTACAACATTGAACTTAGGGCATTTAGCACCACCGTAATCAGGAGTATAGATTATTCTCTTCTGTTCTTCATTCAAGTGTAGCAAGAAATACATAGCTTCAGCCACATCTTTAGCATGAATATAGAATCGAGAACCTGGAATAGTTTTAGATGGATCGGAATGAATACCGATAGTCTCACCATCACGAATTTTACGAATGCTCATTGGAATGAACTTCTCTGGATGCTGACGCTCTCCAAATACGTTCATAGTATGAGTGATGAAGATTGGGAGTTTGTAGGTGTTTTCGTATGCGACACAGAACTCTTCTGCGGCCGCTTTAGAAGCCGAGTAAGGGTTTGTAGAATTGTAACGATCACGTTCCGCATAGGCAACTCCATTAGGCGCAATACCGAAAATTTCATCGGTAGAGAAGTAGATGAGGCGCTCAAGGTTTTTCAACTTACGAGCAAAGTTAAGGACGTTCACCGTACCAACGGTGTTGTCCATCAGAAACTCCATCGGATATGTGATAGAGCGATCAACATGTGATGAAGCGGCTAGATGCAAGATGATGTTAGCATCACCAATAAGATTCTGTGTGAGGTCTTGGATCTCAGCCTTCAGGTCATGCCAGACGATCTTGACCCGCTTACGAGTCTCAGCTGGATACTTACTAACTACACTATGAAGTCGATTGAGATTACCTGAGTAGTCAAGCCGGTCGAGAGAGACGATCTCCCAATCAGTCTTTTCCAAGAAGAGATCGATAATGTGATGACCGATGAAGCCTGCGCCACCGGTAATAAGAACACGTTTAGTCATACTATTCACCTTTTACATCGTTTCTAACAGCAGCATTGAAAATTTCTTGCTTATCTGTATATATGTATTCGCTACCGAACTTTTCTTTCATATACTTTGGAAACCACTCTTTCATCAAGTAGTCCATTTCTTTGAAAGCATTCGTCTTATCATACCACGATTCTCTCCTCATATGTTTGATAGAAGAGTCGTGTATGACATGTGCGGTTTGACCAAGATAATAACACAATACCTTGTCTATGCCCCACTCAGACTCATTATACACATAATCGACCAGTAATGTCAAGACCTTTTTGAGAATATCCATACGATAAAATGGAACACCCATTTCGGTGAAGTTAGTCTCGGAGAATAGCCAAGCAGGATTGTTTTCAAGGCATGGATAGACAGTCCAAGATTTTAAAGATTGTTGTAACACCCGCATATCGAAGTGTCGTGCCGCTTCAAGAGCCTTCTCCACAGATCGAATGTCTGTGCAGTAGTCATCATCCCAGTAACCGATATAGTCATAGTTACGCCAGTCAACACCTTTAGTGATCAAGAAGTCTAACAACTCAGGCAGTTGTTTCCACTTGTATCGAACAGGGTAGTGAAAGAAGTGATCATATGAATCTTCTTCAGGAACATAATCTTCTTTGAAACCAACCACACAAACTTCATAGCTTCTATTTGGTTTGTTAAAGCGCCAGTGGTTCTCTTTATCATATTCATCATCGAAGAACATGGGGCAACCAGTTGGTGTAATGATTAGAGCCTTATGCATTGATTTCACCTTTATAAACATTCTTATCAAACCATCTCAAGAAACGATCTTTGTCCATAAACTTGTTTGACCGCTGATAGTCCGCAAACATTGGAGCCAGATACATCTCTTCATATAGATCAGGATTTTCATCAATCTGTTTGATAGCTTCAAAGAATGCATCATCATCTTCATAATCATGCCAGTTCAAGAAGGCTCTTGGATTGAAGTCACAGTCGATTGTTGGTGAACCCCAATAGATAGGAATGGTCTTAGCACAAAGAGCCTCATACAGTTTCTCTGTAGCATAGCCTGGAAATGAATTGTTTTCGAAACATAGATTGAACTTATATGAGTCAAGGAACTTCAACTTAGCTTGAACGGACTCTTCACCACGAGGCAAGATGTAACCGATGTTATTGAAGAGAGGTCCGCCAGATGCAACACCTTTATGATCATTCAACTTATGAAACCAATCATTACGCTTCTGGCAGGCACCATTCTTTACGACGAATGAACAGAAACCTTTCTTCTCATTCAGGTCGGATGGTTGCCGATCTACCGTTGAGGTATTGGGCACATCACGAAAATGATTATCATAATCATAAACAACATAAAGAGGCAGTCGGTAATTGTGTCCATTCCAATCTCCGTGATCGAAGCAAATTGAGTAATGACATTCATAGTTCCACGGCCTCTCGTTTTCACCAGTAAAGAAAATCTTTACGATCTTTCTATTGTTATACTTGATGTTGTTCGAACCGAAGTTCTTATCACCAAAGATAACATAGTCAGGGTTTTCATCATCACGAACGATTTGATATTTATCGGAAAGAACTTTCGTAAAGAAGTTCTCGATTGCACCGAAGGTATCACAGAATCCTAGTTTCAAAGTTTTCATTATAACCCACCAAAATAATCTTCTTCAACATAACCCCTTCTATGCCAGAAAGGAGTCCTCGATACTCTAGCGAGAGGGCAAATCTCACCAACAGTAAAAGAATCAATCTCTCTATTGACCGAGTAGAAGTGCTTGGTTTTATCTTCGAGCATTCTATTCGTGTAGAACTCAGCTTTGTCTTTATCAATCTGAGTCAACCCATCGACATTGATCACTAGATCATAGCCACCTGTAAAGTCATGCGGCGACAAGAACTTGATGCCATGATTAGGCAAGTTAGAACCTAAGAAATGCATTGCGAATGCATTGACCATAGGAACATCAACAGTAGTAATGTTCTTGAATCCTAATTTATATAGGTAATAGGACAGATGACCTACACCACCACCAATATCGATGATGCTAATGTCTTTCTTGTTCCAATACTTTTCAGCGATTCGAATGGCCACACCAAGACACATAAAGTCTCGATCACTATAGAGACCATACTTTTCTGTTTGAATACCAAAGAGATCGCCTGAGTATTTTGGTGCTGAGATATCCGCATCTAGATGCTTAGATAGTTTCTCTATATACATATCAACAGGGATAATATAGAAACGATGATAGTTATTGTTCTGAACATAATCTTCGGGTGAGAAAGCTGGAATCAAACCGACCGATTCCATCAGCGTGAACAACTTATCATAGATAGCAAAGCCGGCATTCTTCTGAATATCATCAACATTCTTAACGAACATATCATGATAAGACTCACCTTGCGTGATGCCGTTCAAGATTGGGCTTTTGAACATATGTTTCATATGCTCATGAATACGGTTTGTATTACCATCCTTCATATCATCAACAAGTAGATCAGTAAAGTATGGTTCTTTATCGATATCCTTCAGAACATAGTCTGTCATCTTTTGCAGTAGTTTTTCATCTGCAACATCATTGGCCTGACCCCAGCCGAGGGTATAGGTACCTTCGACTGGAGGATGGTTGACCATCAATAGACCTTTGAAGTAACTGAAAGGCAGACTTACATTCCACTTCATCATCTGTAGATCAGGTCTAGCAACTTGCATCACTTATTCTTTCCGTTAATCTGCTCTTCTATCCAGCGGTATGTTTCTGTCAAACCATCATGAAGAGAATGATTAGGTGACCAGCCAAGTTTTTCTTCGATCAACCGATTATCAGAGTTACGACCGCGCACACCCACAGGACCATCAACATAAACTTTTGCCAAATCTTTGTTACCAATCTCAGAAGCAACTTCAACGAGTTTGTTGATTGTTACCATCTCTTCTGAACCGATATTAACAGGACCCATGAAGTCTGATTGCATAAGCAAACGAACAGCATCAATGCAATCATCAATATAGAGGAATGAGCGAGTCTGCTTACCGTCACCCCAGATTTCGATTGTGTCATCACTATTAATCACTTTACGGCATATAGCTGCCGGTGCTTTCTCTCTTCCTCCATCCCAAGTTCCTTTTGGACCATAGATGTTATGGAACCGAGCGATGCGAACAGGAATATTGTAATTGCGATTATAGGCAAGATAAAGTCTTTCACTGAATAGTTTCTCCCATCCATATTCACTATCAGGGTTTGCAGGGTATGCACTAGACTCAACACAGTTAGGATTATCGGGGTCTAACTGATTGTGTTCCGGATACATACAAGCCGATGATGAATAGAAGATCAAAGGTTTTTGACTATCAGCATACCGGTAATGATAGTCTCTCACAGCATCCAACAGGTTCAGATTGATGGTAGCCGAGTTATGCATAACATCAGCATCATGCTCACCTGTGAAGATATAACCTGCACCACCCATATCAGCCGCGAACTGGTAGATTTCATCAAACGGTTTATCAAACTGTCTAGCATAGGTTTCATAAGGATTACGTCTACAGCCAGCATAGCCAATCAACTGACTCACATCATCTCGATCACGGAGATCACGAAGGACAAAATGGCAAGCCTGAGTCTTTCCATGCTCAGGATATTTCAAGTCAACACCACGAACCCAATAGCCTTCAGCCTCAAGTCGTGTAACCATATGATTGCCGATGAATCCACCAGCACCGAGAACTAATGCAGTTTTCATAACTTACCTCTTTTATACCAAAACCAAGTTGCACGATTAGAAATTAGAACAGGCGTTCCAATCTTAACATCACGACGAAATTTACCGAGAGATTCCTTCACATCGACATATTCATGACCATTTCCAGCAAAGATGCCGCCGGTCCGAACCAGATCATAATATTTTTCAAGGTTCTCTGGAGTGCAAGATTCACGTTCAATACAAACGAAGTTGCTCTGACGATCTGACATGAACTTAATCTTATCTTTATGCTTCTCGATGTTCTTATCAAAAAGCTTCTTCAGCTTTTGACCTTCTTCATTATCTTCATATTCATTGACAACATAGATGCGGAAAATCTTAGTGCAGTTTTCTAAGAGGTCTACAACAGATTCACCTTTCAAGTCACCAACAACAGTAATCTTGATCTTCTCTTCACGACTAGCCATACGATTAACATATGGAATAAGACCGCGTGAAGTCATAGTTGAACGAGGCCACATACCGAGAGGCACCAAACGATCAATTTCAAAAAAGTCAGGATTCATTTCAAACATTATTATCTCCATAGAGTTCTTCGATCTTGGCCTTCAATTCAGGAACACGATCATATTGATGCACGATTGTAAAGGGTTTACCACCGGCGGTTGTGACGATGCCATCTTCACCGATCTTAGGTTGGTTATCTTCATACATAGACTGATACTTGATGGGGTCATCAGAGAAGATGAAACCTAGATCACCTTTGCCTGCTTTGACAGCTTCGAGTGTGGTGCCTAGTTGAATTGCCCATTCATCTGTATTATTGGTAAACATCAGATCATTGTTATAAGGTTGAGTGTTAACCATGAAGTTAAACACTGCCTGATCGACGATAGGAATATTGCGATTGATACTCAGTTGGAATAATGTAAGAATGAAACCTTCAACATACTTGTGGTCACCAGCAATGGTACCGACATTGAAGATCAACTTGTCTTTTAGCATATTGTGGAAGAAAGGTCCGAATGTCTCAAGCAAGTTCTGATTACCCCAAGGCTCATTGACATAACGAAGCCCTTCGGAACTACAGACCATGAAACTATCGACGAGATTGTAATCCAACCACTTCACAGGATCATCTTGAAAGATAACATCACGAGTATCAGTCATGATCACGTTTGCATATTTTTCTTTCGAGTTATGCAGGTAGTTCCAGATATAAAAGAACCGCTCAACATGTGGTGCACCATTACCGTGTGCTTTGAAAGAACCATCTGCCTGCTTATCACCATAGAGTGACAGCAACACACCATTCTCCGTTAACTTCTCGATAGTTTCTTTAGAGATGTTTGTGGCAACCAAGGCCACATCTCCTTCGAAACCACTCTTCTTGATTGAATTGACCCAGTATTTCAGTTGCTCCCAACCATAGTTGGATGCTCCGCCGATAATTAAGCTTTTAGCCATGGTAAATCACCTTTGTAATGTTCATTATAATATGCATTGCCTTTGTCGAAGAAGTCTTTAGACACAGAACCTTCATTACCATCTAGACGATAGCACAAGGTTCTTTGACGGCTATTGGCATGAGATGATTGTTCTCGAATCATATTGAAGAACCTACGATCACCACCCCAACCGGAGTGCCATAAACTTGCCACTTGAATGAGGAACTTACGACGAAAAGCATACGATGAGGTATCGACGAGATATTGATGTTCAACATCATTCGTAAAGTATATAGGCCATTCACCGAGAGCCTCACAGTTATCATCACAAAGATAGTTCTTGTCTTTGTCATAGATACCGCGGAGTGAGTAAGCAAAATCCAACTGTCTGTTTTCGATTGTCTCGACCATCGAACGAACATGATCTGGATGATACCAGTTATCTTCATCTAAGAAGAACACATATTCAGCATTGACCAAGTGAGCATAAGCCGCATAGATACGATGCCCATAGAAACCATTTGCGCCAGTGTTTTCAGGTGCAACACTCAGTTGTTGCTTTCGATTAAGACCGAAAAGGCCTAGTGTATCTAATACTTTCTTATAGTAATCAGGACCATCAACTACAATGAGGTGTTTGATGTTTCCATATGTTTGTTTTTCTACACTCTCAAAGGCATCCAATAGCTTTGGTGAACCGATTGTAGGAGTGATAACAACTACAGATTTTTCAATGTTCAGTTTCATTTGATTGTCACACACATCACATCTTCACGGATATGACCGTCGAGATAGATGATATCATATTCAGGGTTAATCTGATCGATCTTCTTTACAGCATCCGTCTTCTTAACGAAAGCCCATTCAGCGGTGTCAAACAACCGACAGTCATCAATGAAAATAGTATGCTCTTTACATGGATGTTCTGCGATGATATCCAGCTCATCAAGAACAGGTGCAGGTCCAGATTTACCGCCGACAAGAGGACCTGAAGCATGAGCATCAAGCCAGAATGTGGCAGGACCTTCGATTGTAGGAACAATCTCTTTCAAACGGTCGATACTATCACCTTGCCATACCTTGACACGAGGTTCATCTTTGAACATCTCTACAGCATTCTTGTAGAGTTCATCATCTAGTTCGATTGTGTGGATAAGTTTATAGCCTCGACTTAAAGCCAGCTTGACAGTATCACCCTTGTAGGTGCCTGTCTCGATGAATGTATCACCGTTGTCATATTTTTCGAGAGATTGGATAGAAAGGTGAGAATCGTTAACGCTAAAGTCCATTTCAAATACTCCATAATCATATAATTATATAGCATATCTCCATATAAGTCAAGAGGGGATTTCTCCCCTCTTGCAATAGCTTAGTATTTATTCTTATAACTTTCAACTAATCGGTCTGCTTGGGCCTGTCTGGCCAAAAGAAACTTATGATAGAGACTAATAAGAATAGCAATCATTCCGCCACCTTAAAGGCACTTTTACGAGCAACGAACTCAATGTCACAACGATGAATACCGAGATCACGAAGATCACGGCCACTTAGAAGGCTGAGTTCGTATACGGTACGACGATATTTTAGGTATGCAGAAATTGCTTCCTGCACTGATTTAAAAAATGCAAAGATCATGTTACTTTCCTTCTTCTTCTGTTAGCATTTGTTTCTTGCTCACAGCTTCAGACGGATCATCAATCTTGATCTTCTTTGATTTCTTTTCTTCTGGAATGAATCGTTCTAACCAGACCTTCAGCATACCGTTTAGCAATTCAGCATTCTTAATCTCGACTGAATCGGCTAGAGTGAAGGTACGAGCGAATGAACGGTCTGCAATACCTTTGAAGATATAACTCTCCGCATTATCTTTGTCAGAATCAATATTGCCTTTGATGGTGAGAGAACCATCAAGCATTTCAATTTCAAGGTCTTGCTTGCCGAAGCCGGCAACAGCAACCTCGATTACATACTTGTTATCTTCTACTTTACGGATATTGTATGGAGGGTAGGTAGGAATCTTAGGAAGGTTATCCATTGCATCTTTCATTCGATTCAAAATCTGATCAGAACCAATCATAGATTTTGTGAGTGAAGGAAAAGAAAATGGATCGAAATAAGGAACTTTATTGAGTGTCATAGCTGTAACTCCTGTTAAGCAAGTTAGGTTAAACTGTTCTCCCATAAGGCGAGAACTACCATTATATATAACACTTTTAGGTCAGGAAGTCAAGTATTCGAAAAAATATTTTTATACACCGGGTGCACCACCAGCAAAGACTGTTGGTGATCCTTGTGCAACAAACATACAAGGAAGACCAGCCGGAATTGGAGGCACAACCACTCCAGGTGCACCAGCAGGATACTGCCAAGACTCACCAGTTCCAATTAGTAATGAAGTCATTCTGGCTACAGCACAACCATGAACTCTAACGGTTGTTGAACCTAGAGCAACAGCACCAAAATGAACAATGCACCATTTACCAAATCGAACAGTATGTAAGGTTGTAAGACAGCCGACAAAACTCATTGGTCTACCGTTTACAAAAACCGAACCAGAACCCATCATCAATACATGAGGCATAAAGCATGTTGGATGTGGTATCGCGGCATCACCTAATCTTGAAACGGCTGGCATCAGTAACCTCCATTATACCTTTCAGTATCTATTGTGTTATTAGCATCATCAGATTTCAGATATGTAGCATCTACGTTATAAGTGTTTGCCTGATGTGAATTTGCAGATGTAAGTTGATAGTAATCTATCAAAAAATTATAAGCTGCTGTGATGTTCTTCTTTACTGTTCTATCGATAGTAAAAGTTCCATTACCACCAGCCGTATAGTTTACCGTAAAGTTATGAGTTACAATTATATCATCAGTGGTGCCTGTATTCAGCCAAAACACAGTTTTATCTGGAGGTACCGAATCATAACTAAATGCATAGTATGTTGGAGTTATACCATAACATCCATTTGGTTTATCCAGATATACTATGTTCTCAGTATTTCCTGATCTATATGATCCTGTGAAGATTACTTTATTGCTAACCACAGATACGACAACATTTGGTTGATGAACGCTAAAAGATACATTAGTGACATTGGATATGGCCACTATAGAATTACCTGATGTTTCATCAATGACGTTTACACCATCGCTGATATACGTCCATGTGTATACGTCAGGTAAGACTGAAGGATCTAAAAGCATTAGTGTTCGTGGCCTTCACAACAATGTTCTTCAGGATTTGACTGCATCACCATGGATTTCATATATGCATCCAGTTCTTCTTGTGTTGGAACCACATCATCTGGATTGAAATCGATGCGAGGGGCTTGATAGACCATATGAGTTTTTGATTCTACACGAACATCATCATCACCCATCATATTTATCTTCTTGGCATTAATGTTCAAGTCACCACTACAGTTGAAGTTCATATCATTATGACCTTCGATATTGATGTTGTTGTTTTCATCAATACGAATGGTAATCCCACCGTCAACTTCAATGACGGCAGGTCTCGATTCTATCTTATGATGATGATAGTTTTTCATTAAGCAACCTTCTTAGGTCTTCCACGACCGCGCTTTTCAAAAACGGGTGTCTCAACACCGGTCGAACCGAGACCACCAACACGATCAGTTTTCTGTGTTGGTGCTTCGGATGTTTCAACAATAGCATACTTCAAACTCTGCACTAATTCAGCTTGTGCGATACGGTCACCATTGCTGATAGTGACAGGATTCTCAGAATGATTGGTGAGAAGAACGAAGGTTTCTTGAAAGTAATCCGAATCGATTACGGCTTCAAGATTAGCTAGTACCAATCCTTGCTTATACGAAAGCCCTGAGCGAGGATGAATACGAATTGAATATCCTTCAGGTATATCAAAGATAATCCCAGTAGGTACCATGATGCGGTCACCAGGCATTATCACGGCTCGACCATCTTTGAGTGTTCTAGTGAAGTGTGAATTGAAAGCACTGTAGCCAGCATACTCATACTTACCATAAGCTTGGAAAGCAATATCGAAACATGCGGCCTGTTGTGTACCAAAGGTGGGAAGAATTACTTCTGGATTAGTTTTATAGATTTTCAAAGTAGTCATAATATACTCCATTATGTTTTATGTAACTCTCAATCAATCTTCTTTGCGTTTCTTGCCTATGTTGTATTTAGTTACAAGAATCCAATCATCTTTCTCGCGGTGTGAGATGATCTTGATCTGACTTAGTGGTGCAACAGGGTCCTGAGACTTACTAGGATCAACCAACTTCAATAGATTCCATTCAGCCAATAGGTTAGCAATAGTATTCAGTCTAGCTTTGTCATCATCAGAGAAGTCAGACTTCTTACCATCCAGAATGAAGAGTTGCTTAAAATGTATAATATAGTATTTGCCTTGCTTATGTAAGATATGAGCAGACTGATATAGAGTTTTGTCTTTTTTAGATGCTACGCCTATACGAGATAGCGTCTCTCTAACTTTTAAGAAATCATCAGGTTCCTTTAGTAGCACCTCTATTAGTTCGTCTGGATTCAACATTCAAACCACCTTTATTCAATTTTTTTCTTATTTCAATGATCTGATCAGAAGTCAAGACTGTAAGCGCCTCTTTAGCCTTCTCATTCGAGTAGTTGAAATACTCCTTGATAGACTCCAAATCTTCGATGGTCTCACGCTTTTGCCACTTCTGGAATGGGCGGCGATACCCTCTTATTTTATTTATAAGATAGTGATATTGAAGGAGTTTCTCGGTGTTAGGAATGAGATTCATCTGGTTCGCCTGAAGAACACAATCATAGTGAAATGATAGTGCTTTGTTAACGACAAAAGGCACATAATCTCTCTCATTCTCTGAGGAGATTACATGCTTTTTGCTTTGTAAGATAGATGGTATTACGTCTTTGAAGAGATCAGTCATGGACAGGTAAACAAGCTATTCAGAACATTGATATCAGGAATATCATCCATAGAGGCTAACATGTAATTATCCAGTAGCTTTCGATGACTATCTTTTTCAAGAAATTGTGGTATCACACCGATAACCCTCCAAAGAGGAGTTGAGTTTTGCGGCTTTGAAATCTTTATGCCAGAAAGTTCTCTGTTGATCCAACCATACATAAAGCCTTCATATTGTTCAATCGACTTTATGTAATTGTGATGATCCTCAGCAGCGTTATCTGGATTAGAATCCATAGAATATAAGATGATGTTCGTTACAATACCCCGTGCCGCATTTGGAAGAATATGTTCACAGAATGTCATCGCATCTTTATTACCGCCTGTTTGATAAAAGGCAAAATCATCCATAGACTGGATACCAAACTTGTTTCGATAATATGCCGCATGTCTGTTCAATGACTCTTCTAACCATGGCAGCCACTCTTTACGATCTTTGATTAGTAAGACTTGACCATTCTTGTTTCTTCTAACAGAATCTATGATACTATTGATTATTTTTGTGATGATACCGTTATTATTACTGAATACTCTGGTAACTTCCATCTCATTATACAGCCAATCTGCGATTTCAGCAGCATCATTATTCATCTCATCAGCAAGGATAATGCCTACACCAGCCGCTTCAAAATCTTTCATGGTTGCCGCTGTGGCGGGATCACGATAATTGGCCTTCACACCATTACTATTGGTAGTTCTAACCGAGTTATCGTTTTCATATTCAAAGATGGCGCAAGGAATATATTTTTGGCCAGCACGAATAGATGCTCGGATTCTGGTTTTACCGTCTAAGATTTTACCGTTAGAACTAACAATAGGTGGGAAATAACCTGAATCCCATCCTTTATTAGAAAGAGTATGCAACATATCTTCAGTTGCTTCTATCTTATTTTGCTTAAATCGAATCATTCGATTTTCTAATTTTTCATCATCATATGCAAGTTCTGAAATATCAAACCAACCAAATTTGATGAAAGTGCCTCCAGTCTGCTTGGCTTCACAAGCAGCCTCATCAAAGGTATCATAATATGCAACCACATCTACGGCAGTACCAAAAATAGTGCGAATAGTCACTTCATCCACACTTAATGACGTATGCTTCATTAACATTTAACATTCTCCTTTTCACATTAGTTCCATGCACTCACTGAGTAACTCTGGAGTAGTATACACTGTTTTTTACTCAAAGTAAAGAGTTCATCCATACTTTCTTGATCGATAGGCACCGCAATCATATCTCTACCATCTTTCGTCTTGTATGATGAATGCTTCATCTCAGCCGACTTGATGAGATAAACTTTACCATCGGAATGATGAGGCTTCTCTTTGCTAGGTACCGAGATGAAGATTACGCGGTCAGCATTCTTACACTTACGCAACTGATTAGGTTTGAAGCTGAAAGCATTCTTGTATATGTAAGGTACTTGCGTCTTCACTTCAACCTTCAACCCATCGATAATCATATCTTTCTGACTATCATATTGATCTTCAGATAATGTTACCTTTTGCCCAGCGGCCGTGCAGTAGTTGACTATGATAGTCTCACCCGCACGACCCATCATTTCGATGCTCTTAGACATATTCACAATCCACCATGATTTCTGTCAAGCAAGCCACAAGGTTGATCTCTTGATCAGCCACAAATGCCGCTTGATATTGATATTTGGCCAGAATAACAACCGCTTGTGGAATACTATCTGGTTTGAAATACTCATAGAGTGAGTCATAGATTTTACGGTAGATACGGGCTGGTTCAATATCAGAGTTAGCCACAACCCACTTACGCATCTCAGAGAAGTCTTGGTTCTTCAGATATCCAACCAGATCATTGATCTTCCTTACATCTGAAACCTGAGAGATGATACCAGCATCAAGAGAACCAGAGTTGCTATATCGTTGGAGTTCATTGAGAGTCCTCCGATAATCTGGGAAAAACTTTTCGATGATTTTGATAAGGACCTGCTTGTCATATTCAACACCTTCTTTACCGAGAACGATACCCAAACGAGACATTAACTGTGATGCCATACGAGGTTTTTCATCAGGCTTCAGTGAGAAGTCAATCACCGAACACCGAGAATGTAGAGCATCGATCAGGCGTGATTTAAAGTTACATGTGAAGATAAAGGTGCAATTATCGGAGAACTCTTCGATAGTTCCACGCAAACCAGCCTGAGCTTCTGGTGTAAGATAGTCAGCCTCATCTAGAATGATAACCTTTCGACCACCAGTCAATGAGATGGTAGAAGCATACCCTTTGATCTTAGTTCGAAGGGTATCAATACCACGCTCTTCCGATGAGTTGATGAACAGATGATTCAAGCCAATCTGTTCACACATAGCCATGGCGACTGTTGTCTTACCAACACCAGCCGAACCAGTCAGCATGAGATTTGGAATAGAGGCGGCATCAACATAACTCTGAAACACACTCTTGATACGATCAGGTAAGATACAATCCGCTACAGACTTAGGTCGATACTTTTCACACCAGAGAAACTCAGTCATTTTTCATCTTTCATAAACTTTTCAACCGTCCTGCGCCAAACATCTTCATTCAACTGGTCGACGATTATGTTCTTAGAATATATCATCATCAGCGATGCTAATCCTAACAACTCAACCTCATTATCGCACATCATGATGGCGTTGTCAATATGAGCCGACAACTCCATCAATCTTTTCTTTCGTTCTGGATCGATCATTTGTTGATGATCTGCTTTTCAATATCCTTCAGAACATCATAAATTATCCGAGCATCAGCATCACCCATAGATGCCATTTGAGAATGAGTTTCAATCTCTAGTCGGATGATTTTCAAAATGCGATTCTTTTCGGGCGTATCAGCAGTTCGATCAGCAACACCAGCAATGCGAACCAGTGTTGCGCTTACCTTTCGACCGAAGTAGATAATGAACCCCAGAAGCCCGATGTTCATTATCAGTAACCACATATCCATGACAGTTACAAACTTCATATCAACTCCTTATGGAAGTGTTTTCATAACAACATCATACATCTCTTCGAAGTTTTTGTTTTCTTCGATCTCTTCATTGAAGTTAGCCTTGTAGTAGGCTTTAGCCATGCGGCGGACAACCTTCTTATCAACACCAAGGTCTTCGAAGACCTTGTTGATGGTTTCTTTCTGAAGGTCACGTTCAGCCGCTGTGCGGGTCATGCTATCGTTCAGTTCATTGATAGCACCGCGAAGTTTCTTCTTGTCCTCGGTTGAAAGTGAATTGACGGTTACAGTTGGGTGGTTGTGACCAATGGTAGCCATTATTTCTTCTCCATCGCAATGAAATAGGTGAGATTACCGCCCTTGTTAACAAACTTAGAGAAACTGCCGATTGAAATCTCGACGGTGTAGTCATCTGGAATCAAGCGAAGATATTCAGTCTTGAAAGATACAGCGAAGTCGGCACCAGTATAGTCATCGACCTTTGTTGATGCGAAGTTCGAGGTATCATTAGACTTTTCATGAGTTTGCAAACGAAGTTCACCATTCTTACCAACAACAGTGATGTTCGAAAGATCATTCATGGCAGCCAAGCGAAGAAGCTTGGTGAGTGTAGAGTTAGTAAGGTTGAAGGTAACATCAATATTCTTCAACACAAGGTCTTTGCCTTGAGGAGGAGAGATGATGAGACCTGGAGATGATGAGTAATAGTTCAACTGAATATCACCATCATCCATAATAACGCTCTTATCAGAGAAGGTCAATTCAGGATTCTTCAATGTGGTGACATTGCCGAGAAACTGGTTCAAGTCATAGATACCAAACGGTTCAGGGATGTTATCTTCGAGTTTAGCTTCAAACAGGATAGTCTGTTCAGGTGAGATAGTCTTTTGAACATTACCTTTTTGCAGAACAACACCAGAGTTGATGGATGCAAAGTTCTTCAATACAGTCAATGTCTGTTCAGATAGCTTCATGATATACTCCTAATTTCACGCTACATTATTCATTGTATCAGGTTTTTTCGGGCCTGTAAAGACCTTCAGCATATGTTTTATATCGGATTCCAACATTAGAAGGCTGCCATTGTTGTCGATCTGATAATCAAATTGCTGGCCAATCCATGCCCACTCAGAGTAGTGAACACCTAACTTTTCCATCTCAGCATAGGCTTCATTCGAATGTGTGAAACTAGGATTGTTAGCCGCATGAGCGAGATTGTACCACTCAGGGTCGGGACCTCTTACAACACGGATAATATGCCCACCCATCCTTCGAATGAATTCCAGTTCGTTTGGAAACCGAACATCAGGAATTACAAACTTGTCCTTTGACTCATTATCCTGCATAGAACGGATGCGCTTGGCGACAGTGTGAACCCAAAGGTTCTCATTGAATACATCTCGACCAGCCTCGGTTCCCATAAGCTGAAGCATGTATCGAGGTGTTACGTCATAACCAAACCTCTCTGACCACCACTTATCTCTCGTCTCACGGAAGATACGGCTGGTTTCGGTATCACCTTCGAGAAGGTCCCTTGGCCAATCAAAGATAACCGATACAGCATCTTTGAGTGCATCAGCAAAAGACACGCGGGTGTATCCATGTTGTTCGATTAGGATATCACCCGCCGTCCCCTTGCCTGATCCTAAGAATCCGACAACGCCTATGATCATTAGAGATTCCCGGTTAGAGCCGCGATTGCATTCATATCACCCGTGAAGGCATAGGTGCCTACATGCTGTGTTCGCATCCATGGGCAGAGCCAGATAGAGCCTCCAATCGCTCTCCAATACTGACAGAACATATAGTCCTCAGAGAGGTAACGGTGGCTGTCTGGATCGATCACGGTGTCGAAGTATGCATGGATATACCTTGAACCATCGAAGTTGGCCTGACCTGCATGGTCTGGCTTGTAGTTCAAGTGTGGATACTCTTCAGCAAACTTGGTGAACACCGCCTGCTTGATAAGCATGAAGCCAGTGCCGATTTCCATGACCTCAAGAGGTTCAGAAACCTTGAACTGTGTGGTTCCAGGAACCGCATTGAATACATACTCGCCGGTAACACCTTCGAGTTCACCTGGATTGAACTTCTCTTGGTCGATGTTTGTATCTTCGATCACCCGTTTAGCGGCTCTAAAGACATTCCTCCAGTTGATGGACTTCTTTGGATATGGACCGCCGATAACATCTTTGTCCAGAGCCATCAAGGCCAATACGTCCTGTGGATTGAAGAGAATGTCCGAATCAATGAAGAGAAGGTGAGTGTAACCGGAGCGAAGGAACTCATCTACCAGATAGTTTCGAGCGCGGGTAATAAGGGATTCGTTGAAGAGGAAAGAGAAACGGACCTCGATGCCGTATTGTGAGCATAGACCTTGGAGGTCGAGACATGCTTTCATGTAGAGACCGTTGCAGTTACCGCCATACATGGGGGTGGCTACAAACAGTTTGTGTTTGCGTAGACTTTCAACGCTGATAGATAATTCCATAATGATCACTCCTAAAATATGACGAAAGGGATGCTACACAGATATATAGCATCCCTTTTTAGATCAATCAGAAAAATTATGCGGCGATGCGGTAGAAAAGTTGCTTCTGACCTTTGACAGTCCGATGGTTGCTATAGATGGTCTCACCACGCAGATTGCGAAGGTCGGAGATGCGCTTATAGACAACCTCTTTGGTAACACCAGCCAGCTTAGCCAGCTTTTGTGGGGTTACGCCTGCGCCAGTAGAATTGCTGCGAAGGTACTTTTCGATTTTTGCTAACTGTGACATGTAATTTTTCTCCATAATGAAAGGTCACTCAAATAAAAGTCTCCACGATGGCAGGTGACCAATCCGCCATCGTGGAGTTTATGACGAGGGAGAAAGGAGCCCCCGTCAATCTCAGAAGGCGATCTCAGGATCGGCCTGTGTTTCGGTTTTTGTTTCTTCTTCGGGAAGAGGAGACAGGCTGGCATCCAGCTTCTTGTAGAGGTCGAGGAAAGAGTTCTTGGTATCAATATCGAAGCGGTTCAAGCAAAGCTGGATTGCTTTCTCACGGTCTTGGTTGAAGATGGCATAGGCTTCACAGATATGAACCAGACGGCGAGTCGAGATGATCTCGGAGACCGCACCTTCATAGAAAGACTTACGGATTACATCAGCCCAAGTGACAAGCTTTTCAACAAAGTCATTATCAGCAATGCCGTTGGCACCAAGAGCATTGGCCACAATCTTCTGCTCAACCTTGATCGAGGGATATTCCTGTTCCATCGTGATCGAGAAACGCTCAAGGAAGGCTTCGTTCATCACGTTGGTGCCGATAAAGCGACCGTCATCAGAACCTTTACCCTTGGTGTTGGCGGTCGCCACAATGGTGAAACCAGGGGCTGGCGTGATCACCTTGTTGACCTTCTTCAGGTAGATAGGCTTGCCTTCGAGGACAGGTTGCAAGCACATTAGCTTGTTAGAGCCAAGGTCAACCTCATCAAGCAACAGGACGGCGCCACGTTCCATGGCGACCACGACTGGACCATTCTGCCAGACCGTCTTACCATCTTGCAAGCGGAAACCACCGAGCAAGTCATCTTCATCGGTTTCGATGGTGATGTTAGTGCGAACCAGTTCACGTTTTTCCTGAGCGCACACTTGCTCGACCATCATGGTCTTACCGTTACCAGACAGACCAGTGATATACATGGGATAGAATTTACCAGACTTCAAAATCTGGCGAACATCATTGAAGTTGCCGAATGGCACATAGCCAGTGGCCTTCGAAGGAATCAGAGTGAAGGTTTCGGCCTGAGGATTCATCTGCAAGATAGTAGCGGCCATTTCCGCGGCGACAAGAATTTCGACAGGCTGTGAAGCCATCGGAACAGTGGCTCGAACACCAGCCACCGGTTTCACTTTGACAGGCTTCTCAGCAGTCGAAGCAACCACACCGGTCAGAGAATAGACACCACGAGCGACACGGCGACTGGTGTCATTCAATAGCCAGTTTGGAAGATCCATATTGTAGGTCGAGCAGATATTGATGACCTTAGAGCGGTCAATGGTTTCGATATCACCGTAGGTCGATTTGACGGCGGCGAGGAAGGCGTCACGATTAGCTAACTTAGGCATGGTCAGTTTCCCTGTTTCAATCAATCATATATGTATTATAGACGGTAAAGGTGGCTTTGTCAAGCCACTTTCTTGCTTTGGGAAGAAATCTTTTCAATGAAACGGCTCAAGAGGACACGGTTCACGGACTTCTTTTCAGAAAACTTCATGAACTCCTTAGCCATCTTGGCGCGGCTCATGTTGTCGGTATCGATAGAGTAGTCAAGCTTCGAGATATCCATTTCTTTAGCATTGATGATGTAGTAGTCATCATAACCTTTAGATTGGACAAGCAAGAACTTGTTTTTCTTCCAGCTTTCGGTGTATTTGGTAATATCAGCGCCATAACCGAAGATTTTATACACGAGGTGACGCAGACTATCACTAGCAAGGAAGAAACCAATCAGGTTTGAACCTGTGCGGTCTTTCAAGATGCGAAGTAAAGAGTTGGTTACATCATCAGAATACAAACTCTTACCGAGGTTATATTCTTTTTTCATTACATCATCTTTTAGAATGTAACGGTTACCTTTTGGTTTATAAGGTGCATTACTTACATCAGGGTAACCAATGCAGTTGGAATCACCGTCAGTCAAAAAGACCGTGTTGACGATCTCCAGCTTGTTCCGCTTGCGAAAATCATTAACCAGACCTTCAGCGGCAATGATAGCTTGGTTGAGAGGCGTGCCGTTCATAGCATCACAACGATAAACACTATATCGGCGGCCCGCATACCACAAGAGACTATAAGCCTTGTTCAATTCCGTCAGGTTCATCCGAGACGAAAGGATGTTCCGCAAGCGGAAGTTGTTTAACTTAAACGCCTTTGGATCGGGATTGAAAGAAGTTTTAATGTGATCACCGTCAGTATAGCAAGGGTCACGGAAGAAGTAGACTTCGAACGGAATCTGAACCCGCTTACAGAACATGGTCAGGCTGATCAGTTGCTTGACGGTCTTGGACATGTTGTCGATCATAGAACCAGACCAATCGAGGAACATGATGAAGCCGTGGTTTTTACCGTTAGGCAGAGTAGCCAAGCGGCGGAAGATATCATCATTGTACCGATAAGAGTGAAGCTTGTTGGTATCAATGACACCGGTCTTAGCAACCGAAATCTTCGAATAGGCCTCAGCAGATTTTCGGCTTTCAAATTCTTTCACCATGTAAGAAATGGTGGAGTTTTCTTCAGCCTTAAACTTACCAAATTCTTCAGTAACAGTCTTGAAGGCTTCAGGACCGCGAGAGAGGAGTTCGGCTTCCATTGCCTTGAGAACAATCTTATAATCATCAACAATATTATCGAGATTAGGTTTAGGAAGGTTCATGTAGATATAGTTGATGTTATCATCGGCGACAATGTTTGAGATGTTTTCTTCCCAAGCCTTTTCAGTCTCAGATTGAGGAACAAAGTCTCCATCGGTAGGGCCAGCACCTTCATTAGAGGTTTGACCTTTTTCTTCTTCTTCTTCGGAATCTTTAGGTTCATCCTTCTTATCAGAAGGTGAACCATCTTCTTCCTCAGACTCATCTTCGGAGTCACCTTCATCAGAACCAGAACCATCGGTTTCGGTTTCTTCTACATCATCATCAAAATCGAAGTCATCACCTTCTTCGAGGTCATCACCATCTTCTTCGCCTTCAGCCATACGGAAATCTTCCATCTGCTGTTGCTGTTCTTCGCCTTTGTCCTTCGAGAAACGATAAATCTCTTCGGTCAAGGCGACAACATCTTCGAAGGTCTCGGCGTTTTCAACCCGCTTGACGAAAGGTGCTTCTTCTTTACTGAAGATGATACGACCCAAGGTGCCCATTGAACCGCCCTTGAAATACATATTCAAGCGGTCGATGAAAGACATATCATTGGCATTCTTTTTGGAAGTGCCAAAGAAGTCACGTTCGATCAGTTCTTTGTAGCCAACAATGTAGTTACGCTTGGCACCTGGATACCGGCGCTTCTGGCGCTTATCGATACGGGCATCTTCAACAACATTGAGGAAGCCTTTGATAGCACTTTGATACTTTTGGTTTTTCGAACCGTGGACATTCTGAGCAATGCTATCAATGGCATTCATCCAGCCATCAGCCGGTGTATCAAGAGCATGGCCCACCTCATGAACGACCAACATATCATAAAGGTCGTTTGAAATGTTCTGCCAAACTGGAAGAACCAAGATACGGTTTTTAACGTCAAAGTAGGCAGTTCGAGCCGAAGGATCATGCTGGAACGAGATGTTCTCGGTCGCCAGCAGCTTGGCTAATTGCGATTTGGACTGGATGTTCTGTTCCGACATAAGACCCTCATTGATTATGCCTTCAGTATAACGGAGATGGAGGTAAAGTCAACTACAAAAAGAGAATACTAGACCTGCATCCAACGCATACCAAATGAAAAAGGCTGGTTTTCACCAACCCTTGGATTATACATCAACTTTTACGGAATAGCAAATCATCGACCAACCTGACCTAGATACTTTTCCTTAACTTCTTCCCACTTCAAGTATATCTGATCATCATAGAACAACGTTTCAGTAGAAACTCGATCAGTCTCTTGTAGATTACGAATACGTTTAGCGGCATACTTCTCTTTCCAGAGTGTAGTCAGGTATTCATATGAAGTATCGAAAGACTTAACCAAATCTTTTTCGCCGATCTTACCACAGAGGAAATCATTCGTATTGTTATACAATGGTGAGAAATAGATTCCGCGTTGATGTTCAGATCGAATCAACTCTTTAGGTATGCTCAACTTACTGTATGTGAAAGTATATGAACGATTCTTATGGTCACGTTTATATGGCTGACCACTTTGCTTCTTAGCCGAATACCATTCGAAATACTTACGAGTATGGTTCTTCTTCAGCCAATCACGAATCATTGTTACTGTAGGCTTGGTTGTTTCATATGAGACTGAACCAGACGAATAGCCCATCTTCTTCCAGTGCTTCAGGTTATCATACTGGCTGAGACCGCCTTGCTTCTTCATACCATATAGTGAAGTGGTTGTCACACCAGCCAGAACATCACCATATTGTTTCTTCCACTGATATTGAACCTCATCAGACAGACACAGCAAGGCCAAGAGTTTACCACCAACATAGTTATAACCAAGAGGTTGCAACGGCACGATGGTCGAACCAATAGCGGTGTAGTTGATCATATGACCCTGAGTTTTCTTCTCACGTTCCCAACCAATATATTGATCACGAGGAGTCAAATCAAGGAAGTCAGATGAGATGCACATGACACCAAGATATTTACCAGACTTGCGGTCGATCACGATATAGTTAAGGTTTCGACCAATGTTAGAATTGTTCTTCATGGTAGAGGTAAAGGTGCGGATGCCGTTCCATGTTTCAGACATTTCTGAATCTTTGGTGTAAATTAGTTCAGGCTGAAGTTCGAGATAATCTTCTGGTGATTTAGGAATCCAGATATTGTCTTTAATACCCTTGATGAACATCTCTTGGTCTTTGTCCATCTGGACTTCTTCACCAAAGAGTGTTGATATCTCTTGTGTAGGATATCGTTCTTGAATCTCACACCACTTTTGAAACAAAGTATATTCACCGACAGTCATCTGAGATGCATGTTGCAAATCACGGATGACAGCATCACGAAGTTCTTCATCTGTTGGTGCTTGAAGTTGTGTAACATCATTGGCCGCAAGCCAATCTTCCCATTGCTTTTCGAGAAACGGATCTTTGACGGCTACTTCTTCAATTTCAACTTCTTCAATTTCTTCAGACATACCTACTCACTTTCAAATAATATACTATTATATACCAGATTAGACGGAAAGGCGAGAGAAATTCTTATGCTTCTCAAATCGATACACTTTCTGAAACTTGTCGAGTAGTGTATCCGTCTTATGGCTTATAACAAAGGTATTGGTATCACCGAGCATATCCCACATGATCTTCAGGAACTCATCTGTACCACTTGTATCTAGTGAACCGTCCAGAACCTCATCGAGGATAAGGAGGTTCGTGTTGACCGAGTTACGCATTCTAGCTATCGTTCTCCATGTGAAAAGGAGAGCAAGGTCGATACGCATCTTCTCACCTTCAGAGAAGTTGTGGTATGAGAAGTCATCACGGTAACGGCTCTTGATAGTCTCTTCGAACTGTTCGTTGATGTTGAAGTTTACGAAGAATCCCATCTGAGCAAGATACTTGTTGATCAGTTTGTTGATGATAGGAAGATATTGTTTGATGATCTTAGTCTTGATACCACCATCTTTAAGTAGACTGATAGCAGTCTCAATATACTTTTTCTCTGTCAGCAAGTCATACTTTTCTTTGTTGAGTATAGCCAACTCTTCAAAGATGGTCTTGAGAGAAGTCTCATTATCGATCAACATCGTATCTGAACCATCAATCTGTTCAACCTGATCCTCAATATCATTGATATGCGAAATCAAGTTGGCAATGTTGGCGTTGACCGATGTTATGCGATTCTTTACATTGCTGGCCTCTACGACAAGCTTATCAGATTCGTTGACGGTAGTAACACAAATAGAGATTTGATCTCCAATATCTCTGAGACCTTGAGAGAGTTCTTCGAGTTTTTTGGTATTACTATCAACCGCCTCAGCTTTGAAGCCACTGTCAATAGATTGATGACAAGTTGGGCAAGTGTCATTATCACAATAGAAGGAGATTTCAGATTCAATTCTATTCGAATTAGATTCAATCTTTGATTGTAGCGCAATCAGTTTCTTGTGCTTGTCTTTACTTTTCGCTTTTTCACCGGCCTGTTCAAGAAGGCCAGTGAGCCTCTCGTCAAGGGAACGAACTTCTTCTTTGTGGGTGATGATCGATTGTTCATGATCTTCTTTTTGTGAAAGCAAGACATTCTTCTTGTCCTCATTATTCTTCTTCAGACTGACGATGCTCTTTTCAATGTAAGACTTCATATCTTCTTTAGCAGAAAGATTCAGTCTATTACGTTCAATCAAGTCTTTATTGGTGCTTGATCTCTGTTTAGTGATGTTGCTCATGATAGAGAAGATTTGAATGTCAAGCAAATCTTCAATGACAGTTCTACGATCATTAGCCGACAACTGCATGAAAGGAGTAAACGAAGCCGAACCCAGAATAACAATCTGAGTGAAAGACTTATAGTTCATCTTGAGTATGAATTTTTCTAGATGTTCTTGATAGTCTCTAGAAGCCGAGTCTTGATTGATGACAATACCTTCGCAGTAGATTTCAAAGACATTCGGTTTGATACCGCGAATAATCTTATAGGCTTTACCATTAGTCTTAAACTCAATCTCAACCACACACTCCTTAGTGTTGACTGAGTTGACCAGAGCCGGCTTGTTAATCTTACGAAAGGCTTTACCAAAAAGAGCAAAGCACAGTGCGTCTAGTATTGTAGACTTTCCTGCTCCGTTGTCGCCAATGACTAGGGAGTTAGACGTTTCATTGAGCTTGATCTCTGTAAAGATGTTACCTGTTGATAGCAGGTTCTTCCATCGAATCTTTTCAAACAGTATCATCAGATTTTACCAATAGTTCCATCGTAGAGCCATATTTCAACCAAGCATTGAACGGAGTGTTATCTTCAGGAATAGCGAAGTAAAGGATGGGTTGAAAGGTGTCAGGATCGATACCTCTTGCTACATGAAAAATCTGTTTGTCACCGATAAGATCAGCAACATTCTTTGCCTCTTCTTTATCTTTGATCATATGAAACATGAAATCTAGGACATGAGTAGTCGTTTCAGGTCTTACAATCACCTTCGTCATTCAGCAAACTCCACTTGTAAAGCTTCCGTATAGATATCTTTCATATAAGACTTCATCTTATCAGTTTCTACAGGTAATGTCAAGCCATCAATATACTTTGATAGAATGGTTACCGTATCTTCAGCCTGATCAATCTCAGAGTCCTCTTCATTGTCCTTGAATGCTGAAACATCTTCGATGATAGAGATATCTAGAGGCGAGACCTGATATAGCTTATCTAGTAACATATCAAACGAGTATGGATTAGTCTTGTTCACACAGACAATCTTCACATAACAACCAGCAAAGGCACTATAGTCTTTAGCCTGAATGTCCTGTAGAATGTTAGGGTTCTTCACATCATCATAGGCCATCATCTTAAAGATGTTATGCGGGTTCTTATGGAAGGTCATTTGTCTTGTTTGGGTGTCGAAGATATGAAACCCTCTAGGATCGTTATAATCACTCCATGTATACTCAGCAAAAGCACCAAGGTAATGAATATTCCTAGTAGTGGACTTATGATGATAATGACCAGACATAACCATATCATAGCGATCAAAGAGATTAGCAGATAAGCCGTGGTCCGAGATACTACCTCTAAACATTTCGAAGCCGTTAAGTTCGAGGTGTCCCATAAGGATTTCAGCTTTTGAGTGCTTGATTGCTTCCATTGATTCATCGTAGTTCGACTCGGTAATCCACGGTATAAGTTGGACATCCAAGCCATCGATGTTGACAAGTTCAGGTTTTTTAAAGTGTCTAATATATTCATATCTATCACCTAAGATTTCGTCCAGTGCGTTTACATCATTGGTGTTCTTGTAGAACACATCATGGTTACCACAGGCGATCATTGTGGGTATCTTCAGTCTCTCGATAGGCTCCAAGAAGTCCTCACGGCAACGTTTGGCCGTCATGAAGTTCAAATACTTACGACGATCAAATAGATCACCTAGATGTAGAATATATTTAACATCCTCATCTTGAATGACTTGCCAGAATTGCTCTAAGGATTTCTTAAAGTAATCGTAAAAAACTGGAGAATCATTTCTGATTCCCCAGTGTGTATCTGTGATAATAGCTACTTTCAAGTTATGCTCTCTTCTTTCCACCACCATGCATCATTGCATCGTTATCATACTTACGGATATTTTGATCAATCGCTGTTCTAATATATTCCAATCTTGATCGATAGTTATCTCGAATGTGTGGGCGTTCATTCTTGTCCATCATATTCTCGATTAGGTTCTCAACCTGAAAGGGTATGTTCGGAAACTCTTCCTTCATTTTCTTTTTCCTCATAAAACTTCAGCAAGTTATTTTCTTTCATCAACTTGCGCTTTGCTTTCTTCGCTTCTTCCTTCTTCTCAAACCTACTCATGAAGTCATTTATATTATCATACATTTGAGAAGGAAGCAAGTGCTTATCTTCATGATCTACCAAAACTCTCATATCAGTGCTGCATAGAACGTTTTGGAAGTTCTTATAGATTATATAGCGATTCTTTTCTTCTTTACTGATTCGACGAATGAAAGCATAGTAAATGACCTGTGTGAAGTATGCAAAAGGATTCTGACCTTTAACTGGATCATAATCCTTAAAATACATGATACAATTCTCTATACCATCTGAAATCATCTCATCACGATATGAGTAGTTCATGAAGCAAGGTTTGGTTGACAACTTGTCCGCAATCTTCCAAATACATTCACCGATATAGTTTGGTATTCTAGGATCTTGAAGACCTTCAGTTCTAGCATCCTGAAGCTTCTGACGATACTCAACAATGGCTTGATAAAACTTCTGATTATCAACATAATGAACTTTTTTTGGCTTAATCATGAAATACCTCTTGACAACTGGTTGACATTGTGCTATAACTGCTATGTCCTCCGTTAATGAAATAGTGTAATGGTTTGGTTAGATGTTAGTGATTTGTTTCAGCTTCTTAATCTGTTTCTCAATAACCTCTTTCCTATTAGGCCATTTGATCATAGGTTTATCAGGGTCTTTAATAAGATTCTCCAGTAGAGGTAAGAATATCTTATTGAGAGCATAGAGTCTCTCTTTCAAATCCTCTACCTGTTCAGACATTGATGCATACTCAGTGTGAGTAGCTACGATATCTTCTTCATTAGAGAAGGTGAATCCGAAATCGTATGCACCTTCTTCGATAAGGTATTTGTTCTTCTCAACCATCAGTGTAACGTTCCTTTCAAAGGTTTGTTGATACCTTCCAGTAAATTCTTTAGGAGTTCCAGACTTTCAGTATCATCAACAAACTCCTCAAACTCTTCTTCACCATCAGAAGGTTTGACGTATTCGGTGTTATTCTTATTCTTCTCTTTCATTTTCTCAAAGTTATCAACACAATCCCAATAATATTCTATCATATCATCTGTAGGATTACCAATGGTGAGAATATCTACAGGATAGATGGTGAAGTCTTGATCTTCACAGATTCTATTGAAAACCCATTGCATGAGATTGATAGAAAACATTCCAGGTCTATTAGAACCACCAACAGAATATGTTAGTCTCATGGGGTTTGTTAGTATATAATAGCTCTCCGAATCATCATCCGATTTCACTTCGGTGATCTGAGAGATCAAATCTTCACCTGAGGTCATTCTAACAAACTTGACAGACTGTTCTAATTCCATGGTCTTATCCTTTGAGTTCTATCTTGTAGATTCTAAAATCAAACTTCTCTTCACTATAAATTTTTATGCGTTCTGAAAAGTGTTTCAGGGTGAAGTTCTCATGTTTCTTGTGTCTTAGATCATCTGCTATATCAAATAGAGTTGCAGAAGTTTTAGTTTCTGATATGCGTAGACCACGACCGATTGACTGTAGATTACGAACTCTTGATTTAGAAGGCGAGGCGAAGATGATGTTATGTAGATTCTTAATATTGATACCAGTCGAGAAGGTTCCGTATGATGCTACGATGATAGCATTAGTTTCTCCCTCAACAATCTTTCTAATCTCTTCTCTAGCTTCACCATCGACATTACCAGACACAAAGAACACTCTCTGACCAGTTGATGCTTTATTTATAATATCATGGAGAATGACACCATGCTTATCGACAAACTGATACAGAACAAGTGTATTACCTTCGAGAGATAAGGCTAGATTAGATATAAACTTGTTTCTGGATTCATTAAGGACTAGATATTCAATCTCTTGAGGATATGTGAAGTTCTTAGCGGCTTGACAAATACTATCGCCATGTTTCAGCAACAAACACTTAATAATGAAATCTGCAACATGACCCTGTGTCATAAGTTCTTTGGTAGTTGTTACCTTACGAACAGTGCCAAATAGGCCTTCGAGAACTAGCTTGTGTGTCTTAGTACCATCTAATGTCCCTGTAAATCCAAATCTATACTTTGAATTTGCAAGGTTCTCCATGATGCTGGCCAGTGACTTAGCTTTAAAGAGATGCGCTTCATCACCGATGATCACATCAAATTGTTCGAAATATTTTTTAGGGAGTTTATAGAGCGACTGCCATGTAGAGATGGTGATTGGTTTATTTGTCTGTTTATCTTCTCCGCCATAGATACGGTGAACAAAGCGATCACTTTCAAAACCATAATCGGCAAAATCAGTAGCCAACTGACTGACAAGAGAAATAGTTGGAACAATAATAAGAGTCCGAGATGAGTAATAGCGCACAAGTAAGTAAATGATGAGCGACTTACCAGAAGCAGTAGGAGAGAGAAGCAGACTACGGCGAGTGCGAACAGCGTGAACGAAAGCGTCAATTTGATAGTCCCTTGGTTTATACTTCTCAGGAAGGTTTAACTTCGTGAAGAATTGTTCGGCCTCACTTAACGAAAACTCTTCATCATAAACCTCATTATCATACTCCCACTCATAGTCACGCTCTTCACAAAACTTGACAATGTATGGAACAAGACCTCTATAGATTCTACGACTTCTTGTATCCCATAATCTTATCTTACCATCCCACAGTTTGTTACGGTATTGAGGTGTAAATTGATAACCAGGAACTTGAAGTGTAAAATGCTCACGGAGTTCATATGATGCTCCTTCAGGGCAATCTATACCAACATAAACCTCATTGATGTTATATATCGATAACTTATCCACCACTTGTATACTTTTCCCATTCTATAAATGATCTCAACTGCCAAGTGCGGTTGTTGATCTCTTTCAAAACTGAAGCACAGAAATCAACAATCTCTTGGTGTAGAACCTTTCGCATGAGCAGATTGTTTAGATCGTTGTCTGAGTCTAAGTATATAGGTATGTCTTGCCGTATGATCTTTTTGAGCAGTGGTTGAAGATTGTAGGTTTCCAAATCTTCTGGATTGTTCAAGTCACCATTGTAGTATTCCCACTTGACACGCTTCATCTTTACATAATCTATGTTGATTTTCTTAACGATGAGGTTGTGGTGAGTTAGAATACGGAGATATTTTGCATGTAGTGAAGATACCTTAGCCAACTCACGAGAAGGTTCAGTCTCATCGACCTTCGAGTCGGTGCTCCACATTTCCATTAGATCATCTATACTGACTGGCGGTTTCATGTTACCTCATATCTAAAATGTATCCAATTATAGAGGAAACTTTAGAGTTTGGCAACCATCAAAGACGTTCTATATCGAAACTATCGTATCTAAAGCTAATATCTGCTGTCGGGATCGTATCGGCATTGATAGCTGTGTTAAACTGAATAGCACCTAATGCTGTCGGGTGACAATTCTTAAACTTGATGCGGATGTTTGGATTGTTGGCATTGGTATTGATTGTTAAGATGCCATCATAGTAGGCATTTCTAGGTGAACCATTGTATAGGCCATATTGAGCATATGATTCTGGTTTTGTAATCGATAAGAGCCACTTATAGGTTTCTTCCCATACACGGAGTTCTTCATCAACGATAGCATTGATTGTGAATGGATCATAGACCAGCTTATCACCATGTCTGTATGTATTAGAGAAAGGTGAAACAACAGCAACTTCAGAAGTGGATACTCCAGGCAAACTTACCGTCTGACAGAAATATCTGGCAAAAGACAAATCTGGAATAACAAAGGTAAACTTTGTCGATTGAAGAATGCTGGTATTCTCAGGTATTGTATTGATAACTGATGTAGTGGCCATGAAAGATCCTCTTTCACATATTTATATAAAAAAAAGGGCGAGGTTTCCCCCGCCCAGTTTGTTTTCGAATAATCTTATTCTGATTATGTAAGGTTACGAATGCGGAAAATGCGATAGTAGATGTTCGCATTGTTAGCATTTGTAGTGCGGTCAGCAACCTGACCGTCGCCGGCAACGGTAGCGAATGGGTTAGCAACCATGCCGTAACGAGTCTTAAAGCCGATCTTTGGCTGGAAGCTGTCTTGACCGATAGCGCGAACCATCTGAAGTGGAACGTATGGGCAGTAGAACAAACCGGCGTCATAAGGTGAAGTACCTTTGTAACCGACGGTGCAGAGTTCGTCGCCGTTTGCAGAACCACCGAAGTAAGGATCGATGTAGACTTTAATACGACCATGAAGAGTACCAGCGAAGGTGTTGCCAGTATCATCAACATTCAGGTTAACCTGAAGAGCAGGGGTGTAGTCAAGAACACCGGCCATCGCAAGAGCAGACGCAACGTCTGAAGAAACGATGATGATGTTGCCCTTACCTCTACGAGTTGCACGAGCAATCGCATTAGCATCGCGTTCGATCTGGAACACAAGACCTTTGAACTTTTCAACTGACCAACGGCCGTTTGAATCGGTGTCAAGATCGAAAGTACCAGCAGTTGTAACACCATACTGAGCGCCAACTGTAGCTGAACGATAGATAGAACGAACAACTTCACGGTTGATTTCAGCAAGGATTTCTGTTGACAAGATGTTAGCAAGTTCTGTCTCAGCGTCAAGACCATGAACAGCCTTCAAGTCCTGTGCAAGTTCCATGGTGTATTCAGCCTTCAAAGCGCGTGACTTTGCAGTAACGGTAACTTTGTCGATTGAGAACGCCATTTCAGCAAACATGTTTGTTGAAACGTCACCAAGAGCTTCAGACTGAGCGGTTGTCATACCGGCACCAACACCATATACCGCGGCCGCAGATGTATCATATACAGGGTTTGTGTTGGCAAATGATCCTCGAACGTTACCGTTAGCGCCGGCAGCATTGGTACCTGTGAAGGCAGTGTTAGCTTCGTTGAAGAGAGCTTCTGTGCCTGTCTGTGAAGCATAGCGTGAACGCATTGCGAAGATCAGGCCGGTTGGGCCTGTCATTGGCTGAACGCCGCAGATATCGTATGCGAGTAGGTTTGGAAGCGCACGACGAACTAGGGAGATCAAGATTGGATCGTATGAACCAATATTACCACCGCCGTAGTTGTTTGTTGGTGCGGTTTCGTTTAGCTGGCGAGATTCTTCAGCCATGGCTTTTTCTTGGTTTTCAAGAACCATTGCTGTAACAGCACGACGATACTGATCCTTAATTGGATTCAGACCGTCATGGTCAAGGACCGGAGCCCATTTACTTTCTAGGTGTTCTGTAAGATACATTTTAGTATTCTCCTTTTGAAATCTTACGATATTCGTATTGGTTATTTATAAGAAACTTTATTTTGACTTAGGAACTTGACGACCAAGTGTTTTGACATAAGCAGCCATTGGACCGTTGAGTTCTTCAGAAATCATTCTACCATCATTGGCAATCTCATTATTGTCGAGAACATTCTCAGACTTAACATTTGAGATGAAATAGTTTTCTTTGATGATATTGATCTTCTGGGCAAATTCGGCGGCAGAATTGAAATTGATGCCTTCAGCCAAAGACTTCATCTTTTCAGCCTGAGTATCTGTGAGACCTTCACAGGCATCAACAAGAATTTCATACTGTTTTGATTCATTGATAGCCTTTGTCATATTGACATTACGTTCAATTTCTTCATTGAGTTTTTCTTCAAGTTCAGCAACTTTTTCTGACATTTCTTCGATAACAGAAATCTTTTCTTCTGGAATGTCAATGTAATGTTCAGAGAACAGGTTACGGAGACCAGAGATAAATTCTTCTGTCAATTCAGAACGGAGGCCAGCTTCGATAGCAACTTCGTTTTCTGATACCCACTGTTCAACAACATAGTTCAGGTAATCATCAACGTTTGAAGATAGTTCTTCTTGAATCTGTGCTACTTGCTCATCGAGAGTTTCAGCATAGGCTTCTTCGATACGAGCAATTTCTTCTTCTACTTTCGACTTAACAGCCGCTTCGAAGATTGTCTTAGCTTTTTCTTTAAATTCTTCTGAGAGTTCTTCACCAGCAAGAAGTGCTTCAACATGTTCAGACATGTCTACTGTGTATTCTGTGGATTCTTCTTCAACTACTTCTTCTGAAACGAGTTCGAAGTTTTCGTCAATGGCTTCAGCAATTTCTTCTTCTGAAAGACCTTCTTCCATCTTTTCAGCGATGAAAGCTTCTAGTTCTTCAGAAATTTCATAATCTTCTTCCATTACTTCAGAACCAGCATATGAATCATCATCTTCCATGATTTCAGCAGAATCTTTGTTCTTAACAGGTTTATCATCCGCCTTGCCAACACCTCTGCGTGATTGCGAAGAGGCTGAGGTATCTTTCTTAGTGGTTGCACCAGGAACTGTTGTAGGTGCGGTGTCAAGCAAGGCTGCGCCTTGAGTTGCGACCATTGCGCCTGGATTTGCAAATCGACCTTCTACAGCCTTTGCGTTAGGGCGTAGAGATGATTTAAGTGGTGTAGTGCTATTAGCATCACGATCTGGTGCAGAATCATTTGACTCGGCAAGGATCTGTTTTGCTACATCTGTAAGAGACTTGCTCATAGTAGAATACTCCTTTTCCTTTTATTATTTATATAACTTAGAGTTTCGAGATAAAATTATGAAAAACTTTCAGTGCTACAGCTTCAACATCATTTCGATTAGCTTCAGTGATTAACTTCTTAGCATGTTCGAGATGTTGCTGAGTCCATTTACCGTTAACGAGAATCCATTCAGCATTCTCCATGATACCTCTTACGAAAGCATCTGGTGCTGATGGGTCTGCTACAATGTCTGCCGCTGTAGCTAAGTGAAAATCGTCTTGAACGAGTTGAAACCCGTTTGATGGCTTCAGAGACCCTACGCCTCTGGTTGATACGCCTAGACTGGCTCCGCCGTCTAATAAACTCTTCACAATTTTACCGTTTGGAGTATCCATTATCTTAGCTTTACCCATGAAGTTGTTACCATCTGGTGATAAGCTTGTAATCATGTGTGATACACGATCTAGATTGATTGTTGGTGAGTCTGGATGACCGAGTTCACCAAATGCTCTGTTCTTACTGACATAATCACGATTGTATCTTTCAACTTCTTTTGAAAGAATTTGGTGTGGATAAACACGACCATTACGGTTCTTGCGTTCAGCCTGCATAAAGATACCTTCGATAAAGTGGTCTTTTCCGCCTTTACCATTATCTTCAACAAGGTATCTTACGTTTAATACTTCTTCTGAAATAAGTTTCATCTTAGATTCCCAATCTCTTTCTCTTCATAAGAGAGAGCCTTCTTTTACGCAATGACTGAGATTGCTTCTGTCTTGATTTACGAGCACCTTTTCTGGCACCCATCTTGCGGGCTCTACGTTCTGCTGGTGACATACGAGTGAGTTTACCACCGCGTAATGTCATTCCAGGAACAAGAGATACTTTTTTACGGCGCTGAATCTTACCGCCGCGAATACGAGCCTTGATGATAGCGATACGAGCCTCATCAAGCTTATCATCACCTTCCATATAATCGGCAACAGCATTCATATAATCGGCCGATTTTGTTATCTTAGATTGTGTCCAAGCTTCAAGTTCTTTATTGCCTTTTATCTTAGACATAATGGTCTTAGCATCTTTTGCGATGGCGGTTAGTTCTGAACGGGCCATGGAACTTTCATCACCAGAAGATTCATCATCATCTTCTTCAAGAACATCCATACGAAGGCGTTTCATACGCACATCATGTGCATTCTGTTCCATACGAGCCGCAACCATTTTCTTCATCTCAAACATCTTGCGTTCGAGAATGATTTTCAATTCTTCTGAGAGAAGATCATTAGCCTGATCAAAATCTTTAGATGTGATTTTTTCTACTAACTGTTTCATTATAGAGCCGCTCTGCCTCTGTTGAATGCTACAGGATCCGCTGTCTGGCCCGCATCATAGTCTCTAGCATCTTTACGAAGATCAAGAAAGATTGTTAAACCATCATTTGCTGCACCACTAACCGCACCATACAGAATATTACCATTGACATTAGCTTCATTTATTGGTTGAGGAATTACAGCACCATCACCCATACTTTCGAAGTTATAGTCAAAGGGGCCTCGTGGGAAAATCATGATATCATTATTAGAATCGCTCTGCCACTTGATTCTGAAGAAACCACCAGCATGTGATGCGCCGAAAACTCTCTTGATTGATAGTCTATAGTTAGATTTTGGATCCGTATTGCTGGTCATAATGTAACCGTTGGTATTGAGTGCGCCTTTCAAAGAAGAAGCATTCAATAGAGTTGCATTACTGTTATTGGCCGCAGTTCCATCTGAAACAATACTATATCTAATTAGAGTTCTCTTGCTGGTATCTACAAGAATTTGTGAGTTTACTATGTTTGCCATTTCTTACTGCCTTGCTACGAAGTTTATGATCTTCTTGACCGAATCAACGCTCTCATTCAGCATATCTTCAATCTTCTTTTTGTTTTCTTTGCTGACAGATTCATAAACTGTCAATATTTTATTAGCTACTGTTTTATTTATAATAACTGAATCATCACCTAAAGTAAGATGTAAGTTTTTATTTTCGGTTACATTCTTTAGTTTAGTTAGAATACCTTCATTCTGCTGAAGCGATCTTCTATACATCATAGCATCTCTGGCTGATACACCAGTTCTAACGTCTGTGTTACCGGATGGTCTATTAGTTGAAACTCTAATGTTACCGAATTTAGCGGGGTCAACTCTTTTCTTATATATGATCGCAGGCGCCGCAGGTGTTTCTTCGTTCTGTAGACTTTTTCTAAACATGTTATTATCACGCTGCTGCACACCGGTTCTAACATCACCTTTTGGTTTGCTAATGTGTGCGGCTAATGAGAACTTAGCAGGATCTCTTAAACCTTTATCGATGTTAACATCTGGTAAAGAGAATGGTGGCAATAAAGGTTTAAGTCTTTCGCGCCACGGTTGACGACTAGATGTTTTAGTATCTGTCTTAGTTTTAGTATCTGTCTTAGTTTTTGTATCAGTTTGAGTTTTTGTATCAGTTTTAGTGCCAGGAGCCGTAACAGGAGCCGTAACAGGAGCCGTAACAGGAGCCGTAACAGGAGCCGGTGTAACTGGAGCTGGAGCCGGTATAACAGGAGCCGGTGTAACTGGAGCTGGAGCCGGTATAACAGGAGCCGGTGCTGGAGCCGGCGTTTCTACAGGAGCAGGTTTATCCGGAGCTTTATCGGGTTGTTTTGGATCATTAGCCGGTTTTGGAACCCTAACCGGTCTTAAAGGTTTAAAAGGTTTGAAATCAGGTTTCTTGGCTGGGTCATGACCTGGATCATTAGCCGGTTTATCTGGAACTGTAACAGGTTTTACTGGTTTCGAAGGTTCAGGTTGTGCCGGTGGAGCTTCAGTAGGCTTCTCTTTAGGTAAAAAAGAAAAAGATTTGGCTTTTTGTGATTCTCTATCAGATTCGCTCTTTTTTTCAGCATCTTTCTTCAAAAGCATACTAGTTATTTTAGATTTGGTGTCTGATGAACCTTCTGTCGCATCACTAGCGATTTTACCTGCCATTGCACCACCGAGTAAACGACCAAGAATTGGTCTGGCTGTTCTAGCTACGGCACCTATTACTGGCGCAACTATAGGTGCTGCTGCCTGATAAAATTCATCAATCTGTAATTTTCTCTTCGCCTTGAATCTCTCTCTTGCAGGCATTAACTCTACAGCACGAGACTCTGAGAAGTATTCGACTTCTTCATTCATCGAACTACTGCCATCAAAGGTACCAAAAGGAATAGTCACATACTTGTCGAGGGCCTGAGAGTAGTATAGAGCCACCTTCTGATTATCTGGATAGATACGAATGGCTTTACGCTTTAGAATGATGATAGTAGGAATTTGTTTTTCACTAGGCATCTTATCATAGCGTGGATCATACTTCGATAGATAGCCGTCAGAAGTCTTAGCTTCACTAAGTTCTTCCTTCATTACATCTTGTCTGACCTTCTGATAGACCTGCTGAGAACCAAGAACCTCACCCATCAAACTGTCGAGTAGTTCAATGAGTATCTTGCGTTCAGCAGGTGTCATATCTTTAGGGTCTTTGTTCAATGCTCTTTTGAGCATCGGTAGTTTCTTCGCATCGAACAAACCAGCGCGAACTAGAGATGTGAGTTTACGCATCTCCGCATCATCTTTTTCTGTCAAGATGTTATAGTTTTCTCTGATTTGCCCGACCTTCTTCATGGCTTACTTCTTTCCAAAGTAAGTCTGTGCAATCTCGATCTTCTTTTCTTCGAGTTTTTGAACAGCCTTACTGGTCAAAGCGGCATTGAAGTTTTCTTTCATCGTATCTAGCTTTTTGTCTAGAATGTTCTTGAGTGCTTCTTTAATATGCATTTCATCCTCCGATTAGATATTTATATCACTTTACCAATTGGCAATCATAGTATGCAATTTGTTTACTAGAGTCCTGTGTTGTAGCATTACTACCAACCATCTTGTTAGGTCCACTAATAACTTTTATCTGTGAACCTCTAGGTAGTAGAAACTCTTTTTCACCAGGAACAGCGGAGTAGTCATCTAGATACATTCCGTTTGAACCTGCTGTAACTCTAATCTGCATTACCATCTTGCTATCGCCGTTCAGAACGACTGTTGGGTCTAGTGTTGCTGAACGAAATCCTTTAAACGTAAACTTTTTACCAGCACTAAGACTCAGAGGATCATAGTCTTGGCTGAGACCTGCGTATAGTAGCATATCTACTGGTGTTTGGCTCTTACTCAATGCTGAGTCTAGAGATGCAATCATTTGAGGTCTGTTATCACCATCAAACTCTGGCTGAATCTTATTTGAAGCCACACCTGTAGGTAGTGTTGCTAGTTTTTCATTGATATCATAATATGAACCCTGAGTGTATGCCTTGATAGCATCTAACTCGTCGTTAGAAAAATTCTCTGGTGGATATGAACTTGTCATATCTTGGTGTGTCTGATTGATTTGTGGTTGCATAGACTGTGCATATGAACCATAATCATCACCACTGAGTTGCTTAAACGAATTGGTCTTAACCGCTTTAGAGAAAGGAATCAAATTATCATTCTGCACAATATGAGTAACTTGACCTGTGTTGTCAGTATAACGACCAAATCCTACATATGTAAGGCCCATCTTCTTAGCTTCAGCAGATGAGTTTGACTGCGGCTCTACTAACGCACCAGTCAAATCTTCTTTCATGAACTTGCTGAACTTCTTGATGTTACTCATGCGGCTTCCATTTCATTACCACGAATTTCAAACTTAGGTGGAGGTGGCGGCGGAGCTTCTTGGCCAGTGGCGGGATCAATAGGTTGACCGTTTGGACCGACAGGAGGCGCTCCTTGTTGTGCCGGTGGTGCTAGTGGTTGACCTGTAGCGGGGTCAATAGGATTACCCATTGCATCCATTGTAGGCTGAGCATCTTGTGCTTCAGTAGCAATCTGTTCATCAATCTCCATGATATCTTCATCACTGAATTGAAGAACGTTTTTGCGAACCCATTCTTTCGAGAAGTAACGACCAACATAAGGATCAACAACCTGTAGCAGTGTCAATCTATTTGTAAGAAGTTCAGCTTCCTTGAGTTCATCAAAGTTGTTGTCTTTCTTGAAGTCGTACCAGATATCTTCTTTGAAATCATTCCATTCTTCTTCTGTGCAGACCTTCTTCAGAACTAACTGAATGCGTAGAAGATCATCGAATAGAATAGAAAACTTATTGCGGAGACGGCTGATGAACTTATTGAACTTCAACTCATCTCTGGTAATTTCTGTAGAACGACCCAGTGAGAAACCCTGAGACGATTCTAGTCTTGATGTTGGAACACCTAATGACTTATATAGTTTCTTTTCAAAATACTTAACATCTTCCAGTTCACCAAGATTGGCACCACCTGGAAGTGTAGTGATCTCTGTGCCTTTAGAACCTTCACGGCGAGGCAACCAGAAATCTTCGAGCATAGAAAGATGTTTACGATCATCTTTAATTTCACCGGTGCTAGAATCATAGACCAGCTTGTTACGATACTTGGTCATAATGTCTTTAAGATATTGATCAGCCTTAACTGTAGGCATGTTACCAACATCAACATAGAAGATTCTGCGTTCAGGTGCGCGTGATAGACGATAGATAACTGCCGCATCTTCAACCATGCGAAGCTGGTTAAGAGGCTTAATTGATTTGTGTAGGTATGAGAGAACCATCGCTCTCTTGGCATCCATCAGACCTGAGTTAACATTAACAACAGAATCAACGGCGATCTTGGTGCCCATGTTAGAATGTGCGCCAATAACACCACGCTCATTATAGAGATAGTATTCATTGGTTCTCTTGATGATCTCGATACCAGTTTTAACGTCTTTGCCTTTTTGAATCTCGCGGATCTTACGGATTCTTCTTGGATCGATATATCTAACTTCTTGAATACCTTTAGAGATTGAACCATCTTCAACGATAATATGATAGAACAGACGGCCGTCGATATACCAACGGCGGAAGATATCATGACCCATGTTACCAAAGTTGAGCAATCTGAGAATCTGATTGAACTCGTCGATAATTTTTTTCTTAATGGCTTCGGGTTGCTTCAAGTCATCGAGATTGAGTTCAATACCTTTATCAGAATCGGTATTTACAATAGCTTCATTGACGACTTCATCGACAGCAGTTTCCATTTCTGGCTGCATCGACATTTCACGATAGCGGGTGATGAGTTCGATTTCATTTCTAACAACGCCGTCAAGATCAACATAGGTACCGTAATAAGAACCAGATTGAATCTGCACCGCACCGTCATCGTTTTGTGGAATCACAAACGATTTGTTGACCTCATCATCTTGCTTTTTCTTAGAACGGCCTATTTCGAAGCCAAAGAGTTGCACCATTAAAAAATACCTTTATAAAATGGGGAGAGCCTAAAAACTCTCCCCTGTTTTATATATGATTAACCGGAAACGTCGGTTGTAGGATTATCATCATCAGATTCCCACCACTGATAGGCAAATGTCACAGCATACTCTTCGATATTATCGTTTGAACCCCAATCAACGTCGATTGGTGATACGTCAATCGGGAACATACCAACAAACTTATAAGCTTTGATAGCATCACCAGTCTTAGCGAACTGAGTGACATAACCATCCTGTTGATAACCAAGACTTGCAATCTGACCGGCGCCGCCTAGGCTACTTGAGCCTTGACCGTTTGTAAATTGCGGATCACGAAGGTTGCCAACATGAGAGTTCATGCCATTGATCCAACGCTCACAAGCTTTACGGATAACAAAATCTTCATCGTTGATGATTGTAACTGTCCATTCTGGGAAGCTTCTGTTACCAGCAAACTTCAATTCACGACCAAAATACATGACAGGTATACTATTGATTGATGTGCCGGGAAGTTGAGCCGCACGACACATAAAAGTAAACTTTCTCTGAGGGTCCCCTTCTACACGAGAGAGGAAGGGGAATGTCATTTCACATTGAAACAGATTAGGGCGGGCCCCATCATATTGCATCTGTGATCTAAATTCTTGAACTCTGAAAGCCATTTTAAATTACTCCTTTACTTTATTTATCTGACTTCTTAGAATTTACCAACAATTTCATCAAATGCAACACCGGTTCTTACAGCAACAAAGTTGAGTTGGATGAAGTTAACAGAACGGGCAGGCTTGATGTAGATATCACCAACAAACTCATTTCTGTCAATAACTTCAGGAGTATTGTTTGTTTCATCGCAGACTACGCGGAAATCATAGATACCGCGACGACCTTGAACATCTCTCAAGAACGGCTCAACAAGGGCTACGAACTGAGCGCGTGTAAATTCATCGTTGAACTCGAACAACGAATAACGTGACGCTCTAGCAATAGCCTTTTCAAGAACGATAAAGAGGCGACGAACATTGATTCTATCGAACGCAGATGGTTTTGCAAGAAGAGTCTTGTCACCATAGAGAACGATACCTTCTCCGGGGAATGTTACAACTGGGTTGATACCATTCTTATAGAGTAAATCTCTTTCAGCTTTAGTTGGATTCCAAGAAAGTCTGGCAGCATTCTTGATATTACCGCGATTGAAACCAGCTGGTGAGAACCATGGATCACGCTCAAAGTCGGTACGAGCGCATAGACCAGCAATATCACCGTTGAGAGGTACCCAACGATAGACATTGTTATACTTGTCGAATTGATACTTCCATGCTGAGTCCATTACAGCATATGAAGATGAGTTGAACGCATTACGGAATGTAATAGCCGCATTTGCTTCAGTTCCAGCCGTTTGGTTAACAACATCAACTGCTTTTGGTGAGAAGAACGCTACGCAATCTTTACGAACTTCACAGATATTATTAATGATGTATGACGCTATGGTTGAGTTAGCACCAACATCACCTGTTAGAATCAGAGAAACGTCAATTTCTTCTGGGTTCTTGAACTTGTCAAAACCAGAGATAAGATTGGCGCTTGAAGGTGCGCTTGTGACACCGTTAGCCAAAGCATTTGAATATTGAATATTGTCATACATAATACTTGCATTTGATGTGGCCGCTATACCCCAGTTATAGAATGGGGTTGTAGGATGTGACATGATGTAGATATATTTTGATCTCTCATTGATTACGTTAACATAGTAGTTTGATGAGCCGTCATCGTTGATGGCATCACGAGCTTTAGAAACATAACCGTATCTCTCAAGAACCGAGTTAGCTGTACCACTAAATACTCCGTTTTTATCGAGAACAACGATATGCATTTCATCATTTGCAGATGAACTTGCCACACGCCTAACATAATCAGATGTTCCTGGAGGTCCGTTAAAGTTTTGATTATATGCCCAAGTACCGAATGTTGCTGAAGATACATTTGATTGCCCATAGATTTCAACTTTAAGTGAATTACCAAGTTCACCCGGATAACGAGCGGCAGCAACACCATATGTATTATTGGTGTTGGCAGCTACACCGAAGTATAAGTTTTCATATACATCTTTATTCTTAATTAGAACGCCGCCGCCATTTGCGGTCGCATTAGTGGCTCCAGCACCAACAACACGAACGGTTCTTAATGCTCTTGCATATGACAGAAAGTTTGCGGCGGTGAAGAATGAGATATATGTAGTGCTATCTGGTTTACCGAATCTCTCAACCAGTTCGAGTTCATTTGAGAGTGTCATTACCTGATCGACTGGGCCCCAAGCAAAGTTGCCAGCGAAACCACCTTCTGTGGTGCCTACGGCTGGAACGATTGTAGTTAGGTCGATTTCGGAAACGCTTACTCCTGCTGACAGTTGGAATGCCATCGTATTTCTCCTTTACGAAAAAGTTTTATTACTTTCCATATTATTATTTAGAAAAACCAAGATTTATAGTCACCAAATCATAACCTGTGTTTGTTTGTAAGTGTGTCCCATTCAATCTCATCGAAAGCCCAAAACTTTTTACGTTCTGTTATCCATAGATCACCATCAACATCAACCTCCATATCGTCTTTTAGACCATTATCAATGATACCAAAAGGTACAGTGTCTTGATCCATAAGCTGGAATTGCTCATGTTGCAATACCGCACGAATATCGTTTTGTAGATTTTCTTTGAAGTATCTTTGTGAGGTGAGCCAACCGAAGTTAACCAAAGTCATCACGAGATCGTCATTATTACCTTCTTCAGCCGCAAAGCTGGTCTTATGTTCTGAGAAGGTAGTTAGTTCCATGATAGTATCAGCATCATTGATGATTAACTTATCGTTTTCAATCAACGACTTTAAGTTGGCACAACCGATCTTCTTGGTTTGAACCGATTGCTTTAGACCAAACTGCATTTGCTTGGTATAACCTGGTGTTACTTGCTGACCTACTTTACCTTTAGCGTTTCTAATCTTGATTAAGTTTTCATAGGCTAGTTCATTATGTAGAATGTCTGCTACTTGCATACCGATACTGTTGATTTCAACCAATACAAAGGCATCATTATACTTTCTGGCCGCTGTATAGATGACGGTTGGATAGAGCATTGGTGCAATCTTGTTGTTTCGATATTTAGCCACTTGTTTATATGGTATCTGAGTCACATCTATAACAGAGAAGGTGGAGTAGTCTTTCTCCTGACCTTCAGCCACATCTACGGATATGAGATAGGTTTTACCAATCTGAGGCACCTCATAGATATCTAGATAGTTTTCTTTTGTGATAGGGTTCTGGAACACCAGTGTTCTGATCTTAGTTGGATGAATGAGTGTATTTGTAGAACCAATGAACTCACACTCAAACTCTTGCCGGAACTGATCTTCGGATGTGTTTCTGATGACCTGCTCTTTCCATTCTTGCGTTCTGCCTGGAACCATCGACCAGTGAATCTCGATTGGAAGATAGTCGCTTCGCTTCTCGACCGCATCCATCCACATTCTATAGAACAGATTCATACCGTTTGGTGTAGAGACGATAATAACCTTCGTATTTGAACCAGAAGAAATTGTAGGGTAGGTTGACATGAAGAAGGCTTCAGCAATGTTGTTCGGTACGAATGCAAACTCGTCAAGGAAGATGACGTTGAATGTTCTACCACGGACAGATGAACCTGAAGTTGAATCGGCGATTGCTCTAGACCCATTAGCAAGTTCGATAGAACCTTTATTCCATTCTTTAATACCTTGCTGTAAAAACCTAGGTAGGTATTCGAAAGCAAGTTGAAGTCTACCTAGAATTTCACGAGCAGTGCTAGACTTATTGGCGAGAATGGCGATGCTTACAGATTCACTAAAAAGAATGAAGTGAAGCAAAAATGCTACAGCGGTTGTTGTCTTACCAACCTGTCGAGGTAGTTTACAGATAGAGAAGCGGTTCTCATGAAATGTGGTGAGCATTTCTTTCTGAAAGTCCCACATCTTGAAAGGTATCAAACCGTGATCGACGTTGACAATCTTCATATACTTGGTAGCAAAGTAAATAGGATCATTCGCACACTTAATGAACTCATCAATCTCATACTGAGTGAATGAGTGAATGTAATCTTCTCTAGGTAGATTAGGGTTACCTTGATAACCTTCGTATCTAGGCATCGGTATGCTTCATGATTAGAATAGGATTATTTTTAGATGGAATAGCTCTTTTTGCTCTTTTTATGTCGCCTTGCCAATGATCATTCACTTGCTGAGACACAAAACCTTTTGTGGAAATTTTATGAGTAGGAACAGACTCAGCATGATTGATAGCATGAGCGACACTATATCTGTTCTTTGAATTGCCGAATGTGCTTCCTGAAAAATAATCACCCTTTTTTCGAGCCTCGTCGGCAACTCTATCATGCTCATCTGCCTCATCTTTGGTTAAAGGTTTAAGATTTTTTTGATCAATTATCTTAGCATGAATATGGTTTTGATTATTCATGAGAGCGTTTTTACCACGGTTTAAACCATCAATGATACTGTGAGTTGATCCTGTCAATTCATCAGAACTTTCTTTCATGAACTGTTTAAATGTTTTCATTAGCCTTAACCTGTTTTAATAGTTCTGCGGTAGATCCAATAAAGACAGCCTTCTCTACATTGATGCGTTGTTCATCTTGTGGTCTAACCTTATCCTCTTTATTTAGGTCTTTCGTCTTTTTCTGAAGATCATAGAGGTCTTTGGTTGTATCTGCTACAGTTTTCATCAAAGTTGACAAGACTTCATAGGCTCTAGGGCTTTCGCTCTGCTTAGCCAAATCGGTCAAATCTTCGATAGCATTATTGCCTTTATCAATCAAAGCGCGGAATGTCTTACGGGCCAGAGCATAATCAGCCTGTTGATCCTCGGTTCCAACATCTTCAACCACAGTTGTTTCGATAACTACAGAAGGTGGTGTTTCAGGCTCATGTTCTATACCTAGGGCCTCTGATAGTGCGTCATGGGTTTTCATTATACAATACTATTACCTTCAATATACCACACATTAGACGTTGGGCTGTATAATGTACCTACACTATAAGTTGTCACGTTTCTACTGGTTGAAACGCTATTACCTGACTTATACAGTGATACACTACCATTTGGTGAAACAACAACATTACCGGTAGAATTTGATATGATTCTGATTATCGTGCCATCTGGAAATGGCACTTGACCTGTATTAGGAATATGTATTCTTGCACCAATGCCAGCAGCGGTAACATATAACATCTGGTTCACATCTGTAATTTTGAGAGCATAGTCTGCATTTACATACTGTGTATTACTGTATAGTTCTATGAAATTATTGTTAGTTTTGGTAAAAGCGGTTCTGAGAGTATCACCTGAACCATCATTAGCAGCATAACCTATAAATATATTATCTCTCATCATTGAACCTCATCATTTATATTCAAAGTCAAAACGGCCACTCGGTTATGGTTGTATCGTAACCATAAGCAGAGTTTGAAATGGCTGTGTTAGGTTTAGGTGTAACATTGATACCAACAAGTTTAATTGGTGATGTGTCGAAACTATTAATTTTGTATTGTGCATTAGCTGATACAGAGTTGATAATGCTATTGGCCTGGAACGTACCTTGGGCTCCACCTATTGTGAGCTTGTTATTGTTGTTATCCCATGAAATGACTGTACCATATGCTGTGGCTGTTGTATAGTTGTTACCTTGATATACGGTATCCAATACTTTAAAGTTTGCGCCATTACCATTATCTGTATTGATCTTAATAACGTAACCTGTTTGCAATGTCGGATCATTAAAGATATTTGATTTACTTGTGCGAATGAGATTAGCTGGTTGAACAGGTCCGTAATAGTGAACCTTCATGGTGAAGTTCAGTCTCCATGTAACGAAACGAACCGCATCGAAGTTACCTTCATGTTCGATATCGTTTGTCACAGAGTTAAGGATGATAGGAATATCTTTGAGGAATCCCATCTCAGGAATCATGACACCCGTTACGGTATAATCGGGATTAAAGTATGGAATGATCTGCTCAACGATGTGTGTACCATCATCAATGTTTCTGGTATAGACATGCAAGTCAAAAGTCAAATCATAGGGAACACCGACATACTGAGATGATACCTGAGAGTTTGATAGTGGTGTAGCTTTCTTTAGAAGTGAGTTCTGCTTTCTTGTAGGGTCATATGTGAACGATTGAAGTTCAAACGACATACGAGGCAGAGCCACCTGAATCTCACGATTCAAATCTGGATCTGACCTAAGGCGAGCAATATACTTTTCTTTAGGTGCATAGATGATAGGAATCTTGATGCGTTCAACTTCAACATTTGTTGCTCTGTTTATACGTTTGAGCGTGATATTATTGAACATGTTACCGAATAGGATAACATACTTTCTCGTCAACTGAAAATAAAAATATCTGTTACTTAACATTACGGTTGCCCAAACGGATTAGATTCTGTGAGGTCTAAGAATGTGTTAGCTTCATTCTGCAACTCTCTATTATCATATATATCGTAATCGAGATAGTCGCCGATTGTATCAACACCTGCTACATTATATCTAGTGTTAGACGTTTCACCAATCAATTTGGTATTCGCGGCGAAATCACCTTTGATATTCATTAGCAATAGAATTTTTGTCTGCGGATCCCATTCTTTTACTTCAGCCTTAGCTGTAGAATATGCTAAGTTTGCACCCTGATAAACCAGTTCGTTTGCATAATAGTTACTTGTGCCTTGGTTCATATTCAACTGAATGGTATAGGCTAGTGTATGCTCAACATGATCAACTTCAGCCACACCAGTATCGATGTTCTCATTGCTATAACGGAACAATTCACAACGCATTTCATAGATATATGGTTGTCTCTGACCAAGCGAGAAAAACATCAATTCTTCTTCAACGAACTTGATTTCCCATATCTTTTGAAGAGCGGGAACGAAAAGAAGATCACCTTCTCTAGGTCTGATTGCTATGTTTGTAGGCATATACTTTTGAAAGGTTGGTCTCGCAACAATGAAGTTAGATGTATCGCGGATTTCTAGACCAAACTTTGAGAAAAAGTCACCATCACCTTCGTAACCAGTTACGTTGGCTAGATACATTTCCATTGAATATGCGCGATTGAAGGCTGAACCTGTGTTCTCACCAAAGATTGTGTCATCACCCGTCCAAGATTCTCTAGGAAGATAGTAGATGTTATGACCCATAATCTTGATGGATTCAGTAATAACATCCTGCATCAGGTTTTGCTGAGGCGTCTGATTTGCGGCGTAGTTATTAAAATAATGTGAGACTGCCATGATTAGCCTACCAAAAACTGGGGAGGTTCTTCGAAAGTATCTCTGATCAATGCTTCAATGTCTTTAATCTCTTGTACCGCTTCATCAAAGATGGTCTGGCCGTTCATGGTGATACCACCCGGAAGTTGCATACCACCGAACTTCTTCATGTTGTTACCCCATTGTTTCTTGATCAATGAGGTAGCATACTTCAGAAGCATACGATCACCATATACCTTTGTATAAGTATTTGGATCAATAATGATATAACCTTCAATGATAATCCATTCACCGACCTGAACACCTGAGATCCAGTTTTGATCGATGTAAAGTTTACCTGTATGGCGATTGAAACGAATTGGTGTTTCACCTGAGAAAAGCATGTCAAGTGTGCGAATATGCTGTTGTGTCAAGACATAATTGACATATGAGGTAGAGGTGAAGTCATAGAGTTCATGTAGTCGCAACTGATAACGTAAGTCAAACATATTGACCGATGCGTTAGTAGATCCGATAGGGAAGATGCGATTAACACCTATGATGCTGTTTGGAATAGGGATGTATTGATTAGCTATATCTGTAGATGTGATCTGATATTTCAAGTACCAGCGTTCAACACCATCGAAATGGAATTGTTGGAAATATGAGAATGCTTCATCGATGCGGTCATCTACCTGATCATCATCTACGTTAATATCAATAACAGGGAAACCAAGGTCTCTGAGGCACCAATCTTTCATCTGTTCTCTGGAAGCCGGTAATGCCATTTAGTTTATCCCTCTGGTGTTTCAGGCCATGCTATACTATTTATAATAGCGATAAGAGCTTCAACATCGGCACAGTTTGAGATGGCAGTTGTTGTGGTGCTTGCATAAGTTCTAACAGCCGCACGATATGTTGACCAACCGACAGGCATATTTGTGCCAGTTTCAGCTTTGCGAACGACCATCCAATCAGACGTTGAGAGTCGAGCATTTGCTGAGGCGTTTGTCTGACTGATCCATTGAGTTTTCAGTTGAGTCAAATCTTTTGGATTGTTTACACCCCAATAGAACATACCATCATAGTATTCTGGTTCAGGTGCTTCGGTGATACCGATTACGGCTCGTTCTTCTGGTGATGCGAGTCTTAGCCAGTTGGCTGGATATTGAATATCATTAGCTGTGAAAGGTGTGTCCAAAGCTAAAGGTGTTCCGTTGAGTAAAAACATTGTTATCTTGCCCTTGAAATTTTGAATGGGTTTTCAGCAAATGCTGCATATATGATTGTTTCACCGGAACCATTGAGTCCACTGGTAGATGCCCTTGGTTTAAATCCATTTGACAAAATATCAAGAGCGCCGCCGGTAAATTCTGTATCAGTCAAACTTGGATATAATGATTGAGTAGCGGCGTTATAAGTATCTCTAGATGTGTCTCGTATAAACCAGTTACCAACGGCACTTGTAATCTTAAACATGATAAACCTCGGTCTGAACCCACAATAGACGAAAGTACCATCAGCGGCGCCGTTGCCTGTATAACTACCAAACTTAGAATATCCGGCCACTTCTGACCAACAATACGCAACCACTGTTCCTATATCATAAAAAGTAGTACCTAAAGTTACAATGCTTGATGTTGGGCTAGTATTGTTCCAAGATGTTGAGCTTGTTGCGGGCGCCGCTGTTTGATTCAGGTAAGAAACTTTTGTATTACCTAGTGATTGATGATAAACATACCAGTCCATAATATTAGTTCTGCTTCTTACAATAACGAGAGCCGGTGCGACTCCTAATCCGTGACCAAACGAACTAGGTGAACTGGCGCCACCAGTTGCAGAAGTGAAAGTAGCAATACTAAACCCAGCAGACTGGTTTACGCTGACGGTACTGGTAACTGTACCTGATGTATTGTTCGATGTTACACCTTGACCTGCTACCCATTGCCAACCGACATAGTTGTTTGCTGATGCGTTATAATTAGCAACATTTGTACCATTTAATAATGTAAATCCATTGTTGTTAAATGCACTAACACCATCATTAAATGATGTTCCATCATATTCAGCAGATGTTAAGCTCGAATACAATGTTTTATACACACCACGCACAGAGTCATTAAGATAATGGTGTAAAGCTGATGATCTATTTTTAATCCAAACGAAGTCAGGTCTAATCGAGGTCGAGCTTGCATTGTTGCCGTTGTTTACAATAGACTGAGTTGTGCCATTTCCCGTATATGTGCTTGCCGCCATATGACTTGCACCATTGTTAATGGTTGGTGTAGATAGATTACTACTGTTCACCGCATTATATCCTGCTGGTGGTGTATATGTAAACGGCCGCTGGCCAAAGTTTGCGAAAGTATTCACACCATTACCATTAGTCAATCTAAACATATATTCTGGATATGACGAAGAGGGTACGATAGTGCCACTTGATATGAGTGTATTATTCCTATATGTGCTAAAGGTTGAATTATCAACATCTAAGGCGATAGCTAATATATTTGAACCAGCAGTTGGAGAAATTCCAACAATGAGAGCGGATCCTGTAGCCTGTGAGGCATCTATAATTTGTAAAGCTGTATTGAAACCTCCTCCGCCTGCCGAGCAGTTAACTTCCATATACCATTTACCGCTTCTCATACCAAAGGTTGATCGATATCCAGACCAGCTGGTAGCATCATATGCAAGACCTAAATTTCCATCAGTCAAGCTTCTGGCTACTACTGGTGTTCCTGTTCCAGCATCATGATTAATTGGATTCCATGTTGCATAGTTTACAGTTGGGCTATCGAGCATACTATCATATGTAATACCGGCTGTCACTGAGATGTTTGCCAGTGTCCAGTTGTTACTATTACCTGAACTGTCTTTACCGAGAGCGGCCTCTGTTGCCGCCGAGTTATCTGAGAAATTCAGGTAAAACCCATTCGTTCCATATATGCCTGTATAGGATTTAGATTGCCAGATACCATTGGTGTCTGTGTAGCCAAAGCTAGATGGTGTTAGTGCTGTACCACTAATAGAATTGATTTCAGCTAGATAACCATCAAAATAATTTGTTGCGGTGACTATATATCTACCTATCATATGTATATTAGCTGAATTTATATAAGTGCCGGCGCCGCCGGCCGAATATGTTGCTGTAGAAAGTGCTGTTATCCTTTGACCGTTTACATATAATCTCGCTCTTTCAGAACTTGTTGCGTTGGTCTCATCATAGACAGCAACAATATGATACCATGCAGACGGGTCACGAAATACTTGAGTTGTGACAAGATTGGTGCGAAGTATGCTTGTATCCATTGCATATAGATTTAATCTATCAGAACTATCAAAGAACAACGATGCTTGATTAACTGATGATACTCCGGCAGAAAATATATACTGTAAAACACCTAGAGTTCCGCGTTTAACCCAACAACTAAATGTCCAATTTGCTGTACCGCTTGTTGTGATTGGAGTTCTCGTCAGATTTGCGCTATTGGATGAACGTAGACGAACGCTACGAGCAATCGTGTAACTGCTAGATGATGCTAATAATGGGTTAATTTCAACAGGAAGAGTCATAAATCAACCTATATTCTGAATGAATTGAACCGTAATATTGGATGTTGTTCTGACTGAGTATGCTAGAGCATCGACTGTATTGGCGGTAGTTGAAAGCGTTGGTGCGGTGGCTAATGGGAATCTCCAGCATGATGCATAGGCTAGGGTTCTAGAACCTGTAGCATCTTGTGAGACGTAGATAATACCAGACTGACCTGGATTTAGATTTGTTGGAGTACCTAGTGTGCGGTTACCACCTAGTGTAACGTTGAAGTTGTTACCTAGACTCATATCAATCTGAATTGTGGTGTTGTCTGTGAGACTGTCAATCGCCTGATATGCGGCGCCAGAAACAACCAAGTTATTTGCAGTAGTTGTTCCTGATAGTGCGTTAGATAATGCACCGGTGATGTTACCTGTGATTGTGCCTGTAAAAGAGATGTTACTGACAGTGATATTGCCGCTGACTGTTACGTTATTAGCCACAGTGATATTGTTCGCAAAGGATGCGTTGTTATTCGCAAAGAGACTGATGTTTCTATCAGACGCGGATGGGTTTTGAATATATGCGGTCTTTAACGTACCAGTCATCTCTTATCCTTTTACGATATTTACTGAGTTATCAAACATTGGCTGTGTTAGCTGATGGTGGTACAGGAATCGATATACATTCTGAACCCGACCAATAGTATTGATCTGCTAATACATCATCAGTGCAATCGACCCAGAACAATGGACCTGCAACTTCAAAAGATGTATCTCTTACTTCTGCAACACGCTCGCCGAGCAACGTATTATCATAAGAATAGACTTGTTCATTTGGAGAAATTAATGCTTTTTTCATTTTACTTTACCATTCAATAATTACAACGCCCGTTCCGCCGGCATAACCAACGACAGTTCCGGATAAAGTAGTATTAAATCCTGCTCCACCTCCACCTCCACCGGTGTTTGATGCGCCCACCAAGCCGACCTGATAGGTTGCGTCAGACGCGGCGCCGCCTCTACCCCCGCCGCCAAGAATTGTATTCCCGCCGGAACCACCAATATAAACCGCAGGTGCGGTACCAAGATATACAATAGGGCCTCCAGGTCCACCAGAAACATTTAAATTTCCACTGGCCCCAGTTCCTCCAGCACCGCCGGCGGCAGCATACACGCCACCGGCGCCACCTGTTGCGGTAGCATAAGCACCGAAGGAAGAAGAACCGCCAGTTCCTCCCGTCCCACTGGCGGCCGCGCCGCCGGTTCCGCCGGCACCTACAGTTACAGCGACAGTTCCACCGGGGGTAAGACCCGTAATAACTCTAATAGAGGACCCGCCGGACCCACCGCCGCCTCCTGCGACACCACCAGAACCACCGCCACCACCGCCACCGCCGATAACAGTGACTTTAGCTGTAGTAATACCAGTTGGCACAGTCCATGTCAGTGAGCCTGTGCTGTTCCAAACGAGCGAACTGCCTGTGGAGTTTGAAGCCGCAGTGGTTGTTGCGACCGCCATATTAGTAAAACCGCTACCAGCAGAACCGGTAATGTTTGTACCGCCGACAGTTAAACCACCATTAGGAATACTTACGTTGGCTATACTAGCCGCAGTAACATTGGCCATAGTAATAGTTGCGGCAGTAACATTGGCTACCGTAATAGTTGCGGCTGTAATATTAGCTGTAACAATATTAGCAGTTGTGATGTTGGCGGTGCTTCTAACAACAAGATTACCAACATTAGAGGTACCTATTACTGATAGATTGGCAACATTAGCTGATCCTATAACAACAAGATTACTGCTGACATTCAAATTACCTGAGATGTTTGCACTACCAGTGATGCTTGCACTGCCAGTGATATTCATTCCATTAGCAGAAACACCACCGCCAATATCATATGATATGTTATCTACGGTCATAGGCACAGAGAGAGTGACCGAACCTCCAGCAGGTGAAATGAGTTTGATTGAAGCAGCCATTAATTTCTCTCTCTATTCTTAAAATTATTTATGCTACTGTCCATGACGAACCATCTGGAATCGTTACTGCGACATTGTTGTTGATTGTGATAGGACCGAATGTACCAGCATTATAACCAGTTGAAATAGCATAGTTAGCAGTCACATTGGTTCCGTTTTCCCAGAAGATTTTATCGGTTGAACCACCACGAGCACCTGAGATTTTCTTCCAGTCTGTCACAGTATCAGTATAGATTTCGAAGTCTGCAATATCTGTGTTATAGCGAAATGTACCGGTGACATTAGCTGTAGGTCTCTGCGCTGTGGTACCAGCAGGAATAGAAACACCGCCAGTAGCAACGATTCGAAGCAGACTATTGCCCGCAACATAATCGATCCTGTTTGAGCCAGTTGATTCGAAATGAACGTTTGCTACTTGTAGAATTGACATTTGTTACAAATCCTTAAAACTCTTCTTTTCATATTTATACAACTTATTGCCTATCAAAAATCATAAAGTTGTTCATGAACCATCCCATATAGACACCTTCTTTAAGGTAACTTTCTAGTTCTTGCTCAAGTTCATAGTTTCTGGTTAGGCCACGCTCGATAAACTTGTCAGACCAATATTCTTTTGTCTGGCAGTTGATATGATTGACACCGCCTTGACCTGGTCTTGCAGCCGACCAAATCAGTTTACCTTGGTTTTCGATATAGTCATAGACCGCATCTACTATCTGATTATTCATATCAGTTTCAATATGTTCAGCAACCTCGATACATGAGACGAGATCATATCGACCAAGGTTTCTCTCAAACAAACTTTTTTGCTGTAAGTGCAATCTACCTGAAACAATATTATCTGTATCAATACCATATGCGCTGATATCATTATCTCTAAGAGAGTGAACAAACATTCCAGGTCCACAACCTAAATCTATCGCCTGAGTAGGTCTGATTTCTCCGGCTACCCAAGAAGCTAGTCTATTGAAGAAAGGTTTCTCTTCTCGTTCAATAAGTTCATAATCAAACTTATCGGTAACTTCATGGTTTGGCAACTTCTTGGTCAGCCAATCTATATTGCCGTTACCTTCTTCATACCAACCATTACCTGTATAGACATTCAGAACATCTTGAAAGTATTTCTCATACATAGAACCAACTTTTTCAAGTGAAAAGTTTTCACCCCATGTTCTACAATTCTTAGGTGAGATCAGGTGAATGTTACGACCAGCCTCTAAGAAATCATCAAATGTTCTGCAACGATAGCCTGTATAACCGTTGACATTGAACTCAGAGAATGCACCCCAATCAGTAGAAATGACAGGTGTTCCAGAGAGCATTGCTTCGATCTGAACACCACCAAATGGTTCGCCATATGTGCTACCGATAAACAGTGCTTGCGCTCTTGACATTAGCTTCTTGCGAAGTTCAAAATCTGCATAACCAACTTCAGTTACATGCTCAGGTGGTTCTGTATAACCCATATCAGCAAGACTACCTTGACCTGCAATGATCAATTTTTTGCCTAGTTTCTTGGTCATCTCGACTGCGACATGAACACCCTTGCCTTCATAGACTCGGCCAAGATACAGGAAGTAATCATCCTTCTGTTCGCTATACTCGAAGTCATCTAGATCAAAGTAGTTCGGTATTACTGAGTGATACCAGTCTTGTGTGCATGATCTAACTTTGTCAAGACCGTTAACAGCGGCGTGCATGGTATATGACTCATAGATTCTAAATCTTGCCCAATGACCATCTGCATAACCAATTCCAGGTTCTACACAGATAAGATCGAGATGAGCATCAGTAACAGGTCTTACACCTTGACCCCAGAATGGCAAGATAAAATCATTTGGTTGTTTTCTGGTGCCAACTTCTACGATTGCATTCTTAAAGAACGTCTGATACGCATGATCTTCCATGGCAAACTTGAAGAAGTTCTTTCTCCAATCATGATTACCATATGAGATTTCTAGGTCATTGTTCGTAAGAACTGTAACATGCTCATCACAATCTAACACACTATCTTCATGACCGTAGTGGATGATTGTATGCCCACGGGCTTTCATCATCTTACCAAACTTGACAATCTTCTGAGTATAGGCACATGCAGAATATTCTTTATTTGTTACCGTGTGAGGTAACCCCAAGACATGAAATCTCATAATATAATTCTTTCAGTTAGCAGAATGTCAGTTACTAGTATTTGCAATCGGCGGCAAGTTCTGCAACGCATCAATCGAAGCTTGAATAGCGGCTGCTTTTTCGGCTCTCATCGCATCTCTTGTGGCCAGACCATCCGCTGTCAATTCATATTTTGTGAAGTATTCAGTAGGAAGATCGTGATCAACAAACATAAACCATACAGTTTGTTCATCCGCTCTTGCTCCTACACCATCTTCATTAGGCGTAAAGATAGCAGAATGAGTAAAGCTTCCCTGTGCATGGGAATACATGTATTGTAATGCGGCTTCCATATTGGTCACACCAGTAAAATACCACATATCAAGTGGATCGTGAAACAGAGCTAGATCATCATAATTTGTAGACATTGTTTATCCTTCAACTAATTGGTAAGATGTTGTTTGAGTTGCTTTAAGACCGCCGTAGTCAACTGCGACTATATCACCACGAGCGATAGGAGCATTTCCTGAAAAGAAAATAACAAATTCATTATTGGTGACAGCCGTGCTACTTGCACCAAATGAAGATGAGAAGTTGGTATTGGAGATAATAAATCCAGATTCACTATCTCCTCTAGTAGATGGAGGAGTAGTTAGTACCAGAACGATAAATTCATTATTGGCGACAGCCGTGCTACTCGCTCCTAATGAAGAAGAGAAGTTGGTGGAAGAAATAGTAAATCCAGATTCACTATCTCCTCGACCAGAACCTATTGTATTATTCGCCTCAGCCATATGAGTTTTTCTTTTCTATTACTTAGGAAGCGCAAAGAATAGATCAGCAGAAGTGGCCGGAGCTTCACATACAAGACCACCAATTGGTGCAAATCCTATAAGAATATGATCCGTAGCAGTTCCTCCAGTTCTAACATAGAAACCATTAGCATCAACTGTCATTGAAACGGTGTCAAGGGTTGTAGCTCCTGTTACTTGACCAACCCATTTAAGACCAAATGCTCTACCAAGTACCCAATACATAGGATACGGGTTAGCTGCATAACCTGTGTAGTTACTACCAAAACCACCTCCACCAAATATCAATTCGATACCTTTAAGGTTGGTAGTGTTTAGTGCTTTTTGCCCTAGAGCTTCTGCTCTAGAAGGACGATAAGTTTGTCGGTTGTATACACCGGCTACAGGATCATTTTGTTGTGATATTCCGTGCTTACCTGAACCATATGAATTATTATAGATAGCAGTAATCATAGGTACTGGGCATGCACCAAAATATTGCGGACTATTATAATAAGATTGATAGATATAGCTACCACTGGCGTCAAGATTCCAGTTTGCACCTTCCCATCCATACCATCCATAATGCCCTAGCATAACCTTTGTGGTCCCCATGGCCTGATAACCACTTCTGATAGTATTAGATATTCCGGTATATCCGGTTGTAGAGGCTGGAGTAGCTGGCATCAAAAACTGAGGGCCCATTGGCATAGCTGCATAACTTTGGCTACCATTCACATATGATGTTGGGTCATTAGGGCCACCACAACATGAAGCCAATCTTTGCATAGTGGTTACAAATACCGGAGCTACACCTGTGTAAGAAGCAAAATCTTCTGCAATTTCACCATACAAAAGAACACCATTTCTTGGTCCATTGAATACTGTGCTATTCAAAAAGTAGGGCCACATGCAAATCCACTTAGCAGAAACTGCTATGTACAAGAAACCACTAACGGTAGTGCTGATCCAAGTGTTTGGATATTGTGCAAATATTCCACCGCCGCCGCTTGGGCCATTAACATTATTAGGATTAGATTGATCATAAATACCATTCAAACCATTTGTAGAAGTAAGAATTGCACCAGTCTGAGTGGTGCCAACATCTGTTCCACTATTCCAAGAGATGAATGGGATTATTTGAATATACCACACATTGGTCTGTGACTGCCATGCATAAACTGCGGTAGCATCAGGAGTAGTTTTGAATATTCTGACCATAACATACTTAGTTGTAAGACCAGATCCGTAGAAAGGACCTGCTGGATTAGTGGTAGCATTTGTAGTAGTCAATGCTGCCTGATACACTCGTCTATAGTCGATTGCGCTTGGTGATGCATATGTTGGATCAAAAGTATTTCCGGCAGTGCCGTTAGTTGATGAAGATTGTGTCCAACCATGGGCGAGCAATGATGCATGAACCTGAGCAAAAATGGCAATACCACTATCGCCGGCGCTCCATGATACATAATCTAGATTTGTGCTTACATTCGTTCTACTAGCCATTTAAATTAACTCCGATTATCCTGTTATATGATATCTGACTCTTAGCCCAACATCTGATCCTGTACCAGATTCAATCGAGAACTGTAAGTAGTCGTTAGCTGTTGTATAGATTCCATTACCGCTAAGAGTAATTGGCGTTGATCTGTTCGAACCAGTTGAAATGGTGATCAAATTACTACCTGTGCCTGTTGGTAAATCTGCATATGCATTACTTGATGCTGTATATTTATATAGCTTAAATGAGAGACCTGTATTGCCGCCGGCTGGTGTTGATGAATAGGCGTCGACCATATCGATCCATACATTTTGAATAGGATACCATCTTACTACCGCAGGAATTGGAGTTGTAGTAATTGTACCTGTTTGTCTGAATGTGACATATGCGTATGACCAAGCAAGAGGTCCTGTAGCACCTGTAGGACCTAGAGGACCGGTTGCGCCAGTTGCGCCTATACCAGTTGCACCTTGAGGTCCTGTAGAACCTTGAGGTCCAGTTGTTCCTTGTGGTCCTGTTGCACCAGATGCACCAAGAGAACCTGTAGCACCTTGGACACCTTGAGGTCCAGTTGTTCCTTGTATGCCTGTTGGTCCTACAGCACCAGTCGCACCAGCAGGACCTCCACTGAACCAGACAAGTTCAACATATGAACCTGCTGAAGGTGGATATGTGAATACAAGATATCCGGCAATAATTGAGTATGAGTTGCTATAGTTTACTGAATCGACCAAGATGCCTGTTGGAGGTATAACTAGACCGTTTACATATACAATAACTGAAACATCAGTTGGGCTTACAATGCCTGCTGGTGGTGTCAATATGAACTGATTCACCGTACCATCAACGTCTGGATAGCCCCATGAGTTTCTACCGATTGGAACACCGCCGGCACCTGTAGCACCTGTTGTTCCCTGAGGGCCCGTTGTACCTTGAATACCTGTTGGTCCAGTTGGACCACGAACTACACCAAGATTAGTCCAGCCATTACCAACACTACCGCCTGATGTTGTACCATTTGAAACATATAGATTGCCTGTATCTGCCGTTAGATAACCAGCAAAGTTAGGAACACCAGCGGCTGATGGAAGCGAGGCCTGATTAGCAACAACACCTGTAATTTGAATCGATTGACCGGCAGCACCTGTTGCGCCAGTTGGGCCTGTTGGGCCTGTTAAGCCGGTTATACCTGTGGGCCCTGTTATACCTGTTGGACCAGCAATCGTTGAGGCTGCACCAGTAGCACCTGTTGTTCCTTGTAGACCGGTTGCGCCGGTCGCACCTTGAATACCTGTAGAACCAGTTATACCTGTTGCGCCAGTAGGACCGCCAGCGGGGCCAGTTGCACCACTGGCACCTATTACACCTTGCGGTCCTGTTGTGCCTTGAATGCCTGTTGCACCAGTAGGACCTGGAACTATAGAATTGGCACCAGTTGCACCGGTGGTACCTTGTAGACCAGTTGCACCGGTTGCACCGGTAGCACCTGTGGCGCCGTTAGCACCTGTGGCGCCAGTAGCACCTGTTGTGCCTTGTATTCCGGTCGCACCAGTGGCACCGGTAGGTCCAGAAGGACCTTGAGGTCCTGTTCCGCCGCTAAGACCTAGCGGTCCAGATGGACCGAGAGAACCCGTAGCACCGGATGCTCCTGTTGCACCAGTGGGACCACCAGCGGGACCAGTTGCTCCTGATGGACCTGCTGGTCCTGTTACGCCGGTTGCTCCTGTTGGTCCGCCTGCGGGACCGGTTGCACCCATGATGCCTGTTGTGCCTTGAGGTCCTGTTGAACCAGTAGAGCCAAGTAAGCCTGTTGCGCCTGTAGAACCAGTAGGTCCGCCAGCAGGACCGGTTGCACCCGGAGTTCCTGCTGGTCCTGTAGAACCAGTTGCTCCTGATGGGCCGCCTGCGGGACCAGTTGCACCAGATGGCCCAGAAGGACCTTGAGATCCTGTAATACCTTGTATGCCTTGCAGGCCTCTTAGCCCTGTTGGACCGATTGGCCCAGTTGAACCTGCAGGACCGGCTGCGGCACCATCAAAATACATAACCTGAATCTGGCCACTTGCTACAGGACCGCTGAAGAGAATGTATTGATTATTTGCTACAGTCGCTAAGTTATAATCATTAAATGGTAATTTTACAGAACCACTAACCGATACGATGATATTATTAGGTGAGTTGGCAGTTCTGATCAAAGGACCATATGTATCGGTACCTGCACCAGTGAAAACTTGTCTATATGATGGAACACCACCTTTACCGTCAGGTCCAGTAGCACCAGAAGGTCCTGCGATACCAGTGGCGCCAGTTGCACCACCTCCAGGTCCTGTGGCACCTGTAGCACCAGAGACAGCAACATATGTGTTTATGTTATTAGAACTATTGTAAACGTATAATACATTCGCTACCGGATTGAACCAAGGCTGCTGAGAATCAGGTACGCTAGGTGTAATATTGCTAAAGATGATAGAGGCGGTACCCGAACCTGCTGATTGCTCAATAGATGCAATCTTTGCGGCGGCGTTATACCCCGCAAGTGTCAAGTTGCTAGTGATAATATCAGCATTAAGAACGGCTAGTGTAAAGCCGTTGGCTGTAACATCAACCTGATTGTTTAATGGTTCAGTAGGATATTCTTGAAATAGATAATATTCTTTGTTGGTATGATATCTGACAAGACCTGTATGGACGTTTACGCTATTCGCATTGACATAGTTTGCGATAAAACCGATATCAACAATATCGGCTGAGTAATTATTACCTGCAAGATAGATGAGAGGATCATCGACACGAAGTGTTGTAACATCGGCCACAAATGTATTGCCATAAAGAAATAAACTGCCGATGATATTAACATCACCTGTAACCGTGCCGCCTGTCAGTGATAGTTTAGTATTAGCGGCCGCATATGCAGCATTAGCTAGAACATTAGCCGCATTAGCTTTATTGAATGCTAAGTTTGAAGTATTATATGATGCAACGGCTATGTTTGCAGATGTATTGGCGGCACTATAAGCAGAGTTAGCACCACCATAGGCTAGACCAGCCGTATTTGCGGCATCACGACCAACGGCTGCCGCTGTATTGGCGGCCGCATATGATAGATTTGTTGTAGTATATGCCGCTGAGGCCACATTAGCCGCATCACGACCAACAGCGGCCGCTGTATTGGCTGCTGTGTATGATGCGTTTGTAACACCAAAAGCGGCTGCGGCCGTAGCACTAGCGGTATTCGCTGTGCTAAAAGATGCATTGGTTGCCGCAAAGGCTGAGACCGCGGTATTGCCGGCTGAACTGGCGGATGAAATTGCAAGATTTGTGCTGGTAAAAGCTGCCGCCGCAACATTGGCCGCATCACGACCTAGAGCAGCCGCTGTATTGGCGGCTGCATAGGATAGGTTTGATGTGGTATATGCGGCTGATGCGGCGTTAGCAGCGTTTGTGGCTAGAGTTGTAGCGGCATTAGCCGCACCATAAGAAAGGTTTGCGGTTCTAGAAGCATTGATAGCCGCCGCATTCACCGTATTTGCTAGTGTGTATACTGAATTTGTTGTATTGTAGGCGGCGTTAGCGGTGTTAGCCGCACTGTTGGCGGCACTGAAAGAAGAATTGACCGCATTGAAGGCTGTATTGAGAGTGTTAGCCGTATTGTTAGCGGTACGATATACTGAGTTTACAGTATTAGAAGTTGTGTTTAGAGTGTTAGCTGTTGTATTGGCTGCCGCAAAAACAGCATTCGTAGACGCAAAGACAACGTTTGTTGTGTTTCCTAGAGGTGTAGGATTTGAAGCGGTTACTTTTGACCAACTTTTGAGCGTAGAATTGTATTGGTAAATATATTTACCGTCATCATATCTTTGACCGTTTGTCGCGGGGGAAGGAAAAGCCATTTAATACGCACTCTTATTCTATGGGAGGTAAAAAGTCAAACCAGAACTCACCAACACCATCTGTAACCCACATGAGCAGTTTGTTTTCTACGGTATAATACCATATATCACCATAGTGCGGTTCATCTGGTGGTAAACTGGCTGCCACAAATCTGTCAACCGCATTCCACTTTTCACTCTCTGTATTATATATGAGTATTTGCCCGTTAGATAATGCAAATCTATCAAAGTCAACATCATACAGACCATAGAGATATGTAACCGGAGTTTCAGGTCTGGTTGTAACAGTTCTAATCTGTAGTCTATTTGCTTCAGAACCTAAGACTATTCTCATTTATACTGTAACCCTTGGCGTAAGTGTTATGAGACCTTCAAGTATCCTAGAAGAAAATTGATTTGAATCTGTTGCAGTAACGTCGAATAGATATCGACCAGCTCTGATGTTTGATGTGACGCCTGGTGCTAGTGTTAGAGTGATCTCTCCGTTAGCGGCATCGGTAATCTGGCAATTAATATTGGCTGAAGTATTTGCTGAGTAATATGAACGGCGAATTTGACTCTTTATGACATAACCAGAGATATTGACATAGGCGTTCGTCAAGTCATCTGTAATATAGATGACGTTCTTGAAGTTTGTGCCTTGATCTACATAAAGTTCTACATATGATGCCATTAGATTACCTGATTTTTATATATTTATAGTATAGTGCGAAGTTCGGCAGTCGATGTAGCATCCGCAATAGCGGCGCGTTTAGCGGTCAGGCTGGCGATAAAGTCAGCATCGGACACTACGTTTTCTATACCGATGGCCTTATTCATGTTGCGTTGATCAACCGTCATTTTTGCAAGTGCATTCAACTTATCAAACAGTATATTTTTTGCCGCCTCAAGATCAACAACAACTACACCATTGATTAGTCGCCAAGCATCGAAGAAATCATTATCGCTCTGTGGCAAAGTGTCGGCATCGATAATGATCGCGTCTTCTGGGCAATCTTTTGTCAATACATCTTCAATCGGTAACTCGCCGGTCGGATAGCAAACCGAGACATTGCCATTTTCATTGGTGTATATAATAACTTGTGTCATGTTTTAATTCCCAAATACTGCAATTTGAACACTGGCGGGATCAGTAGCCGTCCCATTATAAGATTTAGTCCACATAGCAAAGCTAGTAGTGGTTGGAGCAGAAGTCATACCTGGAAAAACTCCATACCCATTATACACAGTGGAATCGCCCGCACATGACATAATTGGAGCATAGTTAGCATCTGCCATCGCCGTGGTGAAGTTTACAATATACTGACCGGCACTACTTCGTGTGATCGAACTTACGTTATAAGATGATGTTCTGGTTCCACTTGCACCATCCCAACGCGCCCATGCTTTTGCACTTGATCCGGCAGAAACGGTTGACCATGTAGGAGCGGCACTTGCACCACCAGAGGTTAGAACCTGACCTGATGTACCATATGTTGCGCCACCAATACCTAGCTGGCCTGCGGAACCAATTAAGAATTTTGTGGTATTATTAGTTACTAAACTAAGTGTATATGCACCAGTAGATCCAATAACTAGAGGATTTGGAGAATACACATATCCATTAGTTGCATCAGAATGCAGATAAAGCGGTACAGATGATGCGGCAGAACCAACAATCGAAACTCTGTATCCTGCACCTAACGAATTTGTTCCAATACCCATATTACCGCTGGAGTCGATGGTTGCACGAACAGTATTATTTGTACCAAAGTGCAAACTATATGCGCCTGCTTGGTTTACTACAGCGGAATACGCAGTAGAATTTGCAGTAATACTACCTCCACCAGAACCCTCTACGCCAAAACGAGCCGTACCACTTCCGTTGATGGTTTGTAATTGAGCGTAATTTGTGCCTGTTGAAGAGGTTAAACGTATATTTCCCGTTGTCGCCGTAATATCTAGAGGAAGAGATGGAGTCATTCCAATACCCATATTACCGCTGGAATCAATGCGCATACGCTCAGTAACAGTGTTAGATCCACTTGATGTGGTGTAAAATGTTAACCGTCCAGCAGTGCTACCAGTGCCAACCGTAGCATCTAAGTTTGACCGAATTTCAGCAACTTGCCCAAGCGATGTTCCATCGTATCCATAAGATACAACCCGACTTGCAATATCTCCGTTTACAACCGTTGTTGGTGCTGCATTAGTACCCCGGTATTTATAAAATGCCGCTATCCCACCAACGGTATCGGTGGAATAGTTTGCAATAATTGAAGTTGCCGATGTGTCAGAATAAATGCGTTTAACAGCGGCCGCTGATCTATAGACATCTAAGGCATAGGTTGGAGAGAGGGTGCCAATTCCCACGTTGCCGCTGGTGTCAATACGCACACGCTCTGACCCGCCAGTGTAGAAGGTCATAGGCAGATATGTGCCTGTGCCAGAAATAGTTGACGAAAAACGAGCATCTGTTGTTCCTTGCGCCGCCATTACGGCAATAGAAGCATTATTAGGATCGGTGCTTGGCCCGCTGTATGCCTCAAAACCTGAGCTTGATGCTGTGCCATTTGGCATAACGCTGACACGCGAACCACCATTAACCGTGCTATTTTGGAATATAACACGGTTAGCATTTGTCGCATTACCGAAGTCACCAGTGATACGACCACTGGTACTTGTGATATTTAAATTAGCCGTGTTAATGGTACCACTGGCATTAAAACCGACCAAACTAAGTGTCGTCGTAGGTGGGAATGTGAAGTCTGTAAGATCGGTAATCTTATTAACGCTTAGGGTTGACATTGACTGATCCTTATGCGTTCAGGTATGATGGCCAAACGGCTTCGATTTCTTCCACTGTCGTTGCATTAAGAAGCTCAGGCAATTCTGTTACGTTTCTAAGAAGTTGTTTCTTAGTTGTAATCTCAGCCTTCTTTACATCATCACTATTTTCGAGAGCAAGGAAGAACTGTGCATCGAGAGCAACGAGTCTTTCGGCTCTAGCCGCTCTCATCTTGTCTTTCCAAATGTCTTTTGCTTTATCAACATCAATAGAGATAACATCACCTGACAAGGTCCAAGCATCTCTGAATTTTCTATTTGCTGGGACTGTAACCGCTGATGCGTCTACCGTTTGCCCGTTTACCTGAATGTAGGTAGTCATGTTCTTTTATCCTTAATCTGTATGCTTTTAAAAACTTGCATATTCACCATGATAAGTTTTGGCAGCCAACTTATATGCATTATGCCGCCAGCTTCCAAGCGTTCCGATAATTTCTTGTCTGTGGTAGTTGTTCTATTGTGCAAATCTTAAACAACGTTCTATTGTATTTATAATCAGATGACCATACTCTGGTTGGAACATCTTTCATCAGAAGATACTCAATCGCTTCTTCTTCAGTCATAGGTCCCAATGGTTCATCTGTATTGCAGGGGTCATTAAGAACTCTCTCACCAACAATCTTATGATCTAGTCGATGTTGCTGTGCTTCTAAGTAATTGCAGACGATCTTCTCACCTGTATCTGTGACCAATTCAAGAGTCATGTTATGATATGACTCGACTGGTGGGAGTAGTCCGCCATGCAAAGCACATGCTAACCATTCACCAGATGCTACAACAACCTTAGCGACTTCATCAGGGAAAGATGGATCTTCATAGACGATCCTATACTTTGTCTGAACTGGTTCTAGGTTCTCAGAAGCCCACATTAATCTATCTAGTAGATTCATAATATATACCCTTTTTATTCATACATTACAGAGATAGAGCCGGCATCAAAAGTATCTGATGGCGATCCTGTTGCGCTAGCAATTACACGGACACTATCCAAAGCACCCGCTAATGATATAACCCCAGAGGTCATTGCAGAAAGTGGAGTGGTAGTCGCGTTACCAAGAATACCTGATGCTACCCAAATGTTACTAGAAACATTTTGCAATGTAATAACGCCAGACCAAGCGTATGTTGCGACATTGTGATAAATGGGAAAGCCAACGGTTGAAGAAGATGTTGCCCCAACTGAACTTGCAATACCAGTGGTTTGTGCGGAATAACCTGTAATTACATAGGTGCCAGCTACGCCTAATTGAACAATAAGATTATTTGTGCTACTTGTGGATACACCGTTAAACGCTATTGTAACTCGTTTTGCCCAAGTAGGAATGACGCTTGTAAAGTTGATAGCTGTTCCACTAGTAGATGCCTGTGCATCCATCAATGTCGGAGAAACAGCACCAATCGGTGTTGTGTTACCTGTTAGAGGACCTACAAATTGTGTTCTGATCGTGGACATTAGTTAGATACCTCATCGGCTGGTGCGATTGTAAGTTTGCCTTCTTCAACAAGTTGCATAATCTCTTGATAAACAGGATTTTCATCATATATAGGAACGCAAATAATGTCGTTATTAAACTGAACTTCAATGACTACATTTTGACCCATCGTTTTAATATATTTTGCATTTGAATACATAATTAAAGCTCCGCGGCTGCTGTGAAATGGCCAAATACTGTTGATGATCCGGCACCACCAGTTGTATAAAATACAATGTTACTTGCACCAGTAAGATTTGCGCTGGTCGCGGGAGCTCCGGCTCCACCGTCCGTCCACGTTCCGGTTGAACCTGTAAACGATCCATTATATATTGTTACTGTTGTTGGAGTTGTTCGCATAGGCACTTTAAGATGAGCGGTTGTATATCCAGCTCCTCCTGAATTTAATATACTACCTATGGCTCCAGCAGCACCTGCCGTACCTGGGGCCACATCAATATTGTAACTTTTTTGATAATATCTTTGACACAAAGTGATTTCATGACCATACTGTCTGCGTTCAAATGGGGTAGCAACAGAGCCAACTTCAAGCTGAACGCCTGTGATGTAGAATGTTGCGCTTGCAGTGCCGACTACGGAGACTGCGCCAGTGGCTGATACATAGTTTGTTGCCGCCCAAGCACCCGCCGTGCCACTGTAAGTTGAACCAACCCCAAGACCAAATTGAACATAACATCCGATCCCATTGGTTGCCCCTACCCATGTGCCGCTTGTGTCCCCTGCAACTGTTACTGATATTGTTGTCCAAGTGTTTGCAGACGGGATTGAATATGTAAATGGATAAGACCTTGTTCCGGCAGAATTTTTTAAAGTGCCGCCAAAAGTTCCTGTCAAAGAGCTATAAACAACAAATGAAAGAGTTACGGTTTTTGCGCTTGCCGTTCCCCATGCGAAATCTGCAAAGTTAAACCCTTCGACTGGTTGACTAATGGAAAAATAATCAGTTGCGCCAACAGTGACTGCGGATGCAACCGTCATTCCAAGATAGTTTGGAAAACCTACCGCCGTTGTTACAGCTCCAGCGTTTTGCTGCGCGGTAAATTTTGCAGCTTGAGACGAAAAATACTGCCAGCGATCAACCATATATGTGCTGCTGGTCAAATTAGCCGCTGTAATCTGCGCCCCAGCATTGCGCTGATCAATTGCCATGTTCCCATTGATGATGCGGTTGCGCATACCAAGAGGGCCACCATCAAAGGCTAGCATTGAGTTGGTTACTTGTGTCAGTGCCATTTACTTAGCCTCCAGTGCAAAATTAAGATTTAGGATATTTAACTTTCACTTCTAAACATGCAGATATATACGCAGCTATTTGCGCCGTATCATTTTTCACAATGCCGTCTATATAATCAGTGATTGGGGGATATGCTAATTTTCTTGCTTCTGCATAATTGGAAAATGCAAAAACTGAGTTTGCTTTTTGATAGACTGTATCACCTGATAATTCGTACCAAGCAGAACCATCTGCAATATGATCAGTCGGTGGAACAAATTGAATTACAGGAAGTATTTTTCCGCCATGAAGTTCTATCTCAGGGGCAAGAGCAAGTTCACTATGCTCAACCGCTAATATCTTTTGATCTTTTACAAGAGCGAACATAGCATATTCCTTTTAAACTGTTAGATTTGTTCCGGCACTAGAACCTGTTCCTGTATCGGAAACTGATCCAGCAGTGTTTGTGTAAAAATAGTTATCATTATATCTAGTGTAAAAACTAGTAGCTCCATCTATTTTTAACCCATAACCTACATTCACAACACACATATTGCTAGTAACTATGTTGCGATTAGAATTATTACCTAAATAAATTCCATCTCCACCATTACCATCTAATATATTCCCGCTTATTACAGAATTTTGAATAAAATTACCAGCTATTCCTGCTAATGTGTTTCCTTGTGATACGTTTCCAGTGCAAGTAACGTAATAACTTTCGGTCAAATAAATTCCATATTGCCCACATCCACTTACGTTGTTACCAACCACTATTACTTGAGTAGTAGAAAAACCATTAGCTTTTTGCACAAGAATACCATGAGAAGTGCCAACATCAGATATTGAATTGCCAACAATAGTTATTCCATAAGTTTGTTCAGCAGTAGAAATTCCTTGAGAAACTGTATTACGAATTGTATTATCTGATATTACTATGTTATTTATAGTACCTATTAAAGCTGGATTGACATTTATTCCGTAACTTGTTGTCTTTGTTGAACCACCATAAATTGCGCCATCTATATGGTTATTGGAAAAAATAGTGTCTTTACAGGCTTGGTAGCAATATATTGCGCGATTATGGACACCGCGAACTGAGCATTTATTGACTACAGATTTTGTGCAATTGCTTATTTCAATGCCAACATACCAAAGGCCAGTAACCCATACGTTTTCAATAAGAACATTGTTACAAGTGTATGTTTGAATGGCTGCATGATCTGCGCTTACAACAGTTGCAGCATTTGAATAATGACACCATATATCACGGATGTTAACGCCAGTAACATTAGTTGCATAAAATAATGAATTGCCAAAAGAATTTGAACTTCTGACTAATTTACATGAAGCTGGACCGCCAACACCTTTAATTTCAATTGGCGATGTAATTGAAAACGATGCTGTTCCACAAAAATAAATTCCAGCAGGAAAGTGCAAGCATTTATTTGCGGCTGCGTTAATAGCGTTTTGAATAGCAACAGAATCATCTGTGCTTCCATCACCCGTAGCACCGTAATCTTTAACGCTAATAATATCATTAACTCGATTGTAAAGTTTACTAGAAGAATTGATCTTTGCGTCTGTTATTGTGCCATCGCTAGGTGTGCCAATAGAAAGCGGTAGATTCCACACAACCTCAATGTTAGATGTGCCAGAAGGAGGTGCTGTCGAGAAGGTCAATGTTGTTGTGCTTAGGCTGTATGTTGACTTAGCCTGATACACGCCACTAATATACACGCTTGTGTTGTTTTTAGTTGCTGGATTTCCAGAAAGTGTGAATGCTGTCTGAGAGCCTGTACCGTTAAAATAATCGGCTATAACACTGGTTGAGGCACCAACTATTAGACCAGTCGTTGATGAAAAAAGCCCGCCAGTATTCGCCCGAAACACTTCAGTACCACCTGCTGAAAAGGCCACTGTATTTGGATTTGGAAAGAAAATGCCACTATCAAAATCACCACCAGTTAAGGCTGGTGCGATTGCACTTCCGTTTGCACCTACGATACCTGATGAACCACTAATTGTAATTGACATTAACTTACTCCTGAATCTTTCTTATATTTATTAGCGATACATAATCAACAAGGCAACATAATCAAAATCCGCAAACGAACCGGCATTGTTGCGACTAGAAGCACTACAAGTCGATGCGGTGGGTGCTACCCAGTAAGTCTGAAATTGTCCTATTGACCCTGCTGGCACTCCGGCAGAACCACTTGGGCAAAAGTTAGCATCACTCAATGCGTTTGTGAAGTTTGATGTGTATATACCAACACCACCATCTGTAATACTTGAAGTATTGAAACTCGATCTAATCGCAATCGTACCAGTTCCGTTAAAGTTTACCCATGCTTTTGCTGTACCATTGACAACGGTTTTCACTGGAATAGAGCTGGTGTTACCAGCTATTTCTTCCTGTCTTGCGATGATGTAATCTGCTTTGAATGTAGACATAACGGTTCCTTAATTTTCTATAATGTTAACACAAACATATGTTTGGTCTACAGCACTTACACCGCTACGATGAACATAAATCCGAAGGGTAGTCGTAGTAGGGTTAGTCCCTCCTCCTGCCGCATCATATATTTCCACAACAGTAGCCCCGCCAGCCCCAACGGAAAAAACACTAGCAGATCCTGACACAGAATAATTTGCGCTTGAAAGTGCGTTTGTGAAATTTGTAGTAAAATCTCCAACACCATTATCGGTTAAACTGGTAACATTTCCACTAGAACGAGCGGTAGGTGTTCCTGATGAAGCATTAAGGTTTACCCATGCTTTTGCTGTATATTGACCAGTAAATGTGGTAGCTCCACCACTTCTGCTTTGTAATACGTCTACTTTAAAGGTACTCATTTAATCCTCTTACAATACAGCTAGTGTGGAGCCAGTGGCCACATTGATAGTAAATCCGTTAGCGAGTGAAACTGGACCTACAGCAGAAGCATTGACTGGTTTGTAGATTACGATTGTTCCTGAACCAATGTTCTGTAGATTTAGTGTTGAACCTGCTCTTGTCGATGACACTTGAATGACATTGGAGGTAGATGTTACGATGTAGTAGTTAGCATTCGTATTAACGTTAGCTGGTGTACCGCCTGTTGAGGTGAACTGAACCACATCATTGACAACAAATGTATGAGCGTTTGCTGTGATGTTACCTGAACCATTGTTGGCTGATACAATGCTTACTGTGAAGTTCTTAGACCAAATGTTTACGTTTTCACCAAGCTCAACATCATTGAAGTTGAAGAAACCTGAAACACCGAGTTTGTTACCGCCAAGGTTAGCCTGAGCATAAGCCGCATTGGCTTGAGTATATGCAGCATTCGCCACAGGGTTTGATGCAGATGCTACGTTTGCTTGGTTAAAAGCCGCAATAGCAATAGTTGCACCAGAGTTGCTGGCTACAGATAGTGCTGTGTTTGCTGTGCTGAATGCGCTTTCGATAGCTGTGTTGACAGCATAGTTAAGACCTGATGCTTTGATGATCAGTCGGTTATTAACAACAACATCACCAGTTGTCTGAACAACTAGACCTTCTAGACCGCCTGCACTAATCGATACATTCCAAGTATTTGATATAGAAACACCAGCATTGCCTGCGGCATTGAGTTGTAAACTATCTACTCTTAAAATTGACATTTGTTTCTATAACCTCTTTAGATAATAACGACTCTGGCGCCAGTATTGATTGTGATTGAAGCATTCGCATTCAAATAGATAGGACCAACAGCGAATGAGTTTTCAGCAGTTGAGAAGTATACATTAGTGTTTAGATATGGTGTTGTAATAGTGAAGATGTTATTGACCGTATTAGCCGCACCAACACGACCATCATTACCTACGAAGTAACCACCAACACCACCTCCACCACCTCCGCCTGTGTTAGCTTTGTCATAGGCTAGGTTAGCGATGAGACCTGCGGTGTTGGCCTTATCAAATGCTAGATTAGCAACTGTCTGAGCGGTATTGGCACCACGCCATGCAAGCCCTAGGTTCGAGTTAGATAGGAAGTTGTTAGCCGCTGTATTGACATAAGAACCAATCGTAGCAATCAGTAGTGTATTAGATGTTAGAACGATTGGTAGTGCTGTATTCGTAGCAGTATAGATAATATTTGTATAGATAGTGTTTGTTACGAGAATGTTAGCCGCAATATTAGCCGCTGTTGCAACAGACAGATTGGTAGCATTGTATGACGATCTCGCAAGAAGATTTGTCTCATCATAGATATTGATAAGCTGGTTAGTTTTCGTTCTCCACTCATCGAACGTATCATTAAGCGTTACATTTGCGATTGCCATTTACTTTATCAATCCTTTTAGAAGTTCTTTTATCTCGTGAAGGTCACTTTTGATGACCTTCACCTCTTCTTCAATCTCAACATACTTATTTCGTTGCATTTTCTGGTGTCTATAAGCGCGAAGGGCTTCGTTATCTTTATTTATAAGAACTCCCTCACCATCTTTATAGACACCAGGAACATCAGTCTTAATACTCATAATCACACCTTACATCTGTACCGCGATACATCTCAAATCAGCAACTCTTGGATAGACGGCTGAGTTGTCGCCAAGCAATACAACTTTAACAGCGAACTGTTTGTAGCCGTTAAACGCTATACCATTGCTAGTATATTGAGATTGCCCATCAGGTCCGACCATTACTGAGGTTGGTAAGTTATATACAAACTCTCTGAAGTTATTTCTATCGGAGATAGATGAATATAATGACTCGCCAGTACCATTTTTGGTCATTTCAATCCAGTATTTCTGGTCGAAAGGATCGGTATCACTTGCATGAAGCAACTTGACATAGACCTTAACATCTGTATTTGGTGGTCTATATGCTGTCAGATAGACCTTCAGGTCTTCCGCATCTTGACCATCAGCAAGAGTTACAATCTGTGAGATGTATTTATTGATGGCATTACCACCAGATTTTCCATCTTCACCTGAGTAGTCTGAGTTAATCTGACTATCTAAGAAAATTGTATGTGAAGTATCTAGGTCATATACGGGTGAAACATATTCAGAGTTTGTGATAAGAGTCACTCTGATTTGGTTTGACTTGTTACCACCAATATTGATCAATTCATTTGTTCTGCTATAGAGTGACCTTTCATCAGAGAGATATGTTGTATCAGAAGGGCTGATATAATTATAGCTGCCTACTGAGGTTGAACCGTTAGCATATGTTCTCATTTCATATTTTATATTTGTCTTAACAAAGTCGAGAACAGTTGGCTCATAACTGAAGGCGCCATATGCATAATCATCAATAGTAGTTACTTGGGCACTATATGTAGTACCTTCTATCATATCACTAATCACAGAACCTACTTTGAATCCGCCAGTAGAATTTTTAAACTCACCGTAGATACTAGAGGCCGATTCATTATAGTAAGACAACTTAGCTGAACTGTTTGAGATGGCTGTAACAGTAGCAGAACACTTGTATGTGCTATTTGATGAATAGTAGATGTTTACTTTCTCACCAATCTGATATCTTGTTTTAGATACAGCAAACTGTGTCGCACTAATAACATTTACGACATTACCGTTAGCATTAGCTACTGAGGTATTGCCTTGAACTCTATCTGTTAGAGCGATAGTTCCGTTAGCACCAGTTACAGTCAGAGTATCACCTGTTGTAAACCAGCTACCAACTTTACCACTCAGTGAAGTAGAAGCATTGGCCATGAAGAACTTTTCGACTGGTTCATTACCAATGATGAAGTTGGCTGTAGTATCTTTCGGGAACACGGCTCTATAGATGTTGCAGGTCAAGTCTAGACCATCAATTAGATCCCATGAGCGGTTATTGAGTGTCTGATAGAATGTACCTGTAGCTTGCCTATCAGATACCTTCTGACCAGTGTTAATATCAGTCTCACCAAGTCTAGAGATCCAGATTGAAGTGTCAGGATCAACGTCAAGCGGGCTTGGGCTATCGGAATGGACGATAAATGCATAGTTGGTGTCCTTGAACAAGAATACTGGTCTTGGGAACACAACATGCATTGGGCTATCTTTACCGTTTGGTGAAACGACGATATCTGCATTCTCATAGTGTACCGAACTTCCTGGAATTGTTGTAGGTGTAATACCTCCACCCTTATCAACTTCCCTGATTTCAAACCATAGGCCTCTTGTTGTAGATTTGGAATGTATGAATACATCCATACTTGTTACGAATATACCTTCTTCTTCATCAGGTGCTTTGATGAACACAACATATGCTACGCAACAGTTATGAACGACATAACCTTCAACGATATAGGTCATATTACCGTCAAGAGTCAAGTCATAGACCAAATCTTCTGAGGTATAACCATGCATACCTATCTCACCTTCATAAGGAACGAAGTCATAAGATAGAGTTTCAGGTTTAATAACTTTCAGTTTGTCATTATGGTCGATGCTGCATGTCTTGTTGTCATTTTCCAAGAACACATAATCGATCTTGAATCCATCATCATAAGACTTCTTAACAGCCTCAATATCCCATGTTTTCCAACCTTTGTCGGTCATAAACAAGTGATCATCGGTTGAGAAGAATGTGGTACCATCAATACCTTCAAATTTGATCAGTTTTCTATCTTCGATACGAGGTGCATTAACCTTCTGAACAGTATTGACCTGACCATTATCACCAAGAACTTTTTCACCTTCTACAATATCTTGGATAGCTTTCCATGTCTTGTCAGCCATGAGAACCTTAGCTTCTGGATTGAAGCAACAGTGACCATGCTTGGGTGGTGGTGTCCATGTATTAGGCATAACCGCATATGAAGATTCTTCTTTTGCCCTGTCATATGCAGGTCCATATGTTCTTTCATAACCTGACGTTGAATAGACTGTTCTCTGTAATGTCTGAGCAGTACCATCAGCAACGAAGATACCGGATGCGGTTGTAGATGCATCGAGTTCGGCTGAGATTTGCTGAGGATCAATCTGATCACCATCGAGAACATACAGTCGTCTTTCGCCAGTTCTAAAACGAGGACCATCCTGTGTGAGATGGAACTCAAAGAAAGTTCTTCCAATATCATCAACAATTAGCGGATCACCAAGACTTCCATAATATTCACCTACAATAGGCGAATAACCGGCCGCAAGCACCGCGAATTGTTTGTAGGTCAAAGGCCTGCAATAAGCAGATACGCTAACGCCATCAAAGAATACTTTGACTTTACTATAAGGTTTCAGACCTACACCTATAACATAGAGTGTCTGAGGTCTAATATATGGAATCTTCGTGCTTGAGATCATCTTATATGAGCCGGCGGCATCATCTGTGCTATAGTTGGCGTAGTAGCTTGTGCCAATTCTATCATTATAATAAAGTGTTTCGAGTGTGGCCGAACCTTGATTTTGTTTTGTTGTCCAAGTAGCGGCAGCGTCCCTAGCCTCTTCTTCATTTGCATACGTTCCATAAAGAACCTTAGAAGCGCCTTCACCTTTATAGAGCTTATAACCAGTAATGTGTTGTTTCCAAGATTCCCAGTCGGTATTCAGAAGACTCTTAGTGACCTGTGCGTCTTTATCATCAGTCCAGCCGTTTGCTGAATTGCCTACACTGATACTTAGTCCGGAGTTATTTGCTTCAATTTTAACTATTTCATCAGGAGCATAAGTCGTATCAATCCACATATCTTGATTTGGAAGAATATTTAATGCTCCTCTATAAAGGAACGTACCTCTTTCAAGCAATCTATGATCAGTAACTTTTGGTTGCACGAACTGTGAAGTTTCTGTATATGCAAAGGTTATGATATTATTATTAACAGCAACAGCCGTACCAGTTGTAGAGCCTGAAAGATATTCGTGCTTCCATGATTCTTGAACATATAGAGGCACAAGGCTCAATTCATTAGGATCAACAACAATTCTAAAATCTGGATTCGCACCTTTAGCAGAGAGCGAGGTGTCCTTAAATGTGTCTAAGAAGATACCGTTTTTGAAACGATCATTACCCGCATCGTCAGTGATCTTCAGATTCAATGCATCTTTTTCAAGCATCGTTAACCCTGTATAATACTCAAGGTTTTTGATTCTATTTTCTAGAACACCAATATCACGCATGGTATATCTACGATTTGAGGCCTTCTGAACAGAACAGGCAAGGTCTCTTCTACCAAGATTATTACCATATGTTGGTGATACAGTTGGATATGGAGGAACATTGATAACCGCAAGAATCATATTGTTATCGGATGTTTCTGGAATCAATGGAGTCGCTGATGATGCACCTTTAACAACAGCAAATCTATTATTTTTTGTGCCTATAACAACATCTTTTCTACCGAGATAGTATGAGTAATCATAGATAACTTCGGTTGAAGGCACAGGGAATTTTAGACCACTTGCGCCGAAGCTATATGTAGATGAGTTAGATGATGGATTGATTGTAGCAGAAGCGACAACAGTTGTATCGGTAGCAGTTGCAGCCTTAATAGGTCTGAAGTCGATGTTATTACGCAAGTCATACTTCTGACCAGTAGTTGGTGAGATGTATAGTGGAATATTTTCGGTTCTGATAGTTGAATTTGAACTATTAGCATCATTATCCTGAATTGGATATGAATCTACAGTGAAGAAACCTGCACGACCTGAGAAACTTGGTTCGAAGTAATCGAGTTCGATTAGCAAGAAGTCTGTGGCGCCGAGAGTGTAGCCATTAAATTTCTTCAGCTTGGCAATATCATAGAAAGTATCTTTCTGACCATTGTCGAGAGTGAAGTATCTAGTTACGTTTGTACCATCAGATAGTGAACTCGGTGCTGAACCAGTTTTCTTAATAACATTACGAATCCGATACACATCAGCAAAACCAAGAGAGAATGGTCCAGATGTACCTGCCGTTGAGCAGTTAATCTTGACGAAGCGGTTTGGTTTCAAGATTTTAGCAACTTCTGTAGACTGTTTTGATGCAATCTGATATGTGATTGTGGCCGCTACAGTTGATGGGAAAGTTTCTTTCAGATCAAATGCGAGGCTAGTCGGTGTTGCGGCAATATTTCTTTCAGTACCAACAAGCACACCTTTACCTGACATATTGATAATGTCGCCGGTCTTGTAGGCTTTGAAAGCAAGATTGCCTGAAGCATATGAAGGAACTGTGTTTGATACCATGATATGATTATCATCAGAGATAGCTGAGATATACCATGTATTTGGGTTTCCTGCAAGTTCGATCTTATCACCGACATTCATTCTAGTGAAGTTAGCATTAGCACTAGTTAGATATCTTGTACCGTTTGATGTTATAGTTGCTGACCAGAGAGGTCCAATATTAAAGGTCTGATTCAGTGTCACTAAGAAATCTTGTGTCTTATCGGCCTGTGACAATGACGCTACAGTTCCATATGGAATCTGGGAAGTTGTGTTGCCCGAAAGAGTGATAGTTGTTGTACCGCTTGTGCTGAATGTCAGAGCCGCCGCAATACCGTCAGTTCTATTGAAGTTATAGATTGTAGTAGGATTACCATTAATATCTCTAGCAGTTTTTACAGAGTTTGATCCTACATAATAAAGTAATGCTGCTTGATCAAGACCTCTGAGCGTAGTATTTGATGTTGAATTACTTGCACCAACAACGTCAGCACCAACATCTGAGTGTGGAGTGTTATCATAATACAGGCTTCGAATGTTTGCTGTGCTATTAGCGCCGATCATCTTGATATCTGATAAGAAGATATCATATTGAGCGTCATAGCCAAGGGTGCCTGAACCCGTATACTGGACAGAGTTAACGACAGCGGAACCGATAAGGTTACCAGTCTGGGCACCAACTGACCATTTTTGACCTGTTGTCACATCATTATTAGTGATTCTTTTCTGAACCACATCATAAAAGTTAACTCTAGCACCTTGATCGAGTTGCCATGAACCGACAGCTTCATTAACTCTTAGATATTGACCCATCGAAGTTGATGTGATCTGAGATGCGACATTGTTATATTCTGTAGGTTTTTCAACTTCGATAGAAACAATGTCTTGGTTGCTGATCTGATAACCTTTAACATAGCCAATACCCGGATCTACGTTAACAATAAGAAGTTGATTGTTACCGTTAGCATATCTCCCTTGGTTATTGACAGGAGATTCTACACGATCATGCTCTTGAACCTGAACGTTAAGTCCGCGAACAACATAATCGCCTGACTCATTATAGGTTCTTTCAGCAATAGCATCACCAAGTATGTTATAATCAGTCTTTTCACGAGATATTTGCATAATACCATCTTTAATGGTAAACAATGTCACGAAATCTGGTAGACCGGCTGCATCATCAATACTTAGAACGCTAAGTGTTGATGCAAGTTTAAATCGGTCAGCACCTGGGGCAGAATAGTTAGATGCTTCAAGAGCGGGGTCAAGAAGATTTGAATCTTGGTTATAGTTGACAATTTCTTCTGATACAATGAAGCCAACCTTACAGGTTGGATTAGGATTGTAGCGGTCAAGAACCACCGACTGAGTTGGGAAATAGATGAAATGTTCTTTAGCAAAGTAAACACCTTCTTGAATCTGGAACCAACCAGCATATCCTGTGTTGGCTACAGGATCACTATCGAGAACAATAGCACCACCATTATTTGCACTTGTTAGAGTTTCTCCAGCAAGAAATGTGCGAACATTTGAATCAACGGATGACGCACTCATATAGCTGACGTAGACTGTCTTTGTATTTTGTGTTGTACCATCGCTATCGGCCACATCAATAACATAGGCTTTAATATTGCTGGTTGCACCAGTAAGCGTTGAACCAACAAGATCATTAACATTCACAGAAACGTTTGAAGCATTCGTTGTCTTAATCTTAACATAGTCGATGGGTTCACCTTTTTTCTCACCAGCATTGGTGCGAACGCGAAAACCACCTGGAAGAACAATAGTACCATCTTTGAATACATGCCGACCCATTCTATAGATTTGGCTCTGCAACATTGATTGCATCTGAGTGAGTTCACGAGCCTGCACTGCAAATCCTGGTTTATACAAGATTCTATAATACTGATCATTGGGATCATAATCATCATAATAGGGTGTGACGTTAAAGTTAGTCGTTAACCCCGTGTTTCCTAGATTCGTAGTGTTCCCAGAGGCGTTCTGTGCGGCTGTTAATACTGGATCAACCATTTTCTTATCGTTCCTTTTTAGAATTTCAATACGATCTTAAAGTCCTCGGTCTGATCGTTTGCACGAGTGATAGGACTGATATTATCGGTATATAGTAGATGACCTGAGTAGTCTTTTAGTTCTTTATCTGTAATAGATTCGACGAATCGGGCTGCCGCACTATTAGCACCAACAAGAACGTCCGCTGCCGGAGTTCCTGTTGTATTTGTTAATTGAATGAAATTATTTGGAGCATCCCATGCACATACGATACCTGTAAATAATGCTTCAGCTAGAGATGAACCTTGATAGACCGTTTCATCATGGTAATAGTCCACTGAACCGGTACTTAGGATCATTCTAGTTGTCTGTGTATAGACTAGAGAATTAGCTACGTTATCTGCAACTCTTTCATGAGGGTCTTGCAAGATAGAAATCTGTCTGAACTCGTTCGTGACAGGTAACTGACCATCTTCAGTTCTAATGATTCTCGGATTGATAATGATATATGAACCACCTAATTCTCTCATAGGGTCACTACCATGACCACCTGGAGGAGGAATGCGAGGTTTAGCAATAGCATTAGCTCCTGTTCCTGAATCAACAATATCAACGAAACCATATGTATAATTGGTACCTGGATTTGTGATTGTAACAGTATTAACTGTATTTGATATAGTATTGATACTAGCAAATGCTTGAGCGCCGAGACCATCACCAGTAATAGTGACAATGATCGTATTAGCATTCATGTAACCAGAACCACCGCTGATCACCTCTACAACATCAATAGTGCCTTCTCTTGCGGCTTGTTGGACTCTCCACTGCATCGAGTTGTTATTATTGACCAGTGTTCTAACAGGAATATATGCACTGGTTGTAAATCTAAGTCTTTCTTCAGCCGCAACAGTATACATATACTTCCAAATATAACCATCAGATTCTTTAACAGGTGAGTTCAGAATGGTCTGAGTTGGCATGACCGTCGATGGTTTACCATAGTTATTCATCAGACACTTGTATACATTCCAATCCGATGTGACAACGAAAAAAGATACATTATCAGAAAATAGATATCCAACCTGTTCTTCGTTATCATACATAGCATAAGTTGTACCTGAGGTCCAATCGCGTCTAGGAATAGCATGGCGAACATCATTACCTGTGACCAGTTTTGCACCGATCATGTTTCTCCATACATCATTGAACCCTTCAACAGATGAGTTGGCCTGAGGTGGAACACTCTCATTATCCCAAGGTCTAGTTCTACCAAATGTCAAATAGATATTAGTCGGTCCCACATCAGAGATTGACTGTTTGAACTGTTCAGCATTATAGACACGAAGATTTTCAGTAAAGATGGACGGCATTTTTATATCCTATTATTCCATTATATTTATATGCTGGTAAAGTAGATTGTACCGCTACTGTTCGAAGGAGTGTAAACTCTACCATATGTATTACCTGTGATGTATGGAGGTAATGTATCTGTAACATACAGATTGCTGGCGTTCGATAAAACACCAACATAGAATGTATTAGACCAACCACCAATCTTGATCACATCACCAACAGCTAGATCAGACTTGAAGTTTGTTCCGGTACCCATTAGTGAGAATGTGTTACCATTACCTGAGTTAGCTCTTACGGTACCTGTTCGAACATTCGCCCTATAGACGCTGAATGAGGTGGTATTAATGACATTCGCTCTATAGATTGCATTGCTCAAGTTAACCATATCACCTGTAACAAACTCGATATATACGTTCGATAATGAGGTCAAATTGATTGTATTAGAGTCGGCATTAACCACGATTGTGATACCATTGGCATTACTTGTCGCCACATATTTACCACTGCGTGTTGACTGGTTGTATATACCATTGGACGACTGGATAGAGACGTTATTATTGTCTCCAGTATTATCATATAGATATTCGGCAAATAGCTTCATACCTGATGGATGAACAAGCTGATTAAGTGCTTGACGATATGAATCTACGGACTGGCGAGACTTAACAACATATGAGAAGGACTGATAATAATCTCTATCCTCAATGAAGTTATAACCAGATATATGGCCATCATCATTGAGGTAACGACCGGGGTAATTATATTCACCCTTGATTATTGTGGCGGCCGCCTGAGCGGTACCGTCACCGCTATTAGATAGATTCAAAGTCGGTATTGTATCATATCCAGATCCGGATGCCACAACAGCTAGTGTCATCAATGTGCCAGCTTTATTCATGATGGTTGATATAGATTCACCTTGACCTAGTAGTGTTGTCACCATAATGTTGGCGCCATTACCATTAGCGGATGTTACACTAGCCAGAGGTAAGAAGTTCATCTCATAACCAGAACCACCGGTGATCTGACCTGTGACAGGTTTAAATCTAACCTGTCGAATCATACCGTTTGCAGCCACACTCGTAACATTGGCGGCCGCCCCAGTTCCATAACCAAATGGAACATTAGTGAAGGTAATCGTATCACCAACCGCATATCCGGTACCACCATTATGAATCTTCATTCTACCTAATACACCAAGTGATCTAATTCGTGTATTGGCTACAACTGAAGTTACTGGAGTGGTCAGATAATAATCGCCATGTGCTACTAGCTGTAATTGATCCATAGGGCCAGTATTAGCATAGACATAACTCACAACCGCATTAGCGATAGTGGTGTAATCATTAGCTTTCTTAATAACAATGAAAGAATTGGCTATTAAATTACCGGTGAGACCAGGTCTTACTGTAATCGTATTGGCGATTGTATTGGATGATGTAACCAACACAATAACACCATTGACATTCAAACTATCATATGTTTCAAAGAATGTATTTGAGTTAGCTTTCTGTGCGCTGAGATTGATTACGTTAACAGAATTGCCTGTGCCTGTGCCAATCGTTAGATTTGATGATCGAATATATTGAGTAGCTAGGTTTTGATATGCAAAAGTTTCATATGAGATAATAGTATTTCCGATGCGTGTATTGACCTCATCTGAGATAACAGATGCGATCATAACATATGAATTAGGATGAACAGATGAATCCGCTAATACGGCTGAGATACGAGCATTAGCACCGAAGCCACCGCTACCGCCAGTAAACAATATCTGTTGATTGACTTGAAAGCCTGCACCACGCAATTCAGGATTAACATCAGGATATATCGTCTTAACGTTACCTGTCATTACTGTATCGACAACGATAAGACCACCTGAGCCTGTATTGCTTTCGATGACAACATTATCACCAACCGAATAGCCGGTGCCACCATAGATTACACTAACAGTGTCGATAAATCCAGAGAATAGGTTAGCTGAGAGAAATTTCTGTTGGCCATTCTCTTCAAAGAAGCAATAGATTTTCTCACCGCCATCGAAGTTTCTATATTTGTTTGAGATAGAAAGTTCATTGATTAGAAAGTCACGGTTATAGTATGATGATGCTTTTTCAACAATAGCAAATGCGTTTGATGTTTGACCTACAACTCGGTTGGCCACGAAGTAATTAATCGTTGAGGCCATCGAATTAGATATGTTATTGACCTGAACATCACCTAACAGCAATACTTTCTCGATATGCCATTTACCATCAGAGGCTCTAAGAATATCTTGCTTTGGTAGATAGATATCTTCAATCTCTTGGTTATAGAGAATACGAAGTAAGAACTTAACGGACTTAGCTGAACCTCTAGACTGATAGAACTCTTTGATATGTTTCAGGACAAGAGTCTTATCGACAACTGTACCATCAGGAAACAATTTCATAAAGTTATTATAGAATTTGTTTAGAAAATCATCTCGTGTTGTATCAATATCCGAGTATTCACGCATACTCTTGAGTGTATCAAGGTCTTTGTTCTCTTGTTCTAGATATTCATAGTATGACTCTAAGAAACGGATAAAGTTCGGGTGATCGTTTCTAACATAAAACGGTACCTGACTACTAATGAGATTTGATATGCGTGTATTGGCTGCTGTCATTTTTTATGCTTCAGGTACGACTTGTAATTGAACGCTGAATGGATTATTCTGGTCGATTGACAGAATACGATTTCTCAACGGTGAAATAACTTCTCTATCAATAGGAATATTGAATGTTAATACATTAGTATCATATAGATCGTTAGTGACTGTACCAGTTGTGTTTAGTGCAGTAAGCTGAATAAGACCTGTGTCATAGTTGATCAAACCAGCATTTCCATTTACAATGATCTTTTCACCAGTATTCTTATTATAATATGTTCTAAGTCTACCTGTTTTTGATTGTAGAATAGATGTGGCTGATGCACCAGAACCATTACCACCAGTAATACTTATGGCGGCTCTGGTATAGTTTGTTCCAGGGTTTGTGATAACAATACCTGTAACACGACCACCAACCACCTTAGCCACTGCCGTAGCATCTGACCCATCACCAATAATGGTAACAGTTGGTACTGATCTATAACTTTGACCAGTTGTTTTAACAGTAATCGAATCTAAACCTGTTAGAACTTCCGGAACTTCTTCGAAGAATACTGGGCGAAGAACACTACTGGCATCATACACATTAACCTGTGGGAATGACGAGATACGAGATATGACAAGATCACCCCTCTTAATAGGTACCTTTGTCTGGATATAATAGTTTGTTGTAATGGTAGGATCAATAACTATTCTCTTTTGTAGATACACTCTGATTTCTGAACCTGTAATAGATTTCTCAGCCGCCTCCACATAGTTCTGTAGTTTCGACTTTCTAAATGTAGAGTTAAAACGGTTCAATTCAGCCGCTTCATAATCGACAACCGATGCAACAACAAACTGGCGGATAGTATCGACACTGGCCGTTGTCAGTGCTGGATTATAATAAACATTACCATTGACAAGAATGAATGTATAATCTGGATCGACAATCTCGGGTGTAACTGTCAAGACGTTTCTGGTATTGATCAACTCTTGCTTGATGGTTTCTTTTTCGATATTAGTTAGATAGAAGTTATTCTTCATCTTGAGTGAGATATAGACCTTACCATATACAGGTGGATCATTCTGCTCACCGCCCCATACAGATACCGAATCAATATTCTGATAGTCTTTGGTGAGAATAGCCGCATAGTCATCAGCGGTAACCGCACGATTCTGTGTTGCAAAGTAATATGGTGCGCGGAATTTAACCTGCTCGATTGTCTCTTTCTCTCTACCACCAAATGATGACTGAATAGAGGTGATAGAAACATTATCAGTATATTGTGCAATACCGCCGCTGGCCACAAACTTAGAGATGTTATTGCTTCTCTCGCCGATTGTATCTAGATATGTAGCGGTGATGACGCTACCATTCTTAGGTTTCTTACCGATAACGTCATCACCAAAATATATGGTATAGTTTAAATCTTGATTTTCTTCGATGAAGTATACTTCAGCATTTGATGTGATGCTAGTGATATCATTTACAATGAAATACTCTGATGTGAATGTATTTGATGTTGACTCTTGAACTGTTACAGTAAGTGTGCTAGTATCAATGTTAGCAGATGGTAAGGGGAATGATCTTTTTGTATTGCCTGGATCCATGATGAACTGTCGTGTAACAACATCACCCTGATAGATGGCTACATTGCTGAAGATGAATGTGTTTGAACTTTTTGATGCAACGTTTGCTGATAGTGTAACGAAACCATAGTTCTGACCGTCGATATCACTGCCGATAAACTTCTTATATTTTGGTATGGTAATTGTATTGGTTAATCTATCTTCTGTGATTGAAGGTGTGACCTGAATATTGACCACAGCCTTCGCACCACGGCGACTTGTAGGAATATAATTGATCATCTTAGCATGAGAGAGAACCGAACCACGAAGCTGTGCGGTATCAAGAAACATTTCATTGGCTGTCATATTGAGATAGTAGCCCATATAATGTGTATTATAGGCTAGGATATCCAGCAATACGCCCATACCAGAACCTTCAAAGTCAAAGTCCTGAAACTCTGTCTGGCTTCTTAGATAGGTCTTGAGGTTGTTCTTGATTGAATCAAAGTCCAGTTCTGTGACTCTGAGTGCTGTGTTTGCTGTAGTCATATCAACGGATTCTCTCTAAGAAAAGGTTTATATTTACTGGTTCATTTCTATTAAGTATGACGAAAACGATTGAGACATTATAGCCATTTTCGGCATCACTAAACTTCACTGATACCTGCTGAATATCGATACGAGGTTCATAGTTCATAGCTATGTTTCTGATAGCATCGGAAATAAGATTAGATACAATCGGTGTAGCATTCTCGAACAATAGCTTGGTTACATTTGAACCAATACCAGGTCTAAATGGTTTCTCATAGAAGTTTGTAAGAACAAGATTACGAAGTGAACGCTTGATAGCATCTTGACCAAACTTACGAACCACATCACCTGTGGCAGGGTGTGCGATGAAGTCTAGATCCAGATCAGAGTAATTGTATTTTCTTGCTGTGATTGCCATATGATTATTTAGATTACCTGTTAGAGGTTAGTTTCGACCGAACTTACCAGCGGCCGATAAGACTGTTTCTGGATCCGGGATAGCAGGTGGTGCAGGCAAGTGAACGAAAGCTACCAGTGGGTCTAATGCTGGTATAGAAGGTAAAGCTGGTATATAGATAGGTCCTATTGTGGCGGGAGCCACATTCTGTAATATTGGAGTTCCCCATAGATTTAAGGCCGCACCCGAATCGATATTGACCACACCTTCGGCTCCGAAAGAAGCTATACCACCAGCCAGAATATCTACAGCACCTGATGCCTCGATACCAATAGCACCTTCACATGAAACGGACACTACACCGACTGCTTCAATCGCTACTGCACCTAGTGCGCCAATAGAAGTTTCAGCACCAGAATTGATAATAACGGCACCTATAGATTCAATAGAGGTTGCACCTTTAGCTTCACTAGAGAAGTAACCTTCGGTTTTCATACTAATAGAGGCCAGTGCTTTCATCATGATGGCACCAGCCTTAGCAACCATACCAATCATCGTCCCTGCCATTATGGCGACACCACCAGTGGTTGCACCAATAGTCATACCAGTCTCGGCTAGAATACTCATAGCACCCTGAGCCTGCTGTGTAATAGAACCTGATACTTTCTCGCTTCTGTTGATAGCTGAGATATCGATATTACCACGAGCGACTGTATTGACATTCTTAGAGGTGAAGTTTATATCACCTTGCGCTGAGAAATTAACATCACCTTGAACAGCCACATTATAATCACCATCAACTCTGAGTGAGGCATCACCATTAACGGTAATATCATGTGCGCCTGTGACTAGCATACGATTCTCACCAAAAACAATATTATACTGACCATTATGTGAGGTGATATTAACTTTACCGTCAGGACCAAATTGTATCATAGAACCGGTGCGGTGTTGCACTGTGACATGCTCTGCACCATTACTATCATCCATCATAAAGAGATGACCAGAACGGGTCTTATGTGAATAATAATTAGGGTATTGACCAGCACCTTCCATCGAACGAGCATCTTCAGGGCCATCCCATGAATCTGGTGTGGTTTTCTTATCTATATCTTCAGCGGTGCTATCTGCGGTTGGTTGAGCGGATGGCCCACCATATTCAATGTTTTTACCATCAAGCTGATAGGTACCAGCTTCAGCCTGATTGCCGTAATACTCTTTTACCTGTGCAATTTCACTCTCAGTAGCCATTATAAACCTTTATGGTATTAGAAACGGGTTTCCACCCGTATTGGTGATAGTATTAATAGTTCCGTGTCGGATAGCCTGAGGTCCAACATTCTGCCTTGCTAGATTGAATAACAGAAAGGCTAGAGATAATGGTGTAAGCCTGTTGATCATCCTGTATATCTTAGCGGCCGAATCACCAAATATCTTCTGACCTGGATATACACTATTAATCAATGATAGAACTTGGAAACCAGCACTGATAGCCTGTCTAGTCTGAGGTGGTAAGTAGCGCATAATAGAACCAGTAGGTGATATCGACACTTTACTGCTTCCATAATGAGTATTCTGAGATTTGATACCATTTTTTAGATTACTGTGGCCAAATAATGTTCTATCATTCTGTAGTCTGCTTAGTGAACGTGTGATATCCGATACGGTTTGAGCTTGTGATAGTAACTGCGTGGCATTGCTAAGATATGTATCTTGATGCACACGACCACCAACATTGAAGCCAGCCTTCTCCATCGTCTCAACTTGCTGAATAAGCAGGCTAATACTACCTAATGCTAGACCAACTTCTCTCGATACCTTCAGGTTTCTCAATGCACCTGTTGACTGTAAGATGCTGAACATCTTACCTAGTGTCATGAATACACCTGGAATTGCACCAAGAATATCGCCTGACATGAGGCTATCAAAACCAGTCTGTGCGGTATTAACACCAGACACACGAGGTAGCACCGAGCCAGACATTGGATATAATGCACCGTGAGTTGGCAAACCCTGCAATAGATTATGATTATGCAACTGACCTTTTTCTACAGCCTTACGAACTCTAACACCACCCACCATAGTTTCTTGAATGGTCGGAGGTATGCGAACATTAATATTGGTGCTGAGAAACATACGAACAAACTGTAATAAGTCTGTATTACCAGCAATCTGATTCTCGCTGAGGTTGGTATCATTAGCCACACCGATGATCTGGCAATAGTTGGAACCAGTGTCTTTCATAGCCACAACTAGAGTACCGGGGTCTAGACCACCTGGAAATTCTTGCTGAGTTGACTTAGTTGGGCTCATCAATCGTGGGCTGAAATTCAAGTGCTGAACATTAACATCTCTACCATGTATTCCGGGAAAATAAACACGAAGATTGCCTGATTCATCACCAGCAGGATCATTATCATGACCACCAACAACGATACCATATACCTGTGAACTACTCGCTGAACTTCTTGGTAACATATTCTACTCCCTTATAACCCAGTAAATCCAATATTGGTCGATACACAATCCATTACAGTTGTTGCATAACCACCAGCCGTATAATGATGAAACATATTTAATATTAGATAATCGCCTGAACCATAATTATATGTCTCATCACCACCATTTCCTTGTAGTAACTGGTCTTTATTATATATCTCGAAACGGATGATCTTGCCAGCATGGAGTGATGCATTGAATGGTACAACCAAGCGTAGTGCGATGCGATCTTTCTCTAGTAGGCCCATTCTAGCCTGCCTCTTTAGCAGGTATTCTTTTGCATAATCGGGGCAGGCATCCATACTCATTGCTGAGTTTTGATTGGTAATAGCATATCTGAATACGCCAGCACCATTACCGCATCCAAATGTGGTGTCACCCATCAAACTGAACGCTTTGAGATTAGGGTCAAACAGTGCTACGGTGCTGATATTACGGCCAGATGCATCGACACCGTTAAGGATATCAGCTAAGATATCAAAATCGCATGGGAAATTATATGTGAGTGCTGAGTGCGGATTCTGATAGGTTGAACCAGTTTCGTTATAGATAAATGTAGCGATAGGGTTACCTGAGCAAAGGCTTGATAATGACCTGAAGTGATGCGTACCGTAGTTTTCATATGTCATATAATGCAAGAATGATGGATCATAACCATCTGCTAGAGCATAATTAGCCTGCTGTTGAATAACCTGAAACGGATGGATATTCTCTGCGATATAATCTCTGGCCGGATCTGAAAATTCAATATCAGGGTTAGTGGCCCCTACGCATGATCCCAATACATGTTGAACAATCTCTGATGGTGTGGTGCATTTCCATGACTTGGACACCAGTGTTTCAGCATCATTAAGCAACGAAGGGTCACATGCACGAATAGTAAATTCTTCTGTAGTATTACTGATCAACCTACGTTTATCAACACGATAAACAGTCTGTATAACATCAATAGTATCTATGAAATTGTAACGCTCTAGAATAGGCCTCTTTATCGATATCGATAAATCAGACTTCTTAAAGTTATCATAGTTCTTAACACGCAAATTCTGTGTGTAGCTTTGCACTCTCACCGAGGTCTGTAACCCTGGAGTTAATAGACTCTCACCCAGCATGACTTCGACAACGCTGAGGTCTTCCATTTCTGCTTCAGTGGCACCGGTAATCTCGATGCCACAATGAGCCATTACCTCATTCCAGTTGGTGGGTTCAGTTAAGCCTGCCAATTACTTCAACCTTCTTAAATAACCTGGAATAGAATTAGTAAGTTTACCAAATTCGGACATAATTGGACCTAGATACTGTTTATGAATAAGTTTAATACTACGCTTAGCCTCATTTCTTTCATTCTCATAGTCATAGCAACTTATAGCACGGCGACCAATGACTTCGGTGATTGTCTTACCATCTAGCGTATAATCAGTAGAGGTTGGTGTGGCTGGTAGATTGACATAGAAATCGTGAGGAACATCGGGGTCTGGGTATAATACTTCGTTAGATGTGAACCCTAGAGATGAAACATTAGCCGCCGGTGAACCAGCCTTTGTATAGTTATATGTAGGCAATGCAACTAAGTAATTACCAACTGTATTGGCTAAGAACATGATATTGTTCGAGCCTGAGAAGTTTACAATCTTGCCGGTGAAAGATGAATTTGCATAGGTTCGATCTGCACTCTGATATACAATATCATTAGGATCTAATGCACCAGTATATGTGGCCACATCAATGATTGTAATAGTCACAGGTGTATAATCAATCTCATACTTATCAAAGAAGAACTCTTGTGTGTTTTCTACCTGACGACCAACAACCTTTTCATAATGATGTATCTGAGCATGTGCATTGGCTGTTGAACCATATTTACTTTCGATGTAATTAACAAAGCTTCTGCGGTCTAGTGGCCAGTCATATTGTGGGTCATATATGTCATTAGCATAGAGAATGAGCCAGTAGGCTTCAGATCCTCCATAATACTTGTGAGCCAAGATTTCGGGTGTATCACCTTCTTGAATCTCATAGCTTTCATATGCAGACACATTATTAATAACATCTCGAAGAAATCCAAAACGGAACATAATATTGGTGACAGCCTGATAATTACCAAGCTTATCACCTGAGATGTTATATGGTATTTTTGGGAACTTATCAAAAAAATTAGACATTAGAAGCCCTGTGCAACGCGCTGTTTATGAACAACTTCGGTTTCTCTGAATGACATGGATAGACGGCAGGCTACTGGATAACCATTACTGAAGGTCGCATACATACCCTGCGGTGCATAATCCACTTCAATTCTTTCTAAGACGCATGTATTGATGCGCGGTATTCTATCGTTTTCTACACCATTATTGAAGAATGTAATATCAAATTCTGCTGGAGGTACATAGAAAGGAATGAGATACTTGCCGAACTCAGCAATAAGACCCTCGAAACTACCGGGTGCCGAGTCTAAAAAATCAACATCTCCTAGATTCGCCTGATTAATAGCCGGTGCCGAGTGAAATTTGAATGTGCGGATGATTCTGTCCATCACATATGACTCTTCTTCTGTGCGAGGAGCCATTAGAAATTCGAATGCAAACTGTCTCTGTAATGTATTAGCAAATAGAACTTCGATACGAGGATTGATTGGATTACCACCCAATTTCAATGCGGAACCAAGAAGGTCACCACTAGCAGAAATAACATTACCAAACCGATCAAACACTTTTCTTGCGTTGCCACCTTCAATCATCGCTTTACCAACCAGACTAGCTGCAAATTTACCAGTGCCGGCAGCAAATTGTGTCAATGAAATATCTTCATATATATTGGTTGATGTGAATGTTAAAGGTGTTGGCATGTGCATTGCAATAGATTCTGCAATACGCATAGTGTATCTCGGTACATTGGCGTTGGCGCCATCGGCACCAAGGTTAGAAAAAAAACTAGCACCTCTTAATTGATCGACCTTAGAAAAATCACCTGTTGTTTTTATAGATGTGAAGTCGGCCGTATCATATGATCCATTTTTAGGTTTACCTTTATTAGGTCCTGTAGAATGAATTGGTACATTGATATTGAACACCACATAGTGTTTGTTTGCATCAGTACCAAGATCGCTTGGGAATACACGGTACTCAAAATCATACTGGTTGGATCTACCTAAGATTGGTGAACTAAGGTTTGGTGCTACGTTATTACCAGCCATCTCAGCGGTTGGCAATGGAACCTGACCAGATCGAGCATATTCTTCTAAAGCATCTAAAATAAGCATTGAAGGGATTTATCCTTTTCTCGTATTATACATATTTATATGGCACACAAAGCATACAAAGGAAGATTCAGCCCAAAGAATCCAGCCAAATACAATGGTGATCCGATGAATATCATCTGGCGATCAACATGGGAACTTAGGGTCATGAGATATTTAGATGAAAACGCTAACGTCCTTGAGTGGTCTAGCGAAGAATTAATCGTGCCTTATATCTCACCAGTTGATGGTATGAAGCATAGATACTTCCCTGACTTTGTGGCTAAGATGCGTAAGCCAGATGGTGGTATCAAGACTGTCGTCATTGAGGTCAAACCAAAGGCACAGACCAAAGAACCTAAAGTGCAGGCCAATAAAACCAGGCGATATATCACAGAGGTCACTACATGGGCTGTGAACCAAGCTAAGTGGCAGTATGCTAGAGATTTTTGTGAGAATAGAGGCTGGGAATTTGCAATTATCACGGAAGACCATCTAGGGATTAAATAAATAGATTATGGCTACAAAAACGCAAAAAACAAAAGAATCTACTGACTGGTTTATAGACAAGGCTCGCTCTGCGGCTGGCTATAGAAAGAACATTATCCATAACGATACTCGTGGTCGTGATCACACCGTTATTGGTAAGATGTATTTCTTTGCATATGATCCGAAGTATAAGGATAAGCTACCAGTATATGATAACTTTCCTTTGGTATTCCCTATTGAGAGATATGGTAATGGTTTCTTAGGATTGAATCTACACTATCTAGCTGAGAGTGAAAGATCATGGTTGTTAGGGCGTCTGTCAAAATTCTCAAATAATGCTATGTTTGACAGATCCACTGTATTGAATCTGACCTATGACCTTCTTCAATCAACCAAGAAACTGTCCAATACCACTCGACCATGCATCAAGCGTTATCTGTTTGACCATTGCTATAGTAAGTTTATTGAGGTGCTACCAGAAGAGTGGGAAAAAGCTATCAATCTACCTGTAGCACAATTTGTTTATAGGAAATAAAGGTTAAAACAAATGGCAATATTTAATTTTGTAAATGTGCATAAAGATTTCAACATGCTTGACTTCAAGTCTGTTTCTGAAAAATTTGGTGGCTTGGCTAAGTCATGTAAATTTGCTGTTCGTATTATACCATCCAGTTCATACTTAGCCCAATATGGTGATATCATAAGAGACCTTATATATCTGTGTGAGGCGGCTGAATATCCAGGTCGTGGTCTGAATACAATGGATGTCCGCTACTACGGTAGCAATTTCAAGGTGCCTTTTCAGACCTCATACGAAGATATGACGCTGACCTTTCTGTGTCGCGCTGAGTCACCTGAGCGTAAGTTCTTTGATGACTGGATGAACCTCATCAATCCAACCACTACATATGACTTTAGCTATCGTGACCAATACTCATGTGAGATTCAGATATTTCAGTATGGTGATGATAATAAAGTTAACTATCAGTTCTCACTACTGGATGCATTTCCAGTGCTAGTTAACCCACAGCAATTAACATGGGCAGATGACCAGTTCCTTAGACTCGGTATCACATTCACATATAACAAATGGGTCAGGCCTCGCATGGATGACTCGACCAATAAGTTGGCTAGTGGCGGTCCCATAAATGTACCTGATATCGTAACATACTATAACAAATACGTTTAATACGTTTTTTAATGAGAGGTTGATTTATAATGCTACCTACGGTCGATGTACCTACCTATGAGTTGAGAATACCATCTAGCGGAAAAGAGATCACGATTAGACCTTTTCTGGTTAAAGAAGAAAAACTACTGTTAATGGCAGCAGAATCTAATGACATTAACGAGATCATCAGAACAACCAAGCAGATCATTAGTAACTGTGTAATTGAAGGTGATGTGGATATAGATAAGCTGCCGTTCTTTGATATTGATTACTTGTTCATTGCATTGAGGGCCAAGTCTATATCAGAATCGGTTGAGATTGGTTTCGCCTGTAAACATGTGGTACCTGAGACAGGTGTTACATGTAATCACGAATTTAATGCGGAGATTGATATCTCCAATGCAGAGATCATTAAACCAGATACACCAATGGTGTTTGAATTAGGTGGTAAGGTCTCTGTCAAGATGAAATACCCTAGCTATTCTATCTTAAAGGTGATTGATGCAAAGGGTAATCCGCTTGAGCGTAAGATCAATGTCATCGTTAACTGTATCGATCAGATTGTCAAGGGTGAGAAGGTCTATTCAACCAAAGACTACACCAAAGAAGATTTGAGAGAGTTCGTCGAGAATCTAACTGAAGAGAACTATAAGAAGCTGGAGAGTTTCACTTCAAACTTCCCATATTTTGCCGTCAATCTAGAAAAGATATGTGGTAAGTGTGGTTATAATCACTCTATCGAATACTCGGATTTCGAAAGTTTTTTTTACTAATGCTTGGTTACGAGAATTTGGAATCTTATTATAAGACCAACTTCGCATTGATGCACCACCACAAATATAGTCTTTCAGACTTGGAAAACATGATACCATGGGAAAGATATATCTATATAAGCCTTCTGAAGGCACATATAGCACAGGTAGAACAACAAATGCGTGATCAAGCCTCAATCAAACAGAATAAGAGAAACTAATGGCTACTAAAAGACTGTCTACGGTATCTGTAGATTATAAGACTATGCTCGGTAAAATGTCCGTTACCGAGAGGCTGAGACTAGCTCAATCACAAGATGGTCTAAACATCTTAGCGAATGTAGATCCTTCTCAGTTGCCTGGTCTATTTCCAAGATACTATCAAGAGAAACTGCCTGACGTTGGTAAGGCTCTGAAGAGTGTTATGTCTGATGAGTTTAAACCATTGAGTCGTCGTGAAGCCAATCAACAGATGAGTGTCGATCAGTTGGATAAATCCGGATCTAAATTTGATCCTTCTACAGGTAAAAAAACTTCAACAGTAGCCGCCAAAGAAAAACTGGCAAATCTTTCCGATGAACAGAAAAAAGTTTACGAAGAATTGAAAAATGGTCAAGTTTCCGCCGACGATCCTCGATTGAAATTCTTAGAGAAGCTATCACCTGAAGATTTGAAGAAGGCTGGTATTGAAAAAATTACAGGTGAAGATGGTAAGTTATCATATAAAGGAACACAGATATCCGAAGCTGAAGTTACCGAAGATTTAAAGAATAGAACAGCAGGCACCAAAGGTGGCACGTTAAAGCAGAACCAGCAAGAGGCTTATGCGGCAGCCAGACAAGAAGGTCTATCTGATAGTGCGGCTAAGATTCTAGTTGCTAACCTATCTGGTGAAGGTCTACATGTACCTCAAGATGTTCACCCCGATCCTTCTGGTAGTAATCCAAATCAGAAAGCTCATGGTATTGCTCAGTGGGATCAAACTCGTGCGGCAAGAATCAAAGAACAGTTTGGTCAATACCCACAAGAGATGACAGTCGCTCAACAGACTAAAGCGGCTATTTGGGAAATGAAGTCTCATTACGGTAAATCATGGCGTGACCTGAACGATGAAAATCTCACCACCGAACAAAGAATGAATACGGTTGTAGGTGACTTCGAAAGACCTAGAGATGTGGCCGGTGGTGTAAGAAACCGTATGGGCCATTTGAAACAAATGTCGGTTCAGGAAGGCACTATTATACCAACAGGTGCTGAACCTACGCAGGAACAAATCACCGCGAGAAAAGGTGAGATGGGTCTAGAACGTGAGAAGAATCTGGCTCTATCCATCCAAAGAAATGAGGGTCAGAAACAAGAATATACTCAGAGAAACAATAATACTGACCCTCAGAGTAGAGAACGTGCAACAACAGGTCAAACCATTTACACCGCTGGTGATAGTATTGGTGTGGGTGTAGGTCAATCAAATAAAACACCGAGTGTGGCTCAAGGTGGTCTAATGTTTACTGACCCTAGAATGGTTCAACAATTAAAGAATGTGCCACAGGGTTCTACAGTCCAACTTTATGCTGGTACCAATGATGCGGCCAGCAATCGACTAGATCCTAAAACCTATGAAGCTAGAATGGCGGAACTCAAACAGATTGCCGAAGAGCGCGGTCTCAATGTAAGTATTCATGGTCCGCACCAATCGAATGGTAAACAATGGTCAGGCAATGTTGGTACTGTTAATCAGCTATTAGGTGATTCAGCTAGAACCAATGGATTCAGATATGTTGACAACTCATCTGTGACAGCCGATGCACAAGACGGTGTTCATATGTCAAAGAGAGCATATCAAGATTTGTATACTCGTGGCATGCCTCAACCAGAACCTCAAACCGGTGAACCTATCCCCGCAATGGCTGAAGGTGGTGAGGCTAATGTCAATGAAGGTGAGATTAAAGCACTACCAATTGGTGCTATGAAGAACGATAACTCGGTCGTTGTAGATAAAGACAGTAAACCACTCTTCACCATGAATACCAAAGAAGAATCTGCTAACTACGATCCAAATACAGGCAAGGTCTCAGTTGATCCTAATGCCAAGAAAGAGAATGTTGATAATAATGCCACTAATAATAATGCCAAAAAAGAAGATGATGGCGGCCAAGAACTGTCACTAGACCAGCAGTCTACCTTTAAACAGTCGCAAGTGCCAATCCCAGAGAGTAGCGGCATGAGTTCTTTTGATACAACCTTAACTCTGACCGATAACATGTTCAAAGACCCTAGCTTCCATCGTGCTATGTCAAGGGCTAGATTTGATATCTCTGGTGATTCCGCATCAGGCAATCACTTCTCATCATCAGCAACAGTATCATAAAAAAAGGGACCCGAAGGTCCCCTTTAATCTTAGACCGCCAATTTACGGAAGGCTTCAAGGTCGTCATCATCTTCAGTAGATGAATTATTCCATGAAGGTTCACTTGCTGCAACCGCCTTAGCGACTGGGGCCGCAACAGGTGCCGCAGGGCGAGTATTACCACAGAAGTCTTGATAGCCACGATCTTCAGCCAAGATTTCATCAAGGCGAGCCTTGAGTTGAGAATATGACTTATAGGCACCACTATCAGTAAACTCCCTCAGAGAATACTCTTTGTTCCAAACACGCTCAAGTTCATCATCATTATCATTCAATGGGTTAACAGCATCAAACAATGACTGATCATAGTTTGGATAACCATCAACAGTCCGAATGCGAAGCTTGAAGTTTGCACCCTTCCATAAATCAAATGGATTGACTGGCTTATCACCTTCGAACTCAGGGTTCATTGCAAGAGTGATCTTATCAAAGATTTTCTTACCGAACTTATAGAGGAAGATTTTGCCTTCGTTTTCGGGGTGCTTAGGGTCAGAGATGACCATAATATTTGAAACATAGTGCAAGCGGCGCTTTTGGGCACGGGCCTGCTTACGAGACCACGAGTTGTCATCATCTGAAAGATTCCAGAGATATGAATTGAACTCACCGAGTGGATCTTTTGTCTTATCACCAAGAGAGGTGAGAGAGTTTTCGATATACCACTTACCGGTTGGGCCTTTGAATCCATGGTCGAAATAACGAACCCAAGGCAGACCATCATCACCATCTACCGCAGGAGTAGGCAGGAAGCGGATGACCGCTGAACCATTGCCTGACTTATCACGTTCGAGTTTCCAAAAGCGGTCATCACCCTTGCTCTCATTTGAGGATGCAGGTGTGTTCAGCTTTTCGATTTCTTTGGTGAGACGGTCGAGGGAGTTTGAGGACTTCTTGAGTGTTGCAAAGTTTGACATAGTATGTTCTCCGTATGTTACAGTGTATATGTTGTATAGTAACAGAACTTTCTCGTTCTGTCAAGTTATTTAGCCTCATTCGGCTTCGCATTTAAGGCTTTCCTTAAATTTCTTTTCTTGCACCGTAATCTCACCATTGGTTCTAGAGTTACAGCACATCCAGCATGAGCAGGCTTTTAAGTTGTTGGCATGCCTACGAACCCATGCTAGTTTCCATTCGTCATTGTTTGTGTATTGGAATACATCATCGGCAACCTTCATGGCCTTTTTGAACTTCTTGGCTTCCGATATACGCCGTTTGGCTCGGCTCTTGTTCTTTTCTGGAAATGTTTTCATTGATCTTATCCTTCAAAATGGATTTCATCTTCTTATCATCACACACTAAGAACGATGTGAATTTTCTGATAAGCATACTCATCCTACCCCAAACAATATCATCTTTTCCATACTTAGCATCATAGGATTCTGTGAGGCCTAGATACTTACTTAGCAGTGCAAAGGTTTCAAGTGACATATCACCCTGCATATACATTCGAATAGGCAGAGCATAGTTGTCGGTAGGCTTGAAAGCCAGTTCAGGTGCTTGTATAAAGAACAACTTATCAAGTTCATTACCAAACATATATCCTAGTGATTGCTTGCGCTTACGATACTCGGTGAAGCGGTCTTTAGCCTCTTCATCTAGAAAGTGACCGATCCATCTCTTATCTGCAATGAATGTGGCGATAAGATAATCGTGCATATCGTTCTCGTCACAAATCCTAGAGAGTCTTTGATAGTGCAATTTATCTTTATTAGACAGGAAGGTTTCTTGTGTAAACCTCACCTTACCTTTATATTTCACAAAGTCATAACTCTCGGTTGTAAAGTGGTTCTTGAGAGCCATGAACATGCAGAATGTATCAAAGGCTGAAAGTCTCATCGGTAATCCAACCTTTATTTAAGAATTTGTCGAAACGCCATGTGCTAGGATAAGGTGCTGTTGGATTAGGTACCAGCTTCTTACTCATTATCGAGTCGTATGTGGATCTTGAGATATAAAGTTTATCATCATGTGGAACATATGAAACACATGCATGTAAGAAGTCGAAGTGAGCAATCAACTCCTGACGAGTTCTATACTTGGTGAAGATGAATTGGTAATCTATATCACCAATACTATGATCGACGATTGCTGTGATGTTCTTGTTCTTGAGATAGTCTAGTTGTTCTTTGGTTCTTATTACACTAAATTTAATTTCATTTGTGTTGAGTTTTTCTGCCACAGCCATATTTTCATCACAGTCTAGAAAAAAGATATCATAGTCTTTAGGTCGTTCGTTGAGAAACATAGAAGCAAAACAACCACCAGCTAATGTATACCTTGGTTGCATACCTCTGAACATCTGTCTAGTGAAGTCGAGATCGGCACAAATTTCTTTGGCTCGACTTTTGACCAGCTTAATGTTAAATTCTTCCATAGAGTTAAACGCTGATGCAGGTTTCATAGGGTCATCATAGGTCTGATAATGTCCACTCATACCGTTTAGTGATGTACCAACACCAGTGTTCGGAGGTGTACCACCTGTACCTGTAGAAGTCCATATGGCGGGACCTACAGTTTTAGTTCGAATCAAGTTGTCAATATCTACAGCCATGTTTTAACCCCAGATAGAAAGTTTCGCAGTATTAGACTTAGGTAAGAAGTTCAGTTCTTCAGCCTCAAGCTTGATCTTAGACTTGAGCGCACCAGAGATTAGTTTGGCGGCTAGTTCAATTTCAAGGCCTGTTTGTTCGCAGTGCAAGACGATAGCTTCCATATATGAAATATCTTTTTCCCATACAAGTTCTTCGATCTCTAATGAAAAGTTGGTGATTTCTTCTTTATTTGCCATGATGTAAAAGGGAGAGGCTTTCACCTCTCCCAATCTCCTTATCCGTTGGATACAAAGTCGTTCAGCTTCTTAGCAAGTTGTGCAATTTCATCCTCATCAATAGTGGGCGTCTTTGGAAAAGCAGGCACAGAATCATTGTTTTTCGTGCAAATTTCACGCTTCGCAAACCAATCTTGTTCAAGACGGTTACGTTCATTGAATGCTTTTTCTGTGAGGATATCTTTAGCGAGGTTCAAGAGTTCTAAACGAATCTCGAATGGTGTTTTTGACATGATAGTCTCCTGTGTTTGTGTGTCAAAGCGCCGCTGTTCCGATTCGAACGGAAGTCCTAGTCTTATCGATCTGTGTTTCCCATCAACACCGACAGCGACATAAAGTGGGCCCGTTCTGTTTCGAGGTGGAACCCATACCCAATGAGATTAAGCCGCTAGGCGTGTCTCAAATGCAAAGTTATCGTTTGCTGCATTTATGTTTTGCCTTGGTCTACTCTGACTTTTACTCGTAGATCGATTCTATTTCGGGCCCATCAAAGATACATAGCCGAGACTTCTACTCAGGTGGCATTAGCTAACTGCCTTAAAAGGTCAACAACCTTCTATGTATCTATGGTGGACCCGCTCGGTACTGCCCCGAGGTCTCTTCCGTATATTATGTCATTATCAACAACCTTAGCATCTATATTTATATCACAAGTGGCCTCTGTTGGCAACCTCAGAGTTTACTCATCTTTTCAATCAACCAAACACAGGCCGCTACGCAGATACCCATTCCAAGCATAGCAATAGCGATGGATCCTGCTCCAGGTCCTACATATTTGTCAAGCATCACTATCAGTGGAAGAAACAGAAACCCGATTACAAAACCACTGAACAATTTCCAAGTCATATTCATGATAATCTCACTCTTTAATTTTAACTCGAAAGCCCATTCCCTCTAAGACTTGCTCACCGGGGAGTTTGATGATACCCCTATCACATAGGTAGTTCACCGTTAACTCAATGCCATCAATCTTACCATGCTTTCTATTCCACAAAGCACAATAACCGAAGAGACATGCGAAGATAGGGATAGCCCAAATTTCAATATACATTAGAATGTTCCTTTTTATAGGCTTCGATTTTATCCATCAGTGAGTCAACATAGTCATTTCGGTTCTTGATAAACTCTTGAGGTTTATCCTCATGATCAACCGATATGATAATCACAATCTGTTCGATCTTGATACCAGTTAGTTCTTCATACATTAGTGAGTAGGCTGTTCCCTGTTCAAAGTAGTTTTCGATCCACGATTCTTTCTTAATCCTCAACGAGGTCTTGAAGTCGATGATTGAAGGCACACCATCATACTCGGCAATCACATCGGTTCGACCAGCCAATCCGAGAGCCTCCGAATACAATGGAGATTCAATATAATGTATCTCGTCGATCTTGTCAATATATGGTCTAGCATCATTGAAGGCCTGTTTCATATCAGGCATAACATCTTCAAAGATGATACGCTTGCTTTCGTTTAGCAGATACTTTTCCATCATGTTATGAAATTTGGTACCACGAAGGCTTGCACGAGTCTTGATACGTTCAGCTTCTTCTAAGCCGACCTTGTCCTGCCACTCGACAAGTTTTTGCTTCTTGAAGTGACCTAGCACGGTGGTGACGGAGGGTAGCTTGTTACCGCTTGGTGCAGTGTAGAACCGCTTACCATCAATGATCTCGTCTGGCAGCGGTTCTAGTTTGACCAAGTTTGTCTTATGACGGAACGTTTTCATATTTCACTTTCTTGATAAAGATATCAACCACTTTCTTCCAACTGAATCGTTCCGCATAATTTCTACAGACCATTCTATCACAATGGACGGCTGTGTCAAGTGCTTTTTGCAAGTCATCATCAACACAGCCAACAGATGGAATGATCACATCTTTTGGTCCCGTTACGTTATATGCGGCTACAGGTGTTCCACAGGCCAGTGCTTCTAGCATAACCAAACCAAAGGTATCTGACTTGCTAGGGAAAACAAACACTTCAGCATTCTGGTAATACCATGCAAGAAACTCACCCGTCATCGAACCTTTGAATTGAACATCAGGATACTTTTTCTTGAGTTCTTTGAGTTGCGGTCCATCACCAACAACGACCTTCACACCATTATACTTGAGATTGAGAAACGCCTCGATGTTCTTCTCTTTAGATACTCGACCAACAAACAACGCAAATTTAGGATCTGCTTTTGGTTGGTTATCATAATCCCAAAACAATTCCGTATCAACACCTCTTGCCCAAGCCATGCAGTTCTTGAAACCTTTCTTCTCAAGGTCAAGACGTAGCGACTCGGTTGCAACAAATATACCTTTACCTGCATTATGAAACCATTTGAAATATGGATAGGTGATACATGTGGGTATGTTAAAGTATGCTTTGAAGTATTCAGGAAACTTTGTGTGATAGCTAGTAGTAAACTTAACTTTTTTTCTCACACACCACTTACGCATTGCATAACCGATAGGACCTTCGGTTGCAATGTGAATAAACTCAGGTTGAATAGAATCGACGACTGTTTGAATCTCTTTTTGATTGGGAAAGGCGAGTCGGAGTTCTGGATAGAATGGGTTTGCGTGTGTTTTGAATGAGTGTGGTGTAACAAATTCAACCTCACCCTTTGCATACTCTTCTATCTTCTTGAGAGTGGTCACCACACCGTTGATATGTGGTGACCATGTATCAGATACAATCAGGATTTTCGACATTTTGTCTCCAATGAATGATTTCAAATCGACCATTACAGTGTTCAACCAATGCGGTGCATGATTCAACCCAATCACCACAATTCATATATTCTATACCATTTATAATATCCATATTAGCCGAATGAATATGCCCGCAGATAATACCATCAACGTGTTTAATTCTAGCGTAATGCGTGAGAGAATGTTCATAGTTACCTATAAAGTTGACAGCTTCTTTAACTCGTTGCTTTGCCCACTTTGATAATGACCAATAAGGTAGTCTAAAGTATGAACGTATCTTATGTACCAGTGTGTTTATGTTTAGTAAGCCAGTATAAGCCCAATCACCGATATGAGAGAGCCAAGACATATTCATAGTAACGAAGTCAAACTTATCGCCATGAATGATGATATACTTTTTACCTAGAACACTTTCATAGATCATCTCATCATGCAGTTCAACAGCACCAAATGAATGCTCTAGAAACTGTCTCATAAACTCATCATGATTTCCAGGAATATAAAAGACCTTCGTACCTTTGCGAGACATACGAAGGATCTTTTGTATTACAGTTGAGTGTTCTTGAGGCCAATACCAGCCTTTCTTTAGTCGCCAACCATCAAAGATATCGCCGACTAAGAAGAGATTTTCGCATTCTACATCTTTTAAGAAGTCTAGTAAAAGTTCAGACTTGGAACCTCTGGTGCCCAAGTGAACATCAGATATGAATACGCTTTTATATCTTTGCATTAGTTGTTGCTTTTTATATGCTCTTTGCCGACCTCGATGTTACGTTCTTTCAATGTCTTACGAAATGCTTTCTCTTGAGTGATGTGCCAAGCCCATTTACCAGCCATGTTAGTGCCTGTGTTTGGACCCACCTCTTCAAAATATTGCTTTAGCTTCTCACGATATTCTTTATCACCAATGTTCATAATCACTCCTTAAACGTAAAGGATGGTCTCTTAGCTTCTGGCTTGTTCTTCTTATATTGCGTTTCACCATATGGGTTTCTTGCATTATAAGCAGTGTTACCGTAGCTAACCTTCTCACCCTTCTTCTCTGTGCCTGTGTAGACCGCAGTGCCTTTACCGGTCGGTGAACGATGAATGAAAGCATCTTGGTTGTGGTGTGTCGAAAGTTCTTTCGCATGTTTTAGCAGTTCAGCACTATCTTCTTTCTTAGAGCCTTTAGCAAAAACATGGATGGAGTTCTCTCTGCCTACTCCGCCACCTTCATCCCACTTGCCTTCAGTCTTGCGAAATCCGTAACCACGGTCTTTCCATTGCTTCTTCAACTCAGCCATTCTAGCACCATTTTCATCAGGTGTCAAGTTATGTCTTTCAGCGGACATGACGATAGAATGACGGCCTTCAGCATCAAGCTTAGTCATACGGGAGAGAGGATTACCTTCTTCTAGGTGTTCCTTTTTCTTCTTCTTGCGGAAGGCCAGCATAGGGTCATCCGCCTGTTCTTTGATATATTCTTTGAATTTTTTCATAGTCCCATTTCCGTTTTCTGGATGATATAGTCCTTGACAACTCCAGAGCGGACGATATCCTCTTTCTGGAACTCAATGTGTCTGAAACTATTTATTTTATGGGTAATCTTCATAAACTGTGTGATGCCTTCTTTTTCATGAGGCTTGTTCAGGTCTGTCTGACGATAGTCACCACAGAAGATGATACGAGAGTTATTGCCCATTCGGGTCATGACTGTATCCAGTTCTGACATGAGCATGTTATTGGTTTCATCCACGATAACAATGGCATTGTTGAATGTCAAACCTCTAAGGAATGATGTGGTTGTAAACTCAACCAGTTTCTTCATCTTCAATATGTCATAGCCATCTCCGCGACCAAATAGATCATCACAAATTTCTTTATATGGTTCTTCATAGACTTTGATCTTATCTTTGATAGAACCTGGAAGAAAACCCATATCTCTAGATGGAACCACAGAACGAATTAGGATGATTCTCTCCGCATCAGAACGGCCGGATAGAATATCTTTCAATGCGAGATATAGAGCGCAGAATGTTTTGCCTGTGCCTGCATAACCATGTAACATTAGATTGTAACCATCGTGATATGCATCAAAGGTGTTCTCTTGGTTAACTGTGAGAGGTTTGATGCTTCTCAATTCAAAATGATTCACTGGACGGTGCTGTTGCTGTGTGTTTGTGTTGATTGGCTTTTTAGGCTTCTTGGACATGGTTGCTCCTTTAAAAGCAAAAGAAGGCGACCTTTCGGTGCACCTTCTTTTGGTATTTCGATTTCTATATTTTGAATTGATCTTACTCAATCAAATCTCTTTTGCTATTTGCCATCTCTTCTCGAATACGTCTTTGTTGGCACCAGGCGCAGAGGCTTTGACCTTACCCAAGACATACTTCTGGAAGTCTGCTGGTGGTTTGGTAACACCGATACCTACTGGATCAACTAAGTTCATACGAAAAGTCTGGTTAACCTCAGGATGTTCTTTGAGGTATGCTTCTAGCTCATTATAGGACATGGTGAGTTCATACTCATCACCTGTCTTTGGATTCTCAAATGAATATACTGGCATTGTTGACCTTATTTATGCAACCTGAGTGTTCAACCAATCAGGCGGATTTCTCTTCGTCCACTTATGTAGGTGAGTTTTGCCTAGCTTATAATAGTTTCGATAGTTCTCAATCGAATCTTTCGATACAAGATACTCGGCTGCCATGGCTGGTGTGACAGGCGTGAAGGCTTTCTTTGAAATGTTCTTAGGTGGATTAAAGAGTTCATTGACCATATCGATGCACTTGTGATCTTTACCGTAGCGAAAACCATACTCAGAGATAAGTGACAGGAAATGGTTGAACAACCATGTGTAGTTCTGGTGGTTCTCTCGGCACCAGACAGCGGAGGGGTGGTTCATATGAGTAGCTTGATAGAGAACATCTTCACGCTCATCCGAAAGTTTCCAACGCCTCACCTTGCGGTATCGAGCAGGCAATGAGCCGTCAACCCACCTCTGTTCAACCGACTCTACTCCGTCTAGGACACGGTGAGCGGTCGATAGAAGCTGTGCAGTCTCAAGGATCATCTTGACCACATGCTTATCGACCATATATTCAGCACATTTCTGAGGGTCATTATCAAGATAGAAGATATTCATTTCCTGTCTCCGATGAGATTCAATAGGCTTGTAAAGATATTAACAAAGTCAAGATATAGATTCAATGCACCTATCACTCCGGACTTCTCTCTTTCTTCGCCGACTGTTTCATAATATGCTTGTTTGATTTGTTGCATATCATAAGCTGTAAATCCAACGAAGATCACTACACCTAATGCACTACATACCATCTGCAATACACTACTTTGTAGAAAGATGTTGACCAATCCAGCAATCACGATACCGATCAATCCCATCATTAGAAACGAACCAAAATTACTAAGGTCACGTTTAGTGGTATACCCCCATATTGCAGTGGTTCCAAATGTGGCTGCACTGATAAAAAATACCTGAGAGATAGATGCCATGGTGAACACGGCAAAGATGCTACTAAGGCTTAGTCCCATCAGGCCTGCAAATATAGCTAGGCATAGTTTAGCTGTGTGAGTTTTCATATCATTGATAAGAAACCCTATGGCGAGTGCCATACCGATAGGTGCCAGCATCACCAGCCACTTGAGGGGGCTTCCCCATATGGCCTGCATCAGTTCTGGGCTGACTCCAACCGCATAGGCGACAATACCACTAATACTTAGTGCCATCGTCATATAATTGAATACAGATAATAGATATTTTCTAAGCCCCGCATCATAGTATTGATAAGGGCTGGTTTCTGTAGCTATCCATGGATTATTCAGCATATCACCACTCCGTTGTAGTTGTTTTACCAGTATACTCATATATGTATGAGAAGTCAACTCCATATGCAGGGCATACCAGCAATTTTTCAGGCATGCCATTCTTATCTTTCTCACCTAGACCTGAATGAACGAAGTATGTATCAGGGAACTTGTCTGGTGTCAGGCGACGAAGGATGTTAGCCTGATCATTGCGAACCTTGCGAAGTTTCTTGATCTCGTCGATAGCCTTACCAATAGCAGGATCCTGCAAGAACGAGTATGCATCCTCAAGGTATTCTAATACGTCAACGTCATCATCTTCTTGACTCATATCTTCCACTCCATGTTCATCCAATCAGTATCAGACTTCATCAACTCGACCATACCCGGTGCCTGCTCACACAGCGAGTTATAGATGCCGAATGCCGTGGCGTTGAACCCATAAGTCTCGGGGCGGCACCAGTATTGTGATCCTGTATGCCCATAGAACACAAAGTGCTTATCGTCTTTCCAGTCAATATTCTTCTCGACACTAGTGATGCCGCTGTTCAAGCGCCATGCACTGCCGTCTAGATACCCACCTGACCACCCAGCGAGGACCTTGTAGCACTCTGGCAATTTCAGCACGACCCAGCAGTCAGGTTGGTAGTAGCTCATTCACCTAACTCCACCTGTAGTTGTACCTTCATCTGCTCCACTAATACGATCATTTCACGGATTCTTATTTCTAAACTATGTATCAAAGCGGCGTTCATGGTGATTAGTTTTTTATTTTGCTCTTGAAGATCCGTAAATTTCTTATCTCTATATGGGATATAGGGGATATAGTCTTGAATAGCATCATTTTCGATCATCATTCACCTCAACGCAAGAAGTCACGAACATCAACATTATCCATCGAGTCCCAATCGGAATCAATCGAGTAAGCCGAGGCGATCTCACCGGTCGAACCAAAAGTCTTGGACACTTCATCTCGCCCAATATCGAACACAGGCTTAGACCGAATAACTTTACCAGTCACAGGCTTCGAAGGCTGAACCCGACCAACCTTGGCAACGGCCTGTTTGACAGGCTTGCTCTTAGGTTGCAAATTGCGGAAATACTCAGCATTGGCTGGCTCGGCGATCAAGGTGTAAGACACAATCTTACGCTCGACCTTGGTGGTATCGAACACGAAACCATCACGGCGAAGAAAGGAGATATATTTTGCGGCATAATCACCAGTTCCAACAAAATCATTGATCTCGGTTGGAGTCACTGGTGTATTAAGTTTGATGGCCGCAAGAGCGCGGAACTCAGGGCGAACGCCGTTCGAAGATTTGACTATTGGCATGTGTATTTTCCTTTGTGTGTGTATCATTGACTATACGGATATTATATATCATTCCGTGGAGAAGTCAAGCGTTTTCTTTGAAGATTTGTTGTGTGGCATATTTGACGGTGCCTTCAGTAGCTTCAGGAATATACATCTGAACGAAGGCAAAAAGATCATTGTCGGTCTTAGCACCAGACAACATCGCTTTGATCACCAACTCCTGGATATCCAACAGATAGTCTTTCATCTTACTCATATCAACGCTCCAAAATATATGGTTTCGACCACTTACCAATGTTAACATCGATATACCAACCAACATCAAAATAGTCGATACTGGCATCACTGTTGTTGTGGTTGCCTTTCATCATGGCTTCAATGACCTCGGTCAAGAAGTTCTTAGCCTTGTCACTGAAGTGTTCACGGAACCAGTAACGGTTCACCTGAATGCAACTGGCAGCAGGGCTACCGTTACGAAAACCACCAGGTTGCTGACCAACGGTCTCATTATAGTTCTGAATGAAATCGATGGGACCAGACTTGATGTTCAACACCAGAGTCGAATAGTTGTCAACCGCGAGAGAACCCTTAATACCATACTTTTTAAGGGCCGCTTTGATAGCAGGCGCAAGGGCCGCTTTCTTTTCTTGATTCATGAATGCCATATCGAATGTCTCCTCATCACTAACTTACAGGAACAATATACACTAACCACGGAAGATTGCAACCAAAATCGGCATAATTCAGATTAGACCTTAGTCTAATGTTGCAGGAATGCCACTATTGTGGTGCTTGCGTTTGTAAAGCTTCTTAGACTTCACAATCCGTTGGTGGAAGGCGCCATTGGAGAGCGCCTTGGCTAGCATGTCACGCCGCTTTATAGACTTCTTTAAGTGACCGTTTCGCCTTGTCACGGGCTATCTCCTCAACTCCAGAAAGGTCGGGCTCAGGAGGAGACACCAGAACTACGTTCCGCGCCCATGCCCATACCACGTCCTTATAGTTACTGTAGGTTTTGCCATTCTTGGCAACCACATTATGCTTATCTTCACTGGTAGCAATCCCAAGCTTGGTGGCTAGCACCGAGCGGTAACCCATGCCATACGGGCGTTCAATCTGAACCACGACCTTACCAGACACGCCTTTGTTGTCGCGGCCAGCAACGACCTTCACAACGGATTCAGTCTTGATGGCCAGTGCTTCCGCTTTGGCTTGCTCGACCAAAGCCTCGACCGCATGTTTGTAATAGAAGTTCTCTACAGCGGCCAGAACCTCTGGAGTCGCATCCACAGTGGCGGAATCAACCCAAATTTCAGTCTTGACGAACTCGCCGTCCCAATACTTGGCATGTAGGGTAGAAGCCCATTCATCGGACATGACCTGAACATAGTCATAGTAGACCTTGAGGGTGGTACCAACCGCAGAGGTGACGGCGGTCGAAACTGATTCGCTACCTTGGTAGCTGTGGGTTGTCTTAGTGATGCTCATAACAAAATCTCCGTTCTCAACTTATGCTGTAAATATAGCACGGTTAGGAACGGAGGTCAAGTATTATTTTCGCATATCAACCATGCACGGAATGCATGACTAGGCTTTTTGAAAGAAATCGTCTACTTCGTCGTAATCGGTGCTATGATCCGTCCAAACTTTCGTCCAGTTTTTAACGGGCCGTCTACGTTCGTCAGGTACGAGATGTATTTTCTTTTTTCTCGACCTCTCATGACGGTTACCCAAAATGTCATCGACTTCAATGTCATCTTCTTCACGAGGATTCACCTTTACCGGTTTCATTTATTGACCCTATTGCAGAGGAATTAAATCTGGAAAAGCTTCTGTTACGATACGATAATCCAAGTTCTTCACTCTCAGGTCTTTCAATAACATGTTCATAAAGACTTCAGCCTCACGCTTTTCTAATGATTCGAGAATCTGAATGAGAAGCTTTTCTTTTCTATCATATGTTAAGGTTGGTTCTACTCTCGGATTACCATCCTCGAAGAGATATGCCCGACCTAGTTCTTGAGTGATCGAAGTGTAACTTAGCCCGATAGGTGCATCGGAAGGTTTGTAATATGGAACACGTTCAATCACAAATCGAACGTTTGGATCGAAGGCACCTCGAAGGACGTTCTTCAGTGCCCAGCTTTCGTTGAATCGCAGGACACATAACTTATCATAATCACTCTCAGCTTTTTCAAACTCTTCGAAGATTTCATATAAATTTTTAGTTGACATGATTAAAACTCATCTATTACCTCGATTAGGTTTTTCAACCTGTTTTCAATGAAGTATGTTAGCATCTTTTGCTTGTTAGCTGGTTTGATGCTATCATACAAGACCGCGATTTGTATCTTGATCTCTTCTGGTATATAGTCTAAATCTACCAACATCTGGTTACGCCTATAGCCACGCATCATAATATCCGTAGTGCAGAACTCTTTTGGATCGGCATCAATCCATTCAGTCAACTTCTTCTTGCTGATAACCTTCTGTCGCTCACCAGCCACAAAGGTATTATCAGGTGACAGGAAGTTTGGAATGCCATCACCACGATCACCGCGAATGATATGCTCACGGATGTATTGCTGTGGATCTTCAGTCTTTACAAACCGCTTGAGTATCGGGCTGTATTGCGAGACGTTAGGATATTTCTGAAGCTGAACAAAGTCCTTATCTGAGGACAGAATGAGAATTTCTTGATGTGGTGCAAGACGAGCCGTCAACACACCGATCACATCATCGGCCTCAGCACCTTCCACTTCGATAACACGATATGGAAAGTTCTCTTTCAGTTCATCACGAATCTTATTGAGAGTTTCGAAGATCAAGTGCCAGTCAAACTCAGACTTCTCACGATCTTTCTTGCGATGAGCTTTATAGAATGGAAATACGTCACGGCGCCAATACTTCTTGCTATCACAGGCTACAACAATCTCACCATACTTGGATCGAAACTGTCTAGAGTATGAACGCAAGCTATTCAGAACCATATGTCGGATCAGATTCTCATCTAACTTCACTTTTGGATTTGAGTTAATCTGTTGCATCAGGTTAGATATAAGTACCTGATTTAGATCGATCAAGATTGTCATAATGTTTCCTTCATGCTATACTTATTATATAGCAATTAATCTTTACTGTCAACCTCATCAGAGTCTATTATCTCACCTGTTATACGATTGATCAACTTGACGTTATCATCGATGAACTCATGTAGTTGGTGTGGAATACCCAATGAACGATATACGGTTGCACGGATTGCATCAACGGTCAGACTGAAATCTTTGATGAATGTTTCTTCTTGAGTATCGAGGCCGAAGTTATCGAGGCCTTCGAGTAGATTATCGATCATCGTTTCAACGACCGAATCTGCAAAACTGGCAAGTGCTTTTTCTTTGGCTTTTTCTATAAGTTCTATGTTCACAGGCGCATCACGGAATATCTTATTCTTCGGAAACTCGACTATGTTTTTCATTTAATCACCCTTACAAGTACCGTATCCTTATTTATGCGGCCGGTCGCTTGTTTAGGTGTGGTTGTGAGAGAATCCATATATTTACGGAGATTGACCTTACCAGCATCAATCAACTGTTTGACCTGTGTCGAAGGTTTACGCAGACGTTTGCTAATAGAGGTCTTTTCATCAAAACCAATCAGTGTTGACCCCTTAACACCTAGACCAGCAGGCCCCATCGCATTATAGACGGTGACCGTTTTTGTTTTCACATTATAGACCCATAGCTGTTCACTCTTAATGATCTCGACAGGTTTGATGCTGGTGAGAGCCATCTCGGCAAATGCAGTGAGATATTGTAACTTCTCGACAGCCTTCGAAGCAGGCACTTCTTTCTTCTTACGAGGCTTGCGTGTAGCCTTGGCAATCTCAGCTTGGAAATCAGCCTGTGCAATGATCTCTTTCAGTGTTTCGAGATATGTCTTGAGAGCAGGTTTTTTCCAGAGAGAATATGCTTCTTTCAGTTGTGCATCTTTACCTTGCATAGCATCGAACACCTCAGCATATAGAGGCCTGTAATAGTCTGCAATCTTAGAGGCTACTTGTGGTTTGATACCCTTGGCAATGAACCACTTCTTAACTTCGAAGGTATCTTTGGTGTTGATCAGAAACTTATCGAGTTCAGCTTCGATATCGCCGATCAGGTCGGCCGCTTTGTTTGCAATACGATCTTGAATCGATACAACGTTCTTGACCGGTTCGACTTGTGTATCATCAACCTGTTCAGTCTTGTTCGAACACAGTTTATCAACCTTTTGCAACATGACGGTTTCAACACCGTCAGGCAACTGACCTTTGTTTGAAAGAATGCGGCAACTCCAACCAATAGAATTGAAGTGCCAATTTTCATTCTGTGAAAGGCGCTTCAACTTATCTTTATTGAATTTGATTTGCTTCAGATATGCAAGAGCGAAGTCTTTGGCATCTTCGGAATTATAGAAATAGTTATACCAGTTATAGGCATTAGCCAAATCTAACTGTGTGCAACCTTCGATCAGAACGGGTTCTGAACCAAGATATTTCTCATCAAGAAACTTACCACGAGACTTCTGAACCGCTTTAGCCACTTTACTCTTCCTTGTTGAACTTCAAATCGGAGAAATCGGAAATCAAACATATTCCGTATTCAAGATAATCATAATTATAACTGAGTTCTTCAGCAAAGTCAAGTGCCATATCCACATTCGTAAAAACAACAGATTCATCGAAGAAGGCGTGAATCATCTCTTCATTAGGATCCCAATGTAGAGTGTCATCATTAAACTTTCCGTAGATGTTATCAATTCCGAGGGCATAGGCCACTCGGAACTCAGGACCGTAAGTCTGTAAAACATAGACTCCATTATCAGCACTCATCCAAGTACCACATTCTTAACGGAGTCAACGCGGAACGACCGCCAACCGCCTTGATCAAGGTCCCAGACAGCCAGAACAGTATCAGGAGTTGTGCGCTGAGAGGCATCACCTTCTTCACGCAAGAGTTGCTTTGGTAACATATCAGACTGAAGAGTGCAACGCATCTCGCGGAGAGTACCATCGACCTTTTCGAAGGTCACAGTAGCCACACCACTCTCAAGGGTTTCTTTCAGTTTATAACGATCCATCATTGTGTATCACCTTTATAATAAAAATACAGGTTAGTATACAACATCTAGGTGTAACCTGCAACCACCTATAAGAAACTTATTGCTGTGCGCCCATAACGCCATGCATCTCAAAGTATGCGGCTAGGTCTTCATAACCACCAATGCGGCTACCAAACTTGAAAACTTGAGGTACCGTTAAGGGTAGACTTAAGGGTAGACGAGCCTGTAACTCTTCTTTGTTATAGTCCTCATCCAGCTTCAATTCTTTATATGGGATGCTGAGGCTTTTCATCAAAGCTTTAACTTTGATACACCAGTCACAGTTTTCTTTAGTGTAGATCGTATACATCAAATCACCTTCATCTTTTTTAATTTTGCTATTGTGTTTCTGGCTGAAGTGTGAGTAATCCAGATACCACCCATCTGAGCCCAGAGGTGTTCATACTTCACAGTATCATCGATCAGTATATCACCAGCCTTACCATATGTATTCTTATCTTTGGCGAGACAAACAATCATTGGCAGGTCAGGAAAATACTTCTTACCCCAGTTCATCTTTTGCTGAGTCGACCATGCACCAACCGGTCGACCTGTAAGAATGGTTGGCTTCAGGTGCTTAACCGCGTTCACCAAGTCGTGTGCATCAGACATTGGTTCGAGGTTGTAATAGAAATCTGGTGCGGCATAGATTTGCTTCCAGAACTCTTTCTTGCCATGTTTTTCTTCATACTTCGTAGGATCCATACCAAGAACTTTGGTAGCACCTTTCTTGAAGTCTGCTAGAACACCATCACAGTCTAAGAATATTTGCATTTAAATTTCCACAATCTTAGGTTTGTATTCCATGTACCACGGTTTTTCATGACGATAACCACGAGGGTGGCAGATAACACGAGTGCTACCGATCATATAGTCAAATTCATCATGAGTGTGACCGTGAATCCACAGCTTAGGTGGACTAGACATATTTAGTATCATATCTGTGTAGTCGGTGTGAAATGCGGGATTCAAAGGATCATCTTTATAATGACCGGCCACAGACAACACCGAGGGGCAGTGGTGACTCACAATGATATCAGCACCACTGTTAAACAAGAAGTCTCGATGCATTACATGAGCCTCCTGCATATTCTCTGGTGTGATACCATCGATATATGTAGTGTCGATCAAACCATTCTTATAGACAAGCCAATCACTAGGATTAGATACATCAGTCCAAAGAGTCGCACCTGCAATCTTGATATCACCGACTTGACGCATACTCATATAATCAACTGGATGTTCTGGAAATGTATCATGATAATAATCATGGTTACCCATCACAGAGAACATATATTTTTGATGCTTCTCCGTGAACGCTTGTCGAATATGTATATTATCTGACACATCACCTGCATTGATATAGAACACACCATCTTCAGGTTCAAACTCATATGGATTCGTCGTATGCAGATGCAGATCAGAGAAAATACCAAGCTTCATATCTTACGCCCCAGTGTTGTTGGATCTTCATTGTCAGTGATATACATTATTCCACCTTTATTCCACAAAGGTGCAGTCTTTGTTTTCTTACGTTCAATCTCTTTAGCTGTAGCGACAGTCTCAGATCGATCACGTTTCCACTTGTAGTCATCGACCGACCGCTTATAGCCACCATCAAAATGAAGATTGTCAGAGGTGGATGCACCTCGACTCTCTACGGATAGATCAGGCATGTTATATGACCGATCTACGTTCTTGCGTTTACCAAAAAAGCCTACAGACTCAAGGAACTTCTGGTGCTCGACCTGAGCCTGTAGGAAGCGTTTAGACTTCGACCGCTTTTTGCGACCTGAACTTTGCCGTGTGTAAATCAACATCTAACTATTCTATCACATTTACAGGATTTGGCAACTATTTTAGTACCATGTCGATTTTTTGGTGAGACGAACATCATCTCTCAGTTTGATTTCCATATCTTCATCAGATAATTCTTCATACCAATCGACAACCTGCTTTACCACCATGACGTAATATTCAACATCGCGCAGCCGGTAACCGCATAACTCATGGGCTAACTTACGATAAATCTGCAAACGCCTGTTCTCTCGTTTGAGTTTGGTGATTTCATCCATCATTTAACTCCTCTCTATCATATCGATAGTTTCTTCAAGCCACTTAACATCGCTCGATGCGGCCTTATGGAAAGCCAACCAATGACCAGACGCATAGTCATGGATATTCAACCACTCTGGATATTCTAATTCGGTGATTGAGCGGCAGAACTCCAGCCGCTCATACAACCTATCTTTCAGATCACTTAGTGCCTTCTGTGGTTCCTTCGACAGGAACTCCTTCGTCTGTGTCGTCATCATATTCCTCATCTTCCTGTCGCCATTCGAGCCAAGCTTCGTATTCACCTTCGAGCATCTCTAGAACATCAGGATTAAAGATGTTCTCACGCCAGTTCTCATCTTCGAAGTCATAGTCATAATGATCTTCACCACCTTCACTTGACCATGAACCGGCAAAGCACATTCCAGTTTCGATATAGGTAGCATCAACATCAAAGCCCTGCTCGGTCAGTTTCTCATAGAAACCAATTGGAGCTGACCATGCAGTATCAAAGAAACCCATACCAGACTTGTTATCTTCTTCGAGATTGAAGTCGCCATCGGTTACATCCCACTTGGTTCCCCAATTCTCTATGCACCAACCATATTCCCATTCACCGTTAGGATATGGAACGAAAGTCTCAAACAGCTTGTTTTCTTTGATAGGGCTGCAAAC